ACCTTAAACGAAAAATACCAGTTTTAAAACCGTAGGCTATTCATGAATCGTATTATCTCAATTTCCGGTGCCCAGGGCGTAGGCAAGACCTCAATTATTACGGCTATCTTTGCGGACGGCGGAACGGTGGTCACCCCTTCCGCATCCAACATCGCGGCATCCATGCAATTTAGATCCCCGGCAGAAAAGCAGGAATTTATCGTATCTACCATGGAGAGCCAGCTCAATCAGGCACTTGCAATCGACGCCCCGATTTATTTGGACAGGTCCGCCCTGGATTGTTATTCCTATATGGCATTGGACAACAGCGTGCCTGCGGATATCAAGGCTGCCTTTGAAAAACGCCTTCGTAAGATGGCATCCTACATTAATTATGCGTTTATCCCGAAGCCCGGCGAGTTTGCAATCGCGGCAAATGGGATTCGTTCGACGGACGCGGATTATCAGCAGAGATGGCATGCGGCCTTGATTACATTCGCAAAAGAATGTAATGTTCCATATAAGGAACTCACCGGGTCCGTTCAGGATCGCGTGAAAATTATTAAAACCACCCTTTCCAAGGAGTTGAAACTATGAATCCGAAAATGAGTGCAGTAATTGACATAATCGCCAAGCGCAAGAAGGCGCGTGAACTTGCCGCCCGCAAAAAGCGCAAGGCAGCTACCGCACCGAAACAGCCAGTCGCATCTAGTCAACCCGCCGACATCAAACCGGTTGAAACGCCGGTTGCGGCCGAAGAACCTGTTGAAGTTGAAGCGCCGGTTGAAGTTGAAGCCCCGGTTGAAATTCCGACGCCGGAAGTGGCTGCCCCAACTACATCCAAGAAGAAATACAAAAGCAAGAAGAAAACGGCAGAAATGACGGAGGGCGGTGTTGCTCCTTAATGTGGCAGCCATTGCAGCGGCGGGCGTGAATGTGCTTTTGCTTATTGCAATCTACAATAAGCTACGGCGCATATCGCGTTATTTTTATATTCCGAAGACATCTGTCCCCGGGGAAGGCGGCAAGCACTTCCATGCCAAAATGCCGGGATATCTTCCGAGGAAAGGTCATAATAGATGGTAGATTCGAATCTTGATATTGTCCTTCCATATGTGGACTCCTCCGACCGAGAATGGCAGGAACGGTTCCTTGCAACGCGCAAGAAGCGGTTTACCACTCAAAAGGCGCGTGAATTATTCTTGAAGCTATTTTCGAATCGCTATGCGTCCTATGGCATGTTCCGCTATTGGTGGCGCGGGTATGAAAAGTTCGGCCCGCCTGGAACGGTGCATTTAATAGTACAGTCCGAATCGCAAATTCCGGAGTGGCTAGATAGGTCGCATCCCCGCCTCAAGATCCATTATCACGCGGATTTCATGCCGGAGTGGGCAACTCCGAGCTATAATAGCTCCTGCATCGAGCTGTGTTTCCTTCATAAGCATGCATCCGAGTTGTCTCCATTTTTCTTGATGATGAATGATGACTTCTATTTCAACGCGCCTTGCACCTTTGATAATTTCGTCGAAGGCGACCAGCCATTAACGTGGATGGAAATACGTGAATCGAGATTCCAGCCTACATGCCTTTTCCGCTCCATCGTATGCAATAACTTTGACTTGGTGTCCAAGATTGTGGGGAAACAGTGCCCGCATTATACCCATAACCATTTGGCAGTGTGCTATAAACGTGATGCGATCATTCCGGCACTCAATACATTTTGGCCTACCATAGAGCCGACCTTGACGAAATTCAGGGATGAAAAGAATTATAACCATTGGATTCTCCGCTATTGGCAGGACTTTACCGGGATATCCAAGCATGCGGAGCGATTCCCCCATAAAGGATATATCGAGATGCCCGATGCCACCCCGGAAAAGATAGATGCGTTGCGCGACAAATGCGTGGTATGCTTCAATGATACTAACGGCAAATTTGCGCCCGCGGTCAAGCTTTATCTTGAACATCATTTTGCGGAGAGGTCCTCGTTTGAAGTGGGGTGAGGAAATATCGCTTATTCCGGCGGAGCCTCGCGGGCCAAGTCCTTCGGTGGCGAAACCGCCTCCAAAGTGTATAATATGTAAAGAGCGCCGTACCTATCGGACTATTGGGGGCCACCCAATATGCAGCTATTGCGAAGCCGCAGGGAAGGCGGATAAATATAAGAGGAAATGGTAATATGCCTGTTATCTACGCCCCGAAAGATAAAATTTATTTCCGGTCGAATCCCGCAAATGAGCGAGAGCTCCAATGGGCTTCGCATTTAAGCAGCCATACCGTGTGGCAGCATTCGTATACTTGCAAGGATCCTATTTTGGGCCTTGAAGTGGATGACGCAACGGGACATGCCGTCATCATTACTCACAAGGGGTCCCATCGCGATTACTTCATCAGTTCAGGCGCAAAGGCGTTCAACAAACTGGCACTCCCTAGCGGTAGTCGAATTGCCATCGCCTACAAATTCTAAATTATGGTATTAATTTCTCACGAGGTTCCCAAAGACCTCCTTATCCAATCGCGTAGTTTCAATGATTATGACTACGCATTCGCCCACCTTTGCAACGACCCGGACTTTCATTTCTTCTATAAGGGGAGCGGGGATCTCGGCCGCAAGGTGCTTCTCGACAATAGCGCATTTGAACTTGGCGCCGGAATCTTCGATACGTTTGGCGATATCGTTGCGGATATGCGCCCGACTTGGTACGTGATACCGGACGTGCGCCACAATGGCGCTGAAACCATTGAGTCCTACAAGAAGTTTGTGGAAACATTCCCCGACCTTCCCGGTATCGGCATCTGTGCCATCCAAGGCGAAACATTCGATGAACTTGTCGATTGCTACAAGTTCATGATTGAGAAGACCGAGAAGATAGCCATCCCGTTTGACTCCCATGGCTATGATCAAAGCCTTATGCCGTGGGAGCGTAGGCCTGCATTCCTTGAGAAGCTATCGCAGCTGCCGTGTTGGAAAGAAAATCCGATGCACCTGTTCGGCACATATGCGGCACGCGAGTTTCTGTCACCGGTCTATCGCCACGTTAAATTCGAAACGGTGGATACGTCAAATCCGGTCACGGCAGCGGCGGAAGGCTGGCGCTATTCCGAAACTGGCGTTGATAAGAAGAGCAACATCCGTCTTATGATGGATACCCCGCCAAAAATTGATCCGGAGCTGCTGTATTATAACGTGCGCATGTTCCGCAAGATCATGGAGCGCAACTGTATTTGATACCTGATTTATTAGACTACATTAGGCCGCGAAAGCGGCCTTCCGTATATTCTATAAAAGGAGCTATTTATGTTATATCAAAAATACCGCCCGACTACAATTAACGAAATGGTCGGGAATGAAAAGACCCTCGCCGCATTTGAACGTCATTTTTCCAATGAAATTCATTCGCATGTCCACTGCCTGATAGGCCCACGCGGGGCGGGAAAGACATCCACCGCACGCATTGCGGCAAGTATGCTCGGCGCGGATGGACTCAGCATCACTGAAGTGAATTGCGGCACAGAGCGTGGAATTGCATCCATGAAGGATGTAATTGACCTCGCCGCATATCGACCGCCTACGGGAAAGGCTCGTGTTATTATTCTTGACGAGGCACATTCCCTACTTGGCCCAGGGAAAAAGGCATTATTGAAGCCGACCGAGGATGTTCCACCGTTTACCTATTGGTTTTTCTGTACTACTGATCCGGATACATTGTTTTCCGGTGATGCCGGCGCCGCCTTGAAGTCCCGCATGACATTTTGGAAGTTGAAGGCATTGTCGAAACCGGACATCACTAAACTTGTCACGGAAATTGCCCAAAAAGAACATATCCAGTTATCCGCAGCGGCGTTGGCCTCGATTGTTGACGGTTGTAACGGAATACCACGCGAAGCACTTGTATTGCTGGAGCAGGCGATCACCGGGGATCCCATGGTTGCGGAAGAAAGCAAGAAAGAGACTGTGGTCATCGACTTTTGCCGTGCCTTATATAAATCGGTAGGCGTGCCGGGCGCGTGGCCTACCCTCGGCGCCCAACTTACCAACCTGAAAAAGCAGGGCGTGATGATGGAAGCAATTCGCCATACGGCACTCGCGTATGCAACTACCACACTCATAGCGCGATCGGATGTGGCATGCCTACGCCTCATTGAACACCTTAGCGAACCGGTCTATGACCAAGGCGAAGCGTTCCCGAAAATGGCGGCGCAGGTATTCAAGCTTTGCCACTTGAAACCGGACCAGTTGCAGGTTTAACACAAAGGCGCCACGCGCCTTTTTCCGTATATTAAATAAACCCAAATTGGAGTTTTTATGATTATCAATCCTGATAAGATTTTGGAAAACAAGCACATCATTCCCGCCGAAGGTACCAAGAAGCAACAATGCGGAGTAGACGTTACCATCAAGGAATCCTGCGAAATTCCCGCACATGGATTTTTGAACATTGAAATCGCCGAAAAGATTTCTGTACCCTCCAATGCGGCCGCGATGCTTTGCGTTCGCAGCTCGTTGTCCCGAAAGGGCATCTTTATCTCTTCCGGACTTTATGATCCGGGCTTCTCCGGCGCCTCGGGATGCACCATTTACAATATGGGCAATGAATCGGTGAAGTTTGATGCGGGCGATCGTATTGCGCAGATGATTTTCTTTGAATGTGACCCCGCATCACAATACACCGGAAAATATCAAGGCAATGCCAGCAAGGAATCCCAGGGATGGAAATAACCCAAATCAATCCATTGGTTGACGGCGAACGGCGCCTCATCGCCAACCTTGTCATGTCCACCCCATTGCTTTCCGCCTGCATGGAAATGGGCAAGCCGGAGCTTTTTAGCGAAGGCGTATGCCGTAATGTGGCTACATGGCTGTGGGAGTTCTTTCAGGTGCACCATGCGGCGCCGCAGCGTGCAATCGAGGACATTTTCCTCTTCAAGGCACAATCCATGCGCAAGGAGGATGCCGAAGGGGTTGGCCTTTTCTTAAAAAGCATTAGCGACGATTGGCAGCCGACCAACCTCGATCTTATTAAGTCGCAGGCGTTGGACTTTTTTAGGGTCAGCGCCTTGCGTAAATTGCGTGACGATATAGATCGCGCCTTGCTGATTCGGGATGCCGCCCGCGGCGAGGCCGTGGTCGCCCAATACGCGGCGCCTGCGCCGATCCATAGTTCTACCGTTGCAATGTTCTCGCCTAAGTCGGCAGGCATCGTGGCAAGCGCATTCAACGAAGAAACGGAGACCCTCCTTACATTTGAAGGCGATGCCGGAAAGGTGCTGGGCTCGTTTGCCCGCGAGGACTTTGTCGCATTGGGCGCCCCGCCTAAACGCGGCAAGTCATGGTGGCTCCTAAAACTTGGGACGGAAAGCGCCAAGCGTGGACTGCGCGTGCTTGTGCTTTCGCTCGAAATGAAGGAATCGCAGGTTTTACGCCGTATTTGGCAACAGCTTACCGGATCTACCCGCAATGGCCAATCCGCCGAATATAGCGCGTTTATGGAGATTACGCCGGGGCGTTATACCATTGTGCCGGGGCAAACTCTTTCCCGTACACCAATATTGGAAGAGGCGGAAATTGCCAAGACGATGGGCAACTACGCGATGTATTATCGCGGCGACCTTAGGGTGCGCACATATCCGTCAAACTCCTTGACTATTGCCCGCTTAAAGGAAGATTTGGATTCGCTGCAACTATATGAACATTTTGTCCCGGACGTTATCGTTCTTGACTATGCGGACATTATGCGCCACACGTCGGCGGCAAAGGAAATGCGAGACCGTATCAATGATACATGGGTGTCATTGCGTGGATTGGCGTCCGAGCGCAAATGCCTTTTGATCACCGCAACGCAAACCGGGCGTGCAACCGTTGGCGGACAAAAGGATGCGGATGAGGCGGACGTGGCGGAAGATATCCGCAAGGTTGCCCACGTCACCAAGATGATTATGATCAATCAAACTGCGACCGAGCGAGAACAGGGTTTGTATAGACTATCATGCAATACTACCCGTGATGAGCCGGTAGCGCCATCGCAGTTGCTTTGCACATCCTGCCTTGCCATTGGCGAGCCCATGATGGAGGCGCATATGATTGCGAATGTGGATATTCAGGCGGAAAACGATGAAGACGAGCCGCAAAGAACACCAACACGCGGTAGACGCGGAGGATTCAAACTGTGATTATTGAAGCAAAAGAATTAAAGGACGCCGTAAGCAAATGCTCCGCCGGTGTAGATGCCGGAACAGGGCTATTGCAGGCCGGAAAACTTATTTTCGTCCCCGGATACATTATGGGGTGCGGCACCAGTATCAACGTGAGGGTTCCATGCCCATCCGTCGATTTCGCCTTTATGGTCGACAAGGCCGCGATTGACAAGATCCTTTCAAAGGCAACGGGGAATATTACCATTACGGGCGACGCCTCCGGGATTATGGTTAAACATGGCCGCTCCCGTTTAACGCTCCCGTATGCCGAGGTTCCTTCAACCCTTCCGGCCTTTCCGGATGAATTGCAGCCGGCACCCGCAGATTTTATTAACAAGATAGGGGCGGTTGCCTTCCCGAACAAGTCAGGATACGCGGGGGTTGCGTGGGATAGCGAAATCTATTCGGGGCTTATTGCAACCGATTCCATCCGAATTGTCACGGCGACATGCGATGGGTTGCCCGGCGGGGCATGGATCCCGGACGCTGCGGTTCATGCCTTGTCCAAGGCAGGCAAGGTGGCGACCCATGTGTTGAATGATATGCCATATATTCATGTTCAATATGATGATGGCACTATATGCTCCGTGCTCTATCGCGCCATCAATGACTTTCCGATGGGTCCGCTGTGCGATTATATCCATGCATCACAGGATGCCCCCGTTACCGCAACGGCGACATTCAATGAGGAGGTGCTTGGCGCCATCAGGGAGGCGGAAGGCTTTACCGATGCGTTCTCGAAACAGATGCCGGTGCATATTACATTTGCCCCGGGGACTATTTCCGTCAACGCCGAAAATTCCAGTGGCACATTCTGCGGGGAAGCATCTTGGGATGGCGAATATACCGGAAGCTTTACCGTCGATGCCAGCCCGTTCCGCCTAATGAAGGCAGGCATTCAGGCGTCCGTAAAGAATATCGGAGATTCCGGAATCCTTCTTTCACTGGAAAGCGCCGGGACAACCGTTCTTCTTTCGCCGGACGTTTAGCGGCATAATTGTGCGTTATGCCACTAAATTTCTTAGATTTAATGGCATAACGTAAAGAGGTATCTATGATTAATAATCCGGAAGCAGGCATACGCACCAATTACCAGCTTAATGACACAGTCCCCCCGAAAAACATGAATGCGATCACGCAGTCCATACAATATGATTATGTGGTCACTGCCGATATGCTTGCAGGGAAATCCGGCAATGTTGATGTTGATGCCTTGCTTGGCGTAAATAAAATTCACGGAATAGCGAGCGGCGAATTTCACGTGCTCATCAACGCGGTGGTCCCCGATACTATCACTCTTGTATTTCCGGATAGCAGCGTAGGCGAGGCGTCCGGGAATCTCCGGATCCATGTACATACGATTGCCCCGTTCCATGCCGTTATCGGAGCGAATGGCTCGCCGTTCTTCCATTTCTATTTTCATACGCATGGCCCCGCCGAGGCGGTTACAATCGAAAGCATGGCGGCAAAGGATGTTAGCGTTGGCGCGTTCATTATGGCAACCGCCCAAACACTTGGCGGCGGCCAATCCTTTACATATGAATCCACCCTCGATAAGATCCCGGTTGTGCCATCCGGCGTTACCGCAACGGTGCGGCGCACCTCATGGATGAGCAATGCTACCGGTGGCGGCACCCACGCAATCGTTGCCCTTCTTGATTATTCAAGAATTGGGCCGGTCGATGGCCTTCCAACGCTGGAATGGCCGCTGTATGGGCTATATACTTATGGAAATACGGTTGGCGCTGTCATGGCGGAGCATCTATTCCCGGCATCGCCGGCCCCTGGCAAAAAAGAGGATGGGTATCTCGTTCCGCGTGCCAAGCCGGCATATAATGGAGACTGGCTCCCATCCAGCCTAATCAATGGAGACACCGCATTGGTTTTCCGTGAACCGGATGGCACTTTTGCGTCCAATTCATATATTCATGATAACACGACATGCGGATTCGTACTGGCTGACTCCTTTATTGGGTGCGAACCCCGAGGCGCCTCAAGCTTAAACGCAATTAAGATCGGGCCGAAAGTCACGCAGTTGGATATGTATATCACCTGTGGGTTTGTCTTAGGTGACACCGGCTTGCGCGTTCCCCAAGGGAGTGACGTTATATATACCATGGATGTTTCCGCCATGGAAGAAGGCCAAGTTATTGAATTGAACATGCATATTGTATCATTCCCTCCGGCAAAGCAGGCACTCCACAGTGACTTGGGCCTTGAGCATTTTGTCGGGGAATGGGATGCCGCCGCCACATATGCGTCCCGCGAAATTGTTTCCGTTGAAACCCAAGGCGATAACGGCCCGCAATATTCCTTCTACATATCCCGCGAAAATAATAATTCCGGAAATACCCCGGCAAGCTCGGTAGGTACTTGGTGGGACGCAATAACACCCTTATCCGATAATAAGGGGCTACTGCATGCGGCGACCCCTCATAACGGCGGACCTGTGCCGCATTTATGGTTTCAAGCCGGGGCGGACACTCCATACTTGAAAACGTATTCATGGGGTTATGGGAATCCGAATGGGGCGAAAGTTACATCCACGTCCCAAACTACGCCAACCAACCATTCGATTGCAGTGACCTTTAATTCTCCGGAAAAAAGCGGCTACGGTCAGTATCTTCCGGGAGAGATGCCTACTATCCCAATCGCGGCGTCCGCAAAATTAATTTTCACCAAAGTAATCGTGGATGGCGCACCTGCAATTATCCTCCTTACTGGTGGATATTGTTGTCAGGATTATCCGAATTATTAATATGAAAATCGTAATAAGCCACCACCAAACCGAATACATCCGGCATTTTAATTTTGCCGACCTCGTATTCGTGTTTGATGATCCTACCCCGGACGACATTGCCGCCGCAACAGATCATCATGTTATCACAATGGGGCAAGCGGGCAACCGCAGCGCCAATAGAAACGCGGGGCTGGCTTATTGGTTAAGTCAAAATCCGGAAGACGATACAATCGTCGAATTTTTCGATGGCGATCGTTTTCCTATTCGATACGCGGACCCCGCCGCCGAGATGTCGGCGCTTGGTGCCGACATCTTGCTCTACCCATGCGAAAAGGATATTCGAAGTGCATACGCCAAGCCCGGCGCCCCGATTTATATAAAAGGCCCCGGGAATGCGTTTTTCTCATGCGGCTTTGCCATATACAAGAAAACAATCGATAGGATAATGGCGTTCAATGACGGCGAGTTCTTCAGCGAAGAATTCAAAGGATGGGGCGGGGAAGATCAATATATGGGGACGGTCGCGGGGCATCTCGGAATCCGCTGCGCCTTGAGCGCCAAGACGACCTTGAATGGTTCCGTTGGCGGGGATGAAGGGGCGCATCCGGACTATATCCAGGCGATGACCACTTATATAAAGCTCGCCATACGAAAAGGCATGAAGTCCACCCTGCTTGACAATGTAGGGCCGCTTCCCGTAAAATAATGTATGTGCACTTGTATTTATCACGATAGGCTTTATTTTACTGCGGTGAACCTTTTTACATTGCCGGTCCGTTCTAGGATAGTTTTGCCATGTTGCAATTCCCCGCAAGGCGCCGAAATGTTTTTTCGGCGAGAACGCTTTATTGAAAATGGCGTGTTTGATTTTAAGGCATATGCCGGGAGCCTCGGCGGTTTCTGCAATAAAGGAACGTGCCCCCATTTTCGTGCGGGAAGGAATTTCATTAAGGAAATTTCATTAGGCGAATGGCGCAAATGCCCGGGCCATTGCATTACCTGCACTAATCATGCCGAACATGCGGACGAGCGCATTCTTTCCCCGGTTGAAATTAGAAAGTATATGGAAGACCTCTCCCAAACTTACAAGGAGGTGGCGACCTCGAATGCTGCGGAAGGCGCACCGCCGCCTGCCATTGTAATCGGGGCGGCTGGCGATCTCTTTTATTCGGAAAACTACCGGAACCTTTTATGCATGCGCCTTGCGGACTTTGGAATCCGTGAAATCAAATTGATCACTAGCCTACAGACTTGGACCCTTCAAAATTGTGAAAGGATTCATCCGGGGAATTACCCGCTTGTCAAGGAAATTATCATTTCATTGGATAGCGCCACGCCCCAACTATATGAAACAATTCGCGCCGGATCCAAATGGCATAACCTTATTCGTGGCTATGAACGCGCCACGGCGCTCTTCCCAAATGCCGCCTATAAATTATCCGTCACGGTTTCTAAGGCGAATTTCACTGACGTGCAGGGGCTACCTGAAAAGGTCCCCGAATTATTCCCGAAGGTCGCCTGTATCGAATATCACGCGGTGGCGGATTGGACGGGCCAGCCGGATATGAAGCGCCTCCTGTTGGATCCTGCCGAAAAGGCATATATAGAACGGTGGTGCGCCGAACATGATGGCAAATACGGAATACCGCTCAAATTTTTATATTAGGCCCGCCAATTAAAAAAAGTGAGAAATTTTCACAAAACGGGTGTCTTTTTCAGAAGACGATTCTATATTATAAACATAACGGCGTAGGCAGCGCCTCAAGCAACTCTCAAACAAGGAAAGAATCTTATGAAGAACAACACCGCACTCGTTACCACCCTCTCCGCACGCGAAGCCACTTGGGATTCCATCGGAGCAGGCATCAACACCTCTAAGTTCGATGAAGCCCTCGCCGAATGCGGCCTTGACTTCACCGCATCGATGTCCCCCGCAATGACCACGATGCCGGATGGCATCCTCGCCCGCATCCCGAACACCAACGCGGTTGTCGGCACGGACAATAAGATTCACGGCGTGGTCAGCGATGCCTATCACATCATTCAGAACCGTGAAGCATTCGACTTCGCCCAGTATATCCCGGACGACTTGACGTTCCTCCGTGGCGGCGAAACCGAAACCGGCCTGAACTACCTCATTGCAGCCCTGCCGTCCATCAAGGTCCTTGGCGATGAGATCACCCCGCACCTCATCTTCCAAAACTCCTTCAACAAGAAATACATCTGCAAGGCCGCCATTTACCCGCTGCGCATTGTGTGCCAAAATCAGTTCAATATTGCTTTCCGCAGCGCCGAAAACGCCGTGTGCATCCGCCACAGCCGCACCGCCGCCGAAAAGCTGGAACAGGCTAAGGCAACGATGTCCACCGCAGCCGCCTATATGGCCGAGTTCAGCAAGCTCGCCGAAAAGTTCGCCACGCTTCGCGTTGGTGCGGACGCCGTGGACGCCTTCGCCGACTTCCTCTTCCCGATCAAGGGCGAACTGAAGGAAAACGAACTCCGCCGCCTCGAAGTGAAGCGTGCCGACCTCCGCAACTGCTTCAACGCGGACGACAACGGCAACTTCCGCAACAGCGCTTGGGGCTTGATCAACGCCTACGCGGACTTCGCCACCCACTACTCCGGCACCAATCAAAAGAAGAGTGCCCGTATGGCGGAAAAGCGTTTCGAACGCAGCCTCGCCACCCCGATGAACAATATCATCAAGTGGGTCGAAAGCATCGCGGCTTAATCATAAAGGCGCCTAAAACGGCGCCTACGCCTTTCAAATTACGCGCCTAGGCATTTGGGCGCGTGATTTATTTTCGCGCCTTAAACGCGCAGTATTCTCCGGTGTGCCTGCCATTTGATTTTTATTATATTTCAGGTATGGCTGTATCCCTGCGACAAGTGCTTGATGACGAAATGGGCCTCGAGACCGAGGAACTTATTACGGATGAATCTTTGACCCGTATGTATCGCAAGGCTGTCAACTGGTATCGTAAATATCGCCTATTCCCTCGCACCAACACCTGTAATTTTAGTATTGAGTCCGGGGAATATGTGCCGGATATCGATATGAATCAAGAGGTCAAGTATCAAGGGAGAACCGTAAAGCTGTCAACCTTGGTGGATACCGAAACCCGCATTTTTAACGGGACGGGATCCATCACCGTTACAATCGCCTTAACTTCGGATAACGCCTATTTGGCGGGCTTGCCACACGAATTGGAGTGTTTGTTCGTGGGCTACTGCAAGAAGGTGATGGGGCAGAAGCTGAAATTCAGCAGCTATCAAAATCAGCCATTCCAGCTCGACGGCGAGGCTATTTATAGCGAAGGCGAATCCGCCATCAAGGAATGGGAAAATTTCATCATGATTAACAGGGACGAGGACCCCAAGAATATTACAGATTTGCGCAAGGAACCATATAAGGGCGTCGGCAATACAATATTTCTTCAAAAGGGCACCGTTCTTTGGTAATATAGGAGCAACTTATGAAAGTGCAAGATTTATTCGATGAAATGGTCAAGGGCGATTCGTATGCCACCAAGGCTATTCCGGGCGGCATTATGATCCGCGACCAGTACGGCACGGCGGTTACGTATTCCGATGCCGCCAAGACACTGACATTCAAATTTGGCGGTGCCGAGGACGAAGACGCCGTCCTGTTTGGCACCTCCATTTCTGCCGAGGCCCCTATCACCATGTACATGTCCGGTGACGAATTGACCATTCAGGTTCCGAACGTGGATTCCGAAAAGGCGGCCGATATTGTAAAGAAGATACTGGAGGCATAATGTATGCGAAAGCTCAAACTTGTAAAGAATGAGCGCCGCACCTACGATTCCAAGACGGAATCTGTCGTCGGATATTTCAAACAAGGCGGCGACTCCGTTGTATATGAGTATAGCGAGCGCGAGGAGCATGGCAGCGTTATCACCGGCTCCAATTTGCTTTTAGGTCTACTCGGCGCCTCCAATTCGTTTAAGGCGCTGACAGGGAAAGTTTCGAATTGGGATCAAATGGATGAGGGGCTTGCCGATGTATTCGAGGATTTCGAGACGGATGTCCGTTATTGGCGCGATGGCGGCGATAGCGGCTACAATGCCACCTTGAAGGTGCATAACGCGGTTGAAACGGCAAAGGCGGTTCTTCAAGCATTTGTCCTCGGAATTTTTTCCGGAGTTACGTCGGACGATTATGTCGGCGATTTTTGGGGATACGATGCATCGAATATGCAGGCGCTTGTCGACAGCCTTGAGTCCAATCCCGAATTCATGCAGGCGGCTGATGCGGTCGGCTGCCCATTGAAAGATGTTACACAAATAATTGAATCATCCTTGAATGATTCTGTTGCCGAAAATCTTGGCGCAGAATACGACAAGCTGAATGATTCGGAGGTATCCGGATAATGTATATCAAGAAGAAATATGAATCCAAGCACGAAAAGCTGGCCAAGTTGCCGACGGTGGAGAAGGACCTCGTCTATGTTCCCGCCTTTACCAATGAAAAGGGCCTTCGTGCCTTGGTGGAGGACATTCACGAACAATTCAAGGAAGCGCAAAGCAACGGGGAAGAATCCGGATGGGATGGCGATGCCGGTGTTTTCGATCTCAAGAATGCAATGGGTGCGCTTGACTTTAAGTATTTGCTTACCATCGGCGGCAGCAACCTGGTGTTTGCGTTCGCATCCCCGTCCGATAGAAGCGCCGTCATCAGCGACTACCTCCCGGACCCTGACGCTATGTAAGGAGCGGATAAATAAGCGCATAAACGGTGTTTTACAGCCATGAATTTTAAAGGCGGGCAAATGCCCGCCTTCTTTATTTAAAGGGCGTATATGCGCGTTTCCGGCGCATTAATACATGGTCTTGATCTGCGGCTTGCCTAGCATTTCGCCGAAGATCAAATCCTGCACATATTCCTGACGATCCTTCATTGACATATAGCTATTCTCCCCGAATTGCGATGTTATTGACGACTCGGTAAGGGTCTGCGCCGCCATCAGCGCCTCATGTTGGCTGGCGGCAACTGCATCCGCAATATCCTTGCCACCTTTGACATATTTGCCATCGACCATCACCTTCGCCGGGTGGTCAATCTTCTTCTCCTGATTTTGAAGGTTGCGCACCTCAAAATCAAGAATATTGCTTTTCGGCACCTTGACGGTCCCATGGTTGATGCCGGATGCGAATTGCAGGTAGGGTTCCTTTGTAGTATCCACGGACACATATTTGACTTCAAAACCCATCTTGGCAAGAAGCTGGCGCATATCGGCGGATTGGAATCCGTCGGTTGACACCTGCATAATGCGTACACCTTTGTTTCTCAGGTCAAGCAGGAACTTGCGCACCTTCCACAGCGGCACTTCGGATCCGGGCCTTGCCTTGATGCCAAAACAAATCGGGGTAACGAGGGCAGGCATAAGGCGCACGGTCTTTTCGCCGGTCAAGAAATCATTTCCGGCAACAGTCATTTGCTTTTCGACGGCGGACATGGCAAACCCGAAACGGTCCCCTTTCAAGGCGCCGTCAAGATGGACATAATAACTGAGTGGCGGAAGGTCCTTCTTCAGGTAGTCTATCAGGTGGTCGTTGCCATCAATCGAAAGCATGATTTCGTCCTTCGTGACAGCGTTATCGAGCGACTGGCATTTAATCCATTTCTCGACATTATAAACAAGGGCCATTGATGAGCGGTTGGCAACGCCGGCCAAGTCCATCAATGCACCGGGAAGATTTTCCTCAAATTCGTTCCGGTACTCAACCGGAACGTCTATAATGAATCCGGCGTGATCGTCGACTTCCTTTTCTGTGGTGCAAATCATCGGCTGTTCGGTGCTTGAGCCGATGAAGACAGGGAACGTCTTTCCGCTATAAATTCCTTTGACTTTTTGGATATCCCATATAGCAGGTGCGAAGACTATCACTTCGGGGTTGTTTTTAACGGACTCTATATGCGACTCAAGGAATGACGAGTCGCCGTTACGGGAAGATACAAGCCAACGCCTGCACGGCAATGAGCCATTCTTTCCCATGAAACGAGATTTCATACGGCGCGTGATGGTTTCGTAGTTCTTCACCGCCTGGTCGGCGACCGCCTCCTGAAAGTTCGCTTCATCAATGATGGCGCCGATAACTGCCTTGCCCAAGTTGTGTCCGCCGCGGGATCCGAAGCCCACTCCAACATGATGCGGGAACATATCCTCGTCCAGTTTCTCGCCTTTTTTAGGCATGAATTTTGAAACAAAGTATGGTGATGCGGCAATAACATCAAGCATTTGGTTTGCCATAACGGCGGACGCTAGGTCCTTGGTAGCGGTGACAAGCGACATGATGATGCGGGTGGTGCGCAAAAGCTTATACTTCCGCTGCGGCGCGCGAAGAAGGGTTACATGGTATAAATCGTAAAGGGCGCCCATAATGGCAAAGCTTGTTTTCCCAGCGCCAATACAACCGGTTACACAGTTAGAGCTGATGGCGCCGCAGGCGAGTGGGTAGTTGTGTAAGCGGTCAACTGTGAAATTATATACCGGTTCCGGTGGGAGAATTTCTATGGATACGATGCGGTGATTATAGTTGTGTGCCTTCTCCACGATTTCCGGCCATTTTCCCACAAGCAATTCATCATCTATATTCTCTGTCCCGGGCTTAAAACAGCCAAAATTACGCGCAATTACTTTTTGAAGCGGGTATGGCAGTTTTTTGGGATGGGTATTTTGAAGTCCTGACATTTGGTTAAGGCGACGCAAGAGCTTATCTAGATTTGCCGCTCTATTCCCCGCAACCGCCTTTGCCTGAAATTCAGGGTTGGCATTCATGGCGCTCATGTGGCGGGCGGCACGCTGATGTTCTGCGTCGGACGCATTTGCCCATTTCTTTCGGGCAGAAATCGGTCCACGTGCGCGTAATTCGGGCATGTGCGACCTATTGTATTCCGTGATTATCCTACTAGAGTTAGCCTTTCCTTCCGGCGAATTAACCCATGCCTTCTGTCCGGTACGCATCTTTGCAATGGCCTCCGGGGTCTTCAATGCCCAAGAGGCGAGCCCTCCTTTACGGCATTTTTCAGCAAATAATTCGGGATGTGCATGTATGTACGCGTGCTGGCCCGCCGATATTTTCGCTTTTAAAAGGGATGCGGTCTCATGGTTGGATAGCGCTGCATGCAGCAAGCGATTATGTATTGCCAAATGCCGCGCGGGTGCTAGCGCAATAATATTTTCAGGCACATCATTACGGCGATTTTGATCTTTATGATGGGTATGATGCTTTTCCGGAATATTGTTTTTCCAGCGCTGGACAAGTCGCGCCCGTTTCAAAAGGCACTGGGCGGAGTTGTCCCATATATAGGCATAGCCATTAGGGTCATATTGGAGATTATATGGCATTAACGATTGGCCGACCTTCAATGAGTCGGTCCGATGCCACCGGTTGTCCTTTCCTAAAATCTTATGATTTCCGGTCGCCTTGAACCACTTGCCGTTGTCCAGGGTAACCTTATAGACGGGCTTAATCCCGGTCATCTTGGCGGCGCCTGCCTTGCAAGGTTCCCATTCCTTGGTGTGCATATTGAAAGCAAGTACCCAAAACACATGGTTCGGCCCTTCTTCGCAAATTTGCCGCATTGTTTTGGCGGTGCCATCAAGCAAGTCAACTTCAGTGTCCCCGGAGAGGCATACTTCCACATACGGCGAATACAGCGGGTTCGGGTAAATTTTATGCAAGGCTTCACGCCAGTAGGGGTATACAGCGCCATCCCCATACGTCTGCCCCAAATAGTAAGGGTCGTCCAAAAACGTATCAATGTCCACCGGAACGGACTCATATCCTTCTGCAGCCGCCGCCGCCGCGTAGAGTTCACGCTTGGACAATTTGCTCAAATCTTCTTTTGCATATTCCATAGGACTAATATACCGTTTAGGCGTACCGGTGGGCTCTTATGCCGAATGAATGTATTTTTAGATAAATCATTTATATTGGTAGGGTATGCATATCAAATTGAATTCACGCAAGAATGCGGCAGAGGAAAGCGCCATCGGAAAGCTGTTTTCCGCCTTTGACAATATCATTGCCAAAGAAGGACCATCCACAGACCCCAATGACAAATATATCAAGCCGTTCTATGGCGAGGAAGTGGAAACCTTCTTCGACAGCCTAATTCGAAGATTCAAGGCGGCGGTTGCCCGCACGCGCGTCCCGCAACGCTACATTCCGGCGTTTGATGCATACGTCCAGTTTTATAATATGGAAGAAAAGAACGGTGCCGGGCAGTCGGAAGGGAACGTGCAGTTCCCTAATAATGCCGGATTCAAGGCAGCAACCGCCGTCCGTAATTATTTCGCCATAATGCTCGGCAATGAATTGGGCGGACCGGAATCCTCCTTGGCGATTCGCTCTTATGATGATGTATACCCCATGGTAGCCGTGGTCGATAAAAATGATCCGGGGCGCAATCCGCATCTTGAAGTGAAAGTTTATTCCCCGGCCGGCGATGGGAATTTTAAAATCGCCTATAAAGGCAGAAATATCCCGGATACCCGCATCGACTGTCCGGAAGATGCCAATGGGCTTGAGGCGCTTGCAAGGGGCCTCGCCGGAATGATTAAGTCCGGTAGGGGCGATGGTGCGGAAGAAAAGCTTGTCGGCTCGCTCGATGAGCCATATGAAATCGACAAGATCAAGGCCTACATGGAAAAAAATGGCTGGCGTTGGTTCTTCAATGATCATTCCCAATATTTTGAATTTACAAAGGCCGGAAAAGAATTATCCGGTTCTTTGGTCCCATGGTGCGCATATGTCCTTACGAAGGACGGAAAGTATTATGTAGGCCGCAGCCTCAAAGACTGGAAGAAGGATCTCAAGTCCCTTGGCGTTATGGAGTCGGTAGGCGAATCCGCCTACGAAAAGCTCGAATATGAAAAAGGGCACAAGAATTCAAAAGGCGAGGACGCTCCGTGGGTGATTCGTAGCCACGCCGACGGGCGCATCCTCGCCTCATTCCCAAAGAAAGACGATGCCGAAAAACATTTGGCACGTATGAAAAGCTACGCGGACAAGGTATAAATCAAAAGGAGCAACCCATGTATATTAAGAAGAAATATGAGGTCAAGAAAAACGAGGATGATGTCGCAGCGGAAGTGTTTGACCAACGCAAGGATGATACCATGTCACGCCTTGACCATCTCTCCGGGATTGTCGACAGCTTCCAGCCGACCGAAAGAACTGCGGATCAGGCGAAAATTTCCTTAATGGATTACATTCTCAAGGGCCTTGATACCCTTATCAGCGATGTCGAAGGAAAGCTCGGACTGAAAGGCTAAGTAAATATATTTTAGAGGATTGTTATATGTACCAATCACGTATTCTAAAAAAGGGCGGGGTGACGCACCATATTGGCGAAGGCAGTGAAACCGGCTGGTCCAAGGGCAAGCGCATAACAGCCCCTTACGACTCCGACCCTGCCAACAAGTATACTCGCAAATATATCGGAAAGTCTTTGTGGAGCTTCTTCGACGATTTGGTTGAACATCTTAGTTATGCTGCGGCAAAGTCAAAAGTGCCCGCCTGCTATAAGGACGCGTTCGACGACTATGCCCGCTATTACGGCATTATCGAAAATAAGGCGGAAGCTTCCGAAAAATTAGATTCACGCCAAATTCAGGCAGCAGCACGCTCTGCATGGAGCGCCAGCGATGCCGTTGATTTCAAATTGGATATTGTACGCCTTGGAAACTCCGTAATCATCTATACGAAGGACCCCCATGGTAAAAAGGACGTTGACGTCAAATGGGATATTAATTTTGGCGACGGCGAAAAAATCACGGCGGACCAATACAACGCCAGCCGCGACAAGGAACCGGTAAAGTCCGTCGAGATGGACACCTTGGGCGATTTGGAAGAATACTTTACTGGCGCGTTTAAGGATTTGCAGGCAAAACTTTCCGGGAAAGGTGAGCCGAAGCCGGAATCCACGGACGGACCAGTAACAAATGATGCAGCGAAAAGTGCGGTGACCTCCGCGTACTCCGAATCCGGGGCAAAGCTCTTTACATGTGACATGGATGATGACCAACGCCACAGCGGCATTGATGTCTTCCCGAAAACCTTAGATGGTGCACTATGCGGCGTATCTTGGCGCATTCTTCCGGATGCAGGCGTTGTGGCGCGTTATGCCGACAATGTCATGAATGGGACTTCCGAAATTGTCGCCGAATTGAGCTTCACTACTGCGGACGATCTCAAGGGGTTATTCAAGGATGAATTTGCATCCTTGAATGATACTCTTCAAATTGGGCAGGATAGCGGTCCACAGGGCTAGGCCGCATCTTTAGGTTGAAAGAGGATTTTATGCGAAAACTAAATCTCGTTGAAAAGAATGAAGCAGTCTTGAACCGCATCACCATGAAGGAAGTGCGCAAGGTTCTCGATAAGCTGCAGAAAGACGGCCAATTAGATAAGGCCCTACACGAAGTCACCGCCCTCGCCACTTATGCAGGAAATTACATTGCGAATACGGACCCGGACGTCAAGGATAACAAGCTTAACTCCCCGGAACGTAAAATTATAATGCGGGCGGTGTTGGCGCATATCGCCGCCCAGTTTGGCTATCAACCTGAAGACCTGAGGTAATGAAATGGCAAGTATTCTTTTTGACCTGAAGCCCCAAAGGGAAGAACTTCAAGACCGACTCAAGGATTTCGACGAACTCGAAAACAAACTCTACCCTGAAATTCGACGCGTGGTGGAAGACCTTGGATATGACTGCGCCGTCAGCCTGCTCCTGGATGACAAAACGCATTGCTACGATACATTCCGTATCGGCGCCCATAATGGCGTTTTCACTAAAATTGCCGCCTTGGTGGATGTGAAATTCGCAAGTGCAACACATACCAGTGACTATAAGGTCATGCGCATGACCCCGGATGGCAAAACCATAATCGAGGATGAAATGTGCGGAAGATCCGATCTTATGGACGTGATTGAATCAATGCTTACGCGTTCTATCAACGGCGCCGCAGAATCAAAAATGTCCGAAGAAAATTGGGGCACGGTCAACCCTGACGGCTATAAGGCATTGGCATCCGCATTGAAAGATGCCGGGTGGGGTGTCTCCTTTGAAACCGTAGGCGAGGAAGTTCTCATTGCCCAAAAGCCCGATACTGTTCCCGTTATATATTCAATTCAATATGAAGGGCAGGATGATCGCCCATGGAAGCTATACGACGGCAACGCCGGCGACTTTATAGATGCATACGCGGATTCGAATACGCTGGTGTCCGTCATCTCAAAGAAACAGAATTAAGGTTGGGTCATCAATACAACCCGTATAGGGACGGGGGCGCCGTAATTGGCGGCCCCGTTTTCAGTCATTGCTTGATATTGGTTTTCAATAAGTCTATATTTAGGAAAGGGCGATGCGCCCTTTTACACTCCCGAGGGTATCGTGCAGCAATTTTTTGATCACTTTGCACTTGCTAATAAAACCATTCAGGAACGTTTAGGCACTGCGCCTAATGCGCTTAATAAGTTGTCCGCATTGTATGGCATGCAGGCACGCGGCGTAGTTCAAATGCTGTCCTATGGCGACGATATGATCACGGCGAGAGCCGCGTCACACCTGCTTAATATGGACATTTTGAGGGCGAACGACGCCTACTTGCTTAAATTGGGCGAAGGCTTTCTTCTTAACTCAATTGAAAGCATCACCCCGCCGCTCATACCTTCCGGAAACCCGTTTATTTTTGCATCCTTGCGCGATTACAATCTCTACAGCTCGGTGGGCTCCATTACATTACGCGATGGGTCCAGCGCAAACCTGATTCTTTATGAATTCAATAAGCTGGACGAAAAGACTGCTCTCGGCGAGCAAAAATATGAAGCATTATACTGCGCCGGACAATATGTCACGCAGGAATTTGCGGCAAGCGATATTGACTTAACCCCGGGCACGTTCCAAGCTGTATATGTCCCCGAAACATATAAGGCTATTTGGACCCCGTCCGTACGTATACATCTCGATGGAATTGACAAGGACGTTGTGCCGATCTTTTCCATGGCGGAACTCCTTTCCTATACCGATACGGACTATTTGGTTCTTTGTCAGCACACGGCACGTGGCCTGGTCATTACGCTCGGCGATGGCGAAGTATATGGGGCGGGCTACAACAATAAGGAATCGTTTGCAAATATCACTGCAGTACGCATCTCCTACATAAAAACGGACAGTTTGGCCGAAGCGGCAAATGAAACCATAGGGTTCAATAGCGATGTGACGCCCTTGAATAAGAATGGCGTACCTCTACTGAATAAGCCAAGCACCGGGGATACCCCGGAAATGTTCAGGTCCAGGGCAGTTGCTGAAACGTTCGCCTCCGGAAAGATTACGGATGAAAAGGATTTGGTTACGGAGATTATGAAAATCCCGCTGATTAAATCCTGTGCGGCACGCCGCGAACAAAACCGACACTTCCCCGTAAAGGAATATAACGGGGAAATTGTATACCCGCATGGCGCGATGGTTGAATTTGAAAACGCCTTATACGTTGCCTTGCCGAAGGATCGCGGCAGTATACACGGGGCGCTTCCGACGGATGTAAATAGCGGATGGCAGGTCATTGTCCCCGCAGACATATATGCGTCCTTGAAGACCATGGGACTGAATGCCGAAACCGCGTTCCGCTATGATAACGCGACAATTGTGTTATCCGGACTCATGGCGGCTGGAAGACGATATTGGGAAGGCAAGCATGCCTATTCGCCCGGGAATATCGTCTATCATGCAGGCACCGCGATGCTCTATGTGGCGATTGCGGATGTCTACGGGGTTGAGCCCGGGACGGACGATGGAGCCGCCTATTGGATTTCGCAGGAGGATCTTGATGCCCTTCCTAGCGATTCGCCATATAGCGCCTACAAGATTGATGATTATGTCCCGATTACGCAGGCGGCATACGAACTTGAATTGAAAGGCTATTTTGGAATCGCCTCAAAACTTGGCTTCACATCCGTGGTTGTTGAACCGTGCACCTCGGCAAAAGTCGCCATTACATGCAAGTATACCGGAGCCCATAAGGAGAACGAGGAGATTACCCGTTTTATCCAAAGATATGTGTGCTACAACGTCGGAAAATATTTGTCCGGCGCGGAGCTTCATACCAAGCTAACCGAGGCATTCGGCATAACGAAGGTGTATATTACAATGGCAAGGAATGACGCCGATTCAATCGGCACGACACCCGGCGATCACGTGCAACTTGGAACGGATGAGTATGTTTCAAGAAACGATTTGTCCATTTATCTTACGGAGGCTAAATAATGCCCGGCGCGTTGGTATATGATTTTGAAACCGCATTGAAGACATTGCTCAATGCGCAATCCGATGTAATGGTCCTTGTCCAAAAGTGGGGCGAGATGATTGCTTCCACCCCCAATGACGTTACATTCACCTTGAAAGGGCAGGATGGGACCCCGGTCACGTACACTATACCCAATATCCAAAAGGTTATAGATACTATTGGGACGCGCACGCTTCCGACAGATCCTACATTTGATTCCGTTACGCTTCGCGGCCAAAGCGGATCCGGGCGCGTTACGAATGGCGGCATCGCATTTTTCGGTGTCGGCGCCGGGGCACAATATTCCGCAATTGGAATGGAGCATCAGGCTGTCGAATTTCAGGAAAACACTACCCTTAGGGAATGGCCGCTTCCTAGGTCATGGTCCATCCCCGCGAATGCCCATCCGTCCATAACGGTGGCGCCCTCCCTTCAAGATACGAATATTCTCCATACCACGGACTTTTTTATATATGCGAACTCCGGCACATCGGTGAACCTATCATTTCCATCGTACGGGACCACCCAGCGCATGGAATTAATCGCGATTGGCGCATCCGTTTGGCATGTGTTCGTGGCTACCAAGAATATTGCCAATGCAGGAAGATCGACCGTGGCGCGTGCAGTGCGCCTAAACATTATTAATAGCGAGGATGCATAAGTGGGAAAGTCAATGGATTTTAGTGAAGGCATCCAGCTCATTCGTGCTGCGCATTCGGATGCAATCGCCATTCTTTCCAAATGGAGAGAACTTATTGAGTCCCCGGGCGATGTGACCATCACCATTAAACAGGAAGGCGGGGAGCCTATTGATATCACCCTGCCGTCTATTCGTGCCGCAATTAATCGCTATCTTGGCAGCGTCTTCGATCAAATGACCCTTTCCGATGGAACGCATACCGTTATTATTCGTATGAATAATGAAGGGGCGGTTGAATTAGTCACCGGGGCGGAAGCGCCTGCTCATCTTATTACGGGCACCTTGGCGGTTGCCCGCATAGAAGGCATAGATGGCAATTTGCCGATCACCGGCAATGTGGGAATTCTTGGCGGATCTATTCAGGATGCGACCATTGAAAATCTCATTTCCCGCGGCGGGCGTATTGGAAATGCAACATTTTCCGGGACGACCACCATCTCGGGAAGCACACGTATTACGGGGACCCTCACCGTAAATAAGGTAGTCACCCAGCGCCTTGATATGGGGGCTATTCAATACCGTAAGCAGGTAGTCCGCTTTGGCATTGAAAGCGCGATGACAAATGCGTTAAATTCCACGGATGGCGATATTTGGACTGGAGATCCTGCCGTACTCGAGGCAGCGGGGATATATGCCGAGCCGACATGGGCCGATTGTAATTACATGCCGGAAGAAATTATTGGGGTCGCCTCGAATATTCATATATATTGGGGGACCTCCGGAAATGTTAAAGTCTTAAATCAATCCGCCCTCGAAGATTTTTGGACCCCTCTTATCACCGCATGGCCTTATAAAATGTACGAGCCGGTTTCCGGCGGGTATCGTATCCGTTGGCTTCCTCTTACCGGGCAGGAAGGGCGCATTCATTATGCGCGTGTTGGAAACTGCAATGGAACCGGAGTGGCGGTCACGCGGATACAGTCAAACGAAACCTCTACCACCCATGTAGTAAGGGTACAATCGCTCAGGATGTTGGCCAATTATTCTTGCGGAAGATTTATGGCGGCAAGCGAAACGGCGACAGGGTCTGGCGTGACCTCTTCCACCCATACAATGTATAAACTGTGAGGCGCCGATGCTCTTGGATAGTGACACCTCGCTTAAATGTGCACATGATATAATTCACGATGCCTTTGAATTTTTCACCAAGTGGCCATTCCTTGTGGAAAACCCGGATGATACCTCTTCCGGTGATTCCGCTTCCAAAGGATATGTGGATTTTGAATTTGCCGATGGCAGCCTGTTTCGCGTGCCGTGTGCATGGTTAATTTTTACCCTTGCCGAAGGAAATGTCAGGGAATACATTACGTTCCGAAACAATGGGCTCAGCGAGACGTGGTCGGTAGGCACAGTTACCGCTTCAGTTGGGGCATTTACCGGACTAATCGCGAATGGCCCCGTCGCCGCCGGGGTATTTAGAACGGCAGGTATAGTCGGGTTGACTTCCGAGAACAACCTTGTGGTTTTGGTCCTCCCATCCATGATGAATTTCACGGCGCATGCGATTGAAATGCTGAATGCTTCCATACGCCAATTCATCGGCACTGGGACGTTTGAAATAAACAATTCTGAGCTCGCCACATTGGATGCCCCGGACGGGGAAGTTATTCTTGACGAGCACATACGCGCCGACGCCGTGGTTACGGAAGATCTTATTACTTCCGGGGAAAAAATTATCCCGGTTGAAAAAGTAAATGGATGGGCGACCCCAAGCGATCCGTCGATGGCTCCGGAAACAGATGCCACATATACGGAATACATTCCATTCGAGGCGCTCTCCAATAATGGCGCCCCTATTAATGGGTTCAATTTGCCGCTCGTTGATAATCCGTTTTATCCGGATTGGATTTATGCAAGCAGCCGCTATTCCCCGTGGAAACCGGATTACGCGTGGGTCCCATCCGCAACGATGCCAAATGCCCCATATTGGCGCGACATCGATGGTATCTATTGGTATAAGGCCCGCATTGAATCTAATGCAAGCATGTTCGGGTCCCCGTCATTTGTTTGGCCTATGCGCACCGCGATAAAATCCAATGGGGTGTTTGTAAACTCGACAACCCCGCCCATGAAAATGGAAGCGGATGGACTGATCGTGACGGTGCAAGTTATGGGGAATGGAATTGCCCCTATATGCCTTACGGATCGTTACGATCGCATCGGGGATGGAAATTGGTTATGGCAGCCCGGCGTATCACGGACAGTAACCGGCCCGCGTATTTGCCAATTCATCGCAAAGCGTAACTTTATTTGGGCGAATAATCAAATTATTTCTATCGAATATCAATTCCTTCCCATAGGAGATATGGATGGGTAGCCGAATCTTAAATACAGCGTATTCTCGCGAATATGTGGTCGTATCGAAGGAACCAAATTACATCGTCCTCCGTGTTATGGATGATGAGACGGAGCTGTACAATACATATTGGAAGGAATTCATCTCGGCAGAAGCCATTCTCTCCCCGGGGCGAAACCCGATGTATTTGAAAATTGAGCAGGCGCCTCAGGCAGTTACGCTAGTCGACCAATTTTCCGAGTTTACACCGGAAATCCCGATAGTCTACCTCGAAGTCGGCGATAGACGCGTCAACGTGTCATCCAAGGTCGCCGTCAATATTCCGAATATCGAGGTCCCCGGACTGTTTAGGCTGGACTATCGAATCAATCTTAACGATGGCAATGTTTCTACCGTATTTTGGTCGTCATACGTATCCATCCAGCAACGGCCGCTTCTTCGCAAGGCGGCAGGCGGATGGGTCCGCGACAGCTATATCATTCGAACGCTTAATCGCCTCGTGATGGAACCTCAGTTTATGGAGGCCCTTCATGCCGCCGGGGAACCCTTATACGGGTTCATGCAGGCAAACCAGCATCCATCCATTCCGGCATCCCTGCTTTCAAAATATGCCGGCGTGCAGGCGTGGGGCGTTGGGGCAGGAACTGTCGCCGGGAACGGTCCTACCATTTTCATTACCGGGGCAAAGCTTCCGCAAGGATCCATCGTCATATATCGGCGCCGGATGCTTCAGCTGCGCGAGCCGGTCTATCCGGACACATTGGGGAGCGTTACCCATATGGATGCGGAAACCCATAAGCGGGCGCCCGGAAGCTACTCAGCGGGCGCCGTCCGGCGCATAGGGCGGACTTCTTACATTTGCATTGCGGATGCCTCCGCCGAAATCTCATTGAATGATATGCGCCATTGGAAGGCGGGCTACCTCTATAGATTTTCCGTTCTCGATGGCGAATCCTTCCATCTGCCATATGGGCCGCTCCCAATTAAAAAGGGCGGCATCGAGCATATTTGGGCGACGGTTGACAGCCAAGGATATCCGTTTTGGGTAGACATTTCTCATACGACAAACCTTGGAACATATCGCGGGCATTACGATATGGCAAACTTTGCCGACTATAACTCGGATGACATTGTATCATATGTAACGGACGATTCCATTAGGTTGTTCGCCCGGAAGCACACCGATATTCAAGACGAGTCTACCCTGTCATATCCTCCGGGGCATTATCTCAATCCCGCATGGGAGGAAATTTATTGCCGCATGCCGGGGGACTATTCCCCGCTGTTGTCCGATTACAGCATTGTCCCGCATACCAATGCCTCCAATGCCATTGTAGCAAAAACGTGGAGCGTATCGGAAGAAATGTGCCGTGCATATTCACATATGGTTGGCATCCCGCAATCAATTATGGATGCATGCGGGGCAAAGTGGTCCGCCTTGCTGTTTGCGCTCCTTACACGCACCCGCAATACATTCGAGGGGTTCCGCATATGCATGAGGGCGGTAGGCCTTGATGTGAAAAATCTTGTGTTGTCCGACCCTTCCATCTCATATAGCTGCAATCCGGATGGCACCGATGCAGTTGAGGTGAAGGATGTCTATACTCAGCATGACAACCTCCGCAAGCTGGTCGCTAATATTTCCACCCTTCAGCCGTTCGGCGAAACGACGCCCCCGGAAGAAGGCGCCTTGGCATACGACAAGGATGACCCCAACGTCATCTTACAATATTCCGAGGGCGAATGGATTCAGCGCTATCGTTTTTCCGAAATAGAGCCCACCCAAATTCATAATAACAGATATTATGATTGCGACCTTACGGTGCTCGCCCGCCTTGCAGAGGATGCGGTCAAGGAACTTGGCGATGGCAAGACATGGGTGAAGGCGTCCGCTTGGGCGGGCGAATACTCGGCATTGGTGGCGGATGTTATCGCATATGAAATTCCGATATATGTATGGGTCCGCCTTCACATGCATCTATATGACGAGTCCAAGATTGAAATGGAAACCGCAGTATATTCCGGCATCCTTGATGGGCAGCGCTGCGGCGGAAAGAATATCCTTGAATTGTTCCCCACGCGTTATTTCAATAGAATGCTAGGCGATTACGTTACAATCGAAACCGGGGTATACGTCAACGATGACGGCAGCTGGTCCGAATTGGTGCCGACCCGCATCAATGAAAGCCGTGGATCCAAAATATATGAATTCGATAGGGTGGCGTACCCAATTCGTATACGCGCCGTAAATTTGGAAGAAAACACATTTATCCGTTATTGGCAATCCACCCACACCTTTGGGCTTCTTGGACTGCCGGAGTCCACTTCCACGGATCATTTCCGCAACGTTACCGATCCGGAAGCAACGGATGAAAGCGACCTGATGCTTGCGAATGGATATGTAGGGGTGACCGCCCTTTACCGCCCAAAAAGTCTTGGTGTAGATACGGCAAAGGCCTTGCGTTGGATGTATGTGCTTAATAACCCCGAAGCGACGGACGTATGGCGATTATCCAATACCACGCCGTTTGCCGATTGGGAAAATCTTTCTTACGTAGAGGGCCTTTCCTTTGAAGGAAGTATTGATACCTTCAAATCCACCTTGGCAAAAATTGAAACTGCGGTGCATGATGGCGAGGACATTCCATTCGCGTGGGATGATGACGTGCTGGTTTTCCATAACCTCTTTGCGCCTGCCTTATATTGCAAGGACGCCAACGGAAAGGTTATTTTCGTCATTACGCTCATTCCGGGCGCACATACCATGACTTCGGCGGATTGGGCGGAATATCAAACCCCGACCGAATCGATTCGTATCTCGTTCCAATACGGGTAGTGTGCCTATGTATGCCGTTTTGGTATATTTAGGATATGCATATACAATTGGTTCACACGCAAGCGGAAGGAAACAACGCAAGTCCGGAGTTTTTGGACTTGCTTGATAAATTGGGATCCTTATATGCCAATAATGTGGCGTTTAAATACGATCCCACCCAATCTGCGGTAGTTGTGTCAAAATCCGGACGCGTGCTCGGTACTGTCCGGGCTGAAGGCGCCTTGCATACAATTATATGGGCGGCGCTTAGTATCGCGGAGAAAGAGGCATGATCGCAATCCTCACCAATGACGGCTCCCTCCAAATTTCACGCGCCCTTTCCGGCGGTGAACTTTTCTTGGTATATGGGGCCGCCTTAATGTCGCAGGACCTTGGGCAAATAACCCCGCTTTCAATCGCAACTACCCATTACGCGGTAGGAACCGACCCTAATACCGGAAAGGTCACCATAGATGGCTATCCGATTGAAAGGCTGGTCCCATGTTCCGGTATACTCCCGGTCAAGGTGTCCGATGGCGATACTGCGGCATTTGCCGTGGATTTTGATTTCAACACCCAGCTGGTAGATGACGAGGGCATGCCGGTTGCCATCACATACAACTCGGTCTATATGCTTGGCCGCCGTTATCGCGAATATAAATCCGCCGAATGGAATAAGACCTATTATTATGGCGACCATGTATGGTATGGCACGAATCGGGATGTTGCATACGCCTGCATTTATGAAGGGTCGGATGGCTATGTCTATACCGAAGGGTCGCTTGCCCCGAATGAGGACACCGAACACTGGATTCCGGTGTCCACAAAGGACCTGCTTGTCTATCCGGGCGATTCCTCATATTATTCGGACCCTGCATACGACAGCATCGTAATGCATGTTACGGTATATGATGAGCCGATGAACATGGGCAATGGCATTGAATGGGAATATAAGGTCCGAGTATTCCTTGATAATCTTGCCCAAACTAACATTGCGAAAATTGAAAAGTTTGCACAAGGCACCGAGGCAAATGGCAGCCTGATTCTGTCATTCATGGCGGAGATATCCGCCAACTTCAGGGCGCTGCGTGATATGGTCTCACCTATGGCATAATCGAGGTAATCCCAATGGCCAATATTAATTTGAAAAAGAATGAAGGCGCAAAGTCCGCCGAACAGCTTATTCAGGAGCTCAACGATATTAAGGACTTATGGCAGGAAGATCAAGATAGCCGTGCTCATAAATATGCGGCTGCTGATGCCGCAGCCGATATTCGCAAGGCGGTGAAAGGTACCGCCATTGAGGCGGAGGCAAACCGCATTTTGAATGGAGATGGCGCGTTCCTAGAATCCGTCAAGCGTATTATCGCCCTTCTTAATAAGAGCGAGGACAACGACGATACCCATTTGGTGGACCTCGGCCTTGATTCCAAATTCAAGGACATGATTGATTCCGTGTTCGGCCAAATGAGCGATGGCTATTGGGAAAATTCGCCGCGTATGCGTGGCTACTGGAAGTTTGCGCACCCGATTCTCAAGGACAATAAAATCTACCTTGAAATCGACAACGCCAATTCGAATCACGATGACGGCCGCGCCGTCTATAACCTTTGGGATGGAATGTCGGATGCCCGCGTCAAGCAATTCCTTGCGGACAAGATTAAGTTCCTTGTGAAAGAGGAAGGGCTCAAGTGGGATCGCGGCAATACGGATACAACCGACTATTTATCCTACGGCAACCCGTATCCGGTCAAGGATTGCTACTACGCCTATGAAGTGCTCAAAGACCGCAATGTAGGCAAGCACCCCGAATACTCCGAAGCCTATGTAGGCATCAAGGACGGAAACGAATTTCCGGTCAATGTGGAATACATTGATGTTGATGATGATTGGCAGGGCAACTCCAGCCCGGACATTTATAAGGTCACCGTGAATGGCGAGTCCGGCGAAACGGATGCCACGGACGATGAAAAGGAATGCGTGGGCAAGGTGCTCAAGGCACTTGGCTATTCGCTCAAGGAATCGGAAAAGTCCGAAGACGCCGGGCGCCTTACATCATGGTTCCGATTAAAAGATATTCCGGAAGAACAGGCGGATGGATATTTCAACCTGTTCGACGATCACTTCCAAATGGCAGAATGTGAATATAATTGGTCGGACAATTCCCGCGGGGATGACCTTATCATAACGGTTTATGACGAAAGGGTGCGCCCGGAAGATCTTAAATGGCTTGGTCGTAAATTCGCAGAAGAACTCAAAGACTTTTCTATTAATCAAAGACTTTTCTATTAACATAGGGGGATAACTTCCATGAATACAATTTCCGGTTCAAACAAACATGAAGGGCTGGTAGACAATAGTGGCAAGCCTATTACCGCACGCACTTGGGATAGCGGCAACATTGACGGCTATTCATATCAGGCGCTGGTGTTCCCGGAACCTTCCGACTACGGCATCAATAATGGAAACATTTCAAAATTGAGCATCAAGGGTCCCAATGGAAAATTGGTGGTGAGTTACGATAGAGGCTGGGACATTGAACCTGCGGGAAAGGCAGCCAAGGCAATACTTGACAAGGTGCTTGCCCGCTATGCCGTTGAACAGTCTTCCGAAACCAAATGCAATGCGCACGAAAACGAACAGGAAACCTTGGACTCCTCTATTAAGGATTGGTATACTGTTGAATACGATACTGACGAACTAGGCCCGAAAATCCAAGGGACTTTCCGTGGAGTTATCCAAACCCTTTTAGACGGCGGGGATGTCTATAATTACATCCATGTGGACGATTCAATTGTACGTGAACGCGTGCTTGAAAAGCTGTCGGATATTCTAGACGTAGGCTATGGGGACCTTTACCAGTTGTGGCTGAAAGGCACGGCCTCGCGCCAGCTGCTAGCCAAACTTCGCCGTATTGGTTTTTTCAAAGAGAGCAATCCCGAAAGTAAATGCAACGAGGCGTTTACCGTTTATCGTGGCGGCCCCGGTTACTCCAGCTCGTTCATGATTGACTGCGGCTCCCCGGAACGCGCCAAGGCCTTGGCCGATGCCATTAGCGAGGAAGCATACGGGCACCCGGCGGGCAGTGCAAAGGACGATGCCGGAAGACATTTCCTTGGCGGAGAAATCATTCAGTTTTGGCCGGTTGACCGCTACTTCACAGCCACCGTGGACCCATGCGATAAGGCGATTGAATGGTGCCAAGAATTTTTGAAAACCCTTGACGGCGAGATCTCCGCACTTACTGGCAATGCCGACGGACTTGAAAGCATCAAAAATGAAGGCGCAGGCGATATCCTCGCCAAACATGCGGGCGACTATTGGTATCATCGCTACTACAACTCGATGCGCCGACTTAACCTCCATTACAAATTAAATGGGAAGAAGCAGCCGATTCTTCGCGTTGGTGGAATTGATGTTGTCCACGTTGCACGTGTCCTTGGGGATGCGCTCGCACAGGTTCATCCGGAATTGAAGGCAGGCGCCAAGAAGATGGACAAATTGATTGACGCATATTGCAGAGACCATAGCGATGAAAATGCGCGAAAGTTTTTCCTCAATATGGTCAAGGAATTGGTCCCGCAAGCCTTCCCCGGCATTGAGGTGTTGGATGTAACATCCGCTTGGAATAAAGATCCGGACGGAGAAAGCTAAGGCAGGACCACGGTGATGGGGCGCTAATACGGCGCTTCTACGGCGATAAAATTCAAAAGGCGGGCAAATACCCGCCTTCATTGTTTAATTCATTTAAACGCGCCGTAATGCGCGTTTAAACACCGATCCGCAAGGAGTTGCGCCCGTCGCTGCAACTCCTTAGGATAAACATGTCCATATACCGCATTATATACCGTTATTTGGCCGCGTACCGCCGGGTCATCAAAGAAATGGCAACGTGCCCCGCAATGCTGCAAATAAGCTCGTATATAGGTATCGTCGATTCCGGTTTCAATCATTCCCGCCGATAAATTTTCCCAAAATGCCGGACGAAAAATTTTTGCGCGATACACGGCGCGATTCCCCACAATACCGCGATCGCAACAATACGCATCATAATCCGCCAGCCGCGAAACCATATATTCCGCATATAACGGACCATATAGCCGGTCGTCATCCACGGAGAGTAGTATATAATCCTCGCCCTGGCGCTTTTTAAGAACGGGTATGATTTTCTTGAATACCCCGGGGTTGTCCGGAACCCAATTCACCGTTACAATCCCCCTGCAAATGCGATCCTGCAATGCGCCCGGCAAATCCGCCTCGGCGCCCGGAAATTCCGCCAGGGACAAATTCAATTCAATTGATATCGGAATACGCGACGCGGCGAGTGAATCAATTACAGCCGCACAATTCCCGATACGCGGCGGATATGATGTGAAGCTGGCGACCACATGTATTTGGCTTCCCATACCCTGCTCACGCCCCCGTATTCTTTTCCCACGTATTATGTCGATATTTCTGTATGGGCAGCCCTTTCGGCAATACGCCGACAATGTCCGCAAACATGCCCGCCGCCAATGCCGACATGCATAGCTGATTTGACATGAATGGGTATCCTTCCCCGGACCCCTCGACAAGCGCAAGCACCTCCTCGCCAAACTGGGCGGCACGCCCGGTATTAGCCCATACCGCAATGTCCCCCTCATAAATGGGCGAATCCAATGTTGCGCCTACCAACGGTAGCTGTAGCATGAATCTCCGCATATCCGGCACCGGCATCTTGCGCAGCCTGGGCCAACGAGGCAATTCCTCCCCGATCGTCCTTGCAATCGGATGCCGCTTCAACAGCACCCCCTTATTTTCCAGCTCAAACAGCGGAAGAAGACTTCCCGTTATTTGAATGGACGAGTCCATGTAAACAACGCGCCGTGCGGTGGTATAACGGAAGGGGCGGAACTTGGCATTCATGTGCCGGAAGCGCCCGCCAAATTCCGGCCAAGGGTCGTATACGATTTTCCATACGCTGCCGTCCGAAGGCTTCAGCGCCTTATTGTCCGTTACGCAAATGTAGGATACCCCGCTGTCCACAACAAGCGGCTCCCTCAAAATGCTGTGCTCCCCATATAGGCATGTGATGACAGCCTTATCGCATTCAATCCGGTCCGGGGTATGCCCGGATGGCTCGGACGTGTACATGCGCCGGAACATCTCCTTATGATAAGGCAGGCGACCCCCCGCATACAGATTATAGTCCTTCAAGGAACCTAATATGCAGGCGGAGAATACCTCGGATTTCGGGAATACCAGCGATAAAAACATTTCGACAGTATAACGGTCCTTAATCCATAATTTCCGGAGGCGTGCCGATTCGGACGACAGTCCCAGCAGGTCCAGCCTATGCCGCAGCGCCTTTCCATCAAAGCCTTGAAAACTTCCCGCATAATGATGGCGGCTGATTCCTAATGCGCTCCATGAAATGTCGCACCTGCCATCCTTATAGGTTTTATTGATTCCATCGCGGAGCATCGGGCCTATCGCCGTCGCACTCTCCGGCGCCATAAATAGGCCGCGATACAATAGCCACACCCAATAGAATATGTCCAGCACCTCATATCCCCGGCGGGTGCTGCCTCCAAATAACGGGTCAGCCACTCGCGTAACACCCTTGAAATGCGTGTAGTATACAAATTTCCCAGTCGCCACCGCGTATTCAGCCGCTTCCTTGATGGTATCATGTTCCCAGCTGTCCGCCTGCTTCACTATCCGGAAGTCAACCGTCGCATGCCCGCATTCCAAAATCGCTATGGCCGATTCCATCGCATGCGTCATCCTGCCATTCCATGCGCAGCGGATATGTATAACATCAACCCTGTCCATTACATTGAAGTAGCGGAGCATATTCAGGTGGAACATTTCGCACCTGCCTAGCCTATCCTCGGAGCGTTCCCGATAAAACCAATGAATGTAGAGCTCGCCTCGCGGCTCCCCATAATACGGCATGCGATAGCCATTCGGGGCGACCAGCCGCCCTAGCAATGCCATGTCATTTCCGGATGTGCCGGACCCGAGCCAGCGACCCTCCACATATTCAACCCCCGGTATGTTCGCAAGCCTGCCATGTATGTGCCCGACCGGATGATATATCGTTACCGCCTCCCCTCGCCGTAATGCCGCCTGCACCTTCTGCAGATTCAGCTGGAGGACCGCTTCCTTTTCTTTGAGATGGTCGATTATGCGTATCACGTATGCCTCCTGTTGCCGCCTCTCCCCCTTTAGGGGGAGAGCACATTTCCTTCATTTTTTTTAGACTACTGACTTTCGCCTACTGAAACTCCAGCCCTCGCCGCTATTTCCTTGCATTTTCAAACCCCGCGTTTCCTGCGCTTTTAAGGCGCAAAATTTCTTGCCTATACATTTACATTGTTTTTTGATTTAACAGCCTTATTGCGCCGTTTCCGGCGCAGCAATCGGCGCCTCCGCCTGCCTGCCTTCCTCAAATTTCAAAATCGCCTTGGATAATGCAACAGCCTGAGTCCATTCGCCGTCATTAATGTCCGGCAACCCGCCCGGACCGAATTTCGCAATGGCATCTGCAAGCGCAATAAAGTCCTCGCCATCATACCTCGGAAAATGAACGGTCCGCAGCAACCTGCGGCCATATTCAAGCGCATCCGCCCCCGACTCAAATTCTATCTTCCGCGACTTGACCTCATTCAAAAGCTTGACCTGTTCCGCCAGCCCCCGCTTCAGCGTGAGCATTATCTCGCGCCATGCACCATAGCGCTGATGCGCAGGAACGTCCGCCAAGATGTTCATGTCGCCGCAAACCTTCTCGAGGTTGTCAACCAATGCCGCCGTGTATGCCCATATCGCATCATGCAGAACGTCAAAGCCCTCGGACCCCTTCAGGAGATAGACCATTCGCAAAAATAACGCGGAGCGCATCCACCCCTGCGTTAGCATCCCCTTCGATCGCCCTATCGCCGCTAGACGCTCACGCATCGCTATCACCGCCTTCATTTCAGGATCGTCGGTAGCAAACCCGACCGGCTCGTCCGGAGGACGGCGCATATGAACACAGCGGGCTACCAAATGTGCCCGCTGAAATTCCGCATTGACCTTCGCCCTATATGCCCGTTCCTGTGCCATCGCGGCGCATTACCTCGTCCCTCAATGCGCACGCCGCCTCCTCATCCATAAGCGAGTGATCGTCCGCCTTTATCGGGACCTTCGATACGTTAATGTCATACCCGCTCAATGTGCGTAAAAAGTCCGCACGCATCTTGAACGATTCACGCATGAACGCCTGATATGCCACCAGCTCATTCATGCTCATCTTCGAGACGTCCACCAGTTTGTCCATCGCATCGTCCACCTGATCCAGCCGTCTCGATAACTTGTCCATTGCCTTGACGGAACGGTCCACCATGTCCACCATCGTCGTATTGACGCGGCGCTTGATGTCATCCAGGTCGTCCTGCGTATGCAATGTCATTTCTGTAGAATTGGACATGCAGATAATATACGTTCAAGCTGTCCCATCGGACAACCCAATCACAACTCGGACCTGTCCGCATGCCACCGGACATCTTCATCACAAAGTACGAGTCCATTCGACTACAACGTAACAAAAAGGACCGGTCCGTTTGCTCATTCGTCTCCGATATGGACAAGTCGTCCCAAAAGTGTTAATGGGGTAAGGATTAAGGGTTTAAGGGACAAGTTGTCCATCTTCAGAATGTTCGTCCAAGAAAAATGCGGAAATTGATATCAAAATCGCCGAAACGTCCCGACGGACATGATGGACAACCTCTACTTGTCCATTTCAGAGACTTTTTGTTGGGTATACTACTCACTTTCTCTCTGTCCTCGGCGGGCGACCCCTTTTCCGAGGCGCCCCGCCCAGCTGCTTTCTCAGCCGATAGTAGTAAGGCTTCGAGATTTTTCCCTCGGTCCACAGCGCCTCCAACGCGCCCAAATTGTCCACCCCAACCTTGCGTGGCCTGCCCGGACTTATAGGAGGCTTTCTCGGCCTACTGGGGCGGGTAACGTAAAGACTGCGGCGCTTTTCCTTCTTCCGTTCATATGCCCGTTTCCTTGCGGCGGGCGTTTTCCTCTCCCACCTTGACACCTCCTTCTTGGTCACCGTGACACGCGGACGATAGCATGTAAGGGCAGGCGTCTTGAATTTTGTGTATGCCTCGTATAGCGCCCCCCGGATAACCGCCTCCGTCTCGTCAATGCTGACCCCGATACGGAGCATCGCAGTCCGTATAGCCGCCTCGCAGTCCTTGAACCGGTATCCTGCCTGATTCAGTCCCCATCGCGTTTCGGAAGTTTTCTCGAAATAGCGGAACCATGAGAATGCGGCCGGGACGATGCGCTGCCAAATGTAGGAGTGCCGCTCGCCTTCGGGGACCGGACCCCTTGCATAGAACTCGATCGGCGGCAATGGAATGTCATCGTCTATCCCGAATATCGCCTTCGCCATATATCGGGATAGCGGCAGCGGGGCGCGTATATCCGATAGTCCATCGATTTTGACCTTTTCTATGGACGAGCCCATTTCGGGGAAGGGCCTCCCGAAAGTCATCTGTCTAGGCGATTGCATGCATTGGTCGCACGGCAGCAGAGGTAGCCCGGCGACCAATATGAATCTTGCGAAGGCCGCCATATATGCCTCGCCATATGACCCGAACTTGGCTGGCTCAGGAAGTTGGTAGAATACTTTCCTTCGATAAATTTTGCCGTCGACGCCGAGTATTGCGGATGGGCTTTTTGCGACAAAGATATCGGGCCTTGATAGATTGTCCAATTTAGTTGCATATTCCGGCGTAACGTCATCAAGGTCGAAGACTACCGCCTCGAATATGGTACCGGGCATGGGGCGGAAGGAAACGCCTGCGTTGTAGAGGTCGAATAGGTCCTTGGCGTGGTGGACCTCTATACAGCCGCCTCCGCGCCTATAAAGTGCCGCCGCCTTCGCCTTGCCGCGAAAGCGATATGGGAATACTTCAAGTTTCATTTCTAAAAATCCTGTAGGATGAAATAGTCTCCGAACATATACGACATACGGACTTGTCCACGCATCCCGTATAATGAAAGAAACACATGAGGGCAAGTAGATGAAATTGGAAGACGCAATAAAGCAGGACTTCGCGAAGATGACCCCGCAACAGAAGTCGCATTTAAGAAAGCGCCTGATGGCGGCGGGGAAGCCAATTCCGCCCGGGCTGGAATCCAAGCACGGATCGGGAAATGATGTTCCGGCATCTGAACCGGACGATGCGCCTTACAAATGCGTGGTGGTCGATGCACACGGGCAACAACGCGCCTATAGCATCGATCCGGGCGAGAGGTAATCGATATGCCGCGACGTTTGCCACCTAGGACACATAGGCATTATCCGGTCGACGCGCATTCCGCTTCCGAGCATATTGCGATGGAATCCGTCAACGCGGCCCTGCGCAAAGAAAACATGGATTTAAAGAAACAGAATTTGGCCCTTCGTAGCTTGGCGATCCACGGAATCATTTACCGCTTGGAATCGTTGGCAGGCACCTCATGCGATGTAGGGCGATGTGCCCGGTTGCTGCACGCGGCGGATAGATGGCGTGCGATGAGGGCGAAACTTCTCAAGGAAATAAGGGGGCATACGAAATGACCCGTGAAGAAATTGATGAATTGGCGGATCGCCGTAATTGCCATCCGCTAGTATTGGACGGATATGACGCCGCCATATCCGGATATAAGGATGTAGGCAAGGCATTTCGGGTAGTCTACGATTATGAGAAGTGCATTGGTATACTTATGACGCGTGATGGGATGACGCGCGAGGTTGCGGAGGAGTACTTTGAGTATAATGCGCTAGGCGCAATTCCGCCCGGGGATGATACGCTTTACCCGCTAATTCAACACGCCCCGTAATCATGAATATGCGACGCGGAATGCGGTTGTCGTATATAGTGAAAAAGACACAAGGAAACGGGCTGCCCCCGTGATATATATATATGTTTTTTCGTATTCACTGAAAAATTTAAGAGGAAATAATTTATGGACAAGAAAGAAAGTGTTGAAAAGATCCGTAAGAACCTTGAAACGGTTGTTGATTTGCGCCGCCAGTCCCATGAGATTTGGGGCAAGCAGACGCAAGTGGTTTCGGAAGCAATGCGAGAAATTCTTGCGCTGATCAATCCGGCCATTGTTGAAAAGGTCGAGGGTTATATTGGCAAGACGCTTATGGGTATCGACCATTGTAAGGATTTTTTCCTCATTACGGTGGACCGCGTCAGGTTCAGAAAGGGTGCGCTTGACCTTTACGGGCGTGGCGTTGCTCAAGTGTCCTTCGGAATCCGGACAAGGGATTCGGTAACGATCGAGTATAAGGAGTTGCCGATGATTGATTCGAAGTTTGACATTGCGAAGGATGACCCGAAGAAATATGTGACCGAATATATTGAGAAACGGCGCAAGCTGGAGATGGAAGCGGCCGCCGAAAAGATCCGTGAAAGGCTTGACAAGATGGGTCAGGGCGCCTTGGACTTTCTTGATGGCAAGGAGCGCACGAATCATTCCCTTGACATAAGAAGCGGCCGCGAAACATTCCGCTCGATTGTCCGGGATGAAACCGGATTCAGTTGGGGCGAGATTTGCCGCACGGCAGGTGTTGAATGTCCCGAGGATCCGCCGATAGATATTGAACGCGAGGCGGACTAATGGGCTGCCCGGGCAAAGAACAAATCCGAAGGGACTATTTTTATCGGGTGGCGAAGGCTGCTTGGTTTTGGTTCCTCACCGGGTTTTTTGCTGTATGCTATTTGGACAAGATTATGGCGCCGACCGTGTCGCAGACATTGTCATTCATGATAGTGATGCCGCTGTGTATAGGCTCGGCGATACATAACACCGTTTGGGTTGTCCGGCTCTCAAAGAAGTTGGACGACTGAGAACCTGCGCCTCTCCCCGTTTTAAGTAGCAACCGGCATGGTCCGGCTGGACCGATTTTTGTTTTCACCGGGGAGAGGCGCTTTTCGTATAATTAAGACATGAAGAAAAAAGAACGTAAACATAAGATTAAGCAGGCGAACACGCTTGAAACTTCCAAGAAGACTTTACAAAAGGCAACCATGACCGCCCTTCACCACGGCGGGTTTCTTTTTGTCAAGGGCAAGGACGAATATTTCGCCCCGGCAATTGTCAATGCGCGTATTACCGATTTGGTATCCGCGTTGGTATCCTTTACCGTGGCTCAGGCAAATACCCCGGAGGCATTGCATGAACTCCATGATTATGTAGTGGATACCTTGAATCGCGCCTGCAAGCTAAGGGAAGCAGATATAACAGCGCCGCCTTCCGTTTCCGAAAATACCGGCGTCGCCATTGCCGCATTAATCGCCGAGGCAGAAGGCAAAGGGTCCCCGGGGACCGAGAACGCCGGAAAATGCCCGGACGTATAATTTTGAAAAAGAATGCAATAATCGGGCGCCATGCCCAAAGGAATAAGAATGCTTGAGTTGACTACTTACACCGAGCTGGAGATAGCGCATCGTCTTTTGACATCATATGCTCAACGCTGCCGCCATTTGCACGGCCATCGCTACGAGGTCGAAATTACGGTGGCTTCCAAACATGGAAGCCTTAACAAGGATGGTATGATTGTTGACTTCAAGAAGTTGAAGGAAATTGTCAAGCGCGTCCTTGATGACGTGTGGGATCATGGCGCCTGCTTCAATGCGGCGGATCCGCTCGCCCCCGCCTTGATGTCGGACTATGAAACCGCCCGCCTTCACATCGTTGAAGCCAACCCGACCCTCGAATGGATGGTCGAGACTTGGGCAAAAGATTTGCAGACCGCATTCGATACCCAGCATCTTGGCATTTCGCTGACGCGCTTGACTGCAAGCGAGACCGCAAAGAATACCGTGACTTGGACACCGCAAGTTTCCCCGACGGAACAGATAGAACCGCCCAAACGCTTGGATATTAATATTTCGGCCGACGTCGGCGCTCCCGTTACGGCAGACGTGCGTGCCCGCTATGAAATGGCTCAGGCGTTGTCCGCTGAGACCGGCGCTGATGCCACCACTTGTAGAACTGTCCTTGCGGACTGTAATTGGGATGTTGCGCATGCCCGTAAGAAGATTGAATATCTTCGCAGGCGCGGTGTATTGGGCTGTCGCCTGGCGGATGCTGGAGAATGCCAGTTAAAAGAAAAGCCGAAGATGGTAATCAACCACATCGAAGTTCCGATTGAATGCAAGCCGGAAGACAAACTTTTCCCTGACGAAATCGCCTATCTCGTTTCCTACTGGCCGGTCGGCTATCCTCAGCCGATCTCCGGTGTGTTTGCGACCGCCATGCGAGGGGTTGCCTTGGTCCGTACGTTACAGGCTGCCATAGATGAGAAGCATCCGGCCGGTGCGGCCCTTATTTCCGTTAGCCGAGTCCCTTCCTAAGGAGTGTCCATGCTGCTTGAGGCATTTATTGCGAACTCGGACACCGGATATGTAATTGTCCCGCGTATGAAAAAGAATCCTTCGGGATTCATCGTATATGATTTTACCGGGATGACCCCGGATGAGGTTGAGGCATGGAAGCTTGTGATAACCATACCGCAGGTATTACGTGCCCATCCATTGACATCCGAGGAATATCTTTCGGCTATTCAAAACCTAGGCATACGTTCGGCATTGGCGAGCACTGAAGCAAGCCATGCGGTGCGTGCCGAATACAACGCTACACCCCTATCGAGGAGACTCAAATGATGGATAAGAAAACTGCTGCGGCGCTTGCGGATGCCGCCAAGAATTTGCGCAAAAGCGCCGATGTGCTTGATAAAATTGCATCCGGCGATATGAACGAAGGCGACGGCGAAAACAAGGCTAAAAAGCGCCGTATATGCGATTAAACGGCTATAGGGAGGCACCCAATGACTGAATGCCCCGCATGTGGATATGAATTTGAACCGGATGATAATTCGGAGACTGGCCCTCTTGATGTCGCCGACGCGTCGTCCGCCATCCTCCGCCATTATAAGGCGGATTTTAATCTTGGCGATCGTCTTGCGCTTGAAGAAGCCATTAAGGAATGCTTGACCAAGAAATTAGGCGTCTCGACCGGGCTCTTATAAAAAAATTTGATTTTTTTTGAATTACCCGGTGTCTTCTTCAAAATAAAGACGTATATTATTAACATAAGGCGATTAGACAAGAGTGCACCGCGCTGAGTCAGGTCACCTTTTATGGCAGTATAGCTCAGTCGGGAGAGCACCTAGCTTTCGAAAGCTAGTACGATGATGGGTTCGATTCCCAAAACTGCCACTATGCACTTGTGCATTAAATACGGGCGTTCTCCGCCATTCACTAGTAAGAGAAAGATTGACGACTCCGAAAGTGGGTTACATTGGTTGCTCTTTGTAGCTGCGATCTTGGTCATTCCTAATGAAAGTGCCATATAAAGGAGTAGGTAGATCCGTGAAGGAATCGCTCTAAGCTGGAGTAGATCGGATCGGGAATCGCTGAAACGACTGAAGATGCCAATAACAGAAAGGTTAACGATATGTAGCTAATATCGTTGCTGAAGTAAATGTGCGGTATTGGAACGATGGAGCTGGCGAGGCGATGCAGTGGATAAAATGGGGATAAGCTCCCATGGATTCCCTGCATGTCGTAAGACTGTGAAGGTTCGAATCCTTCGGCGCCCACTAAAATTCGGGCGGAAGTGCCAAGCGATCTCGTAAACTTGGCACTTCCATCAAGTGATATTTGATTAGCTTAGACGTGTTCATCCGTCGAAAGGTGAACACGCCACGGAAGAGCGCCACCGGATCAAGGTGGAGGTGGGAGGTTCGAATCGCCCATCAAATATTGCGAACATCTTCACACGCGGTTATTGTTACAGTTTCTGCTTGGCGTGAGCATTTCTCCGTCCGTTCGCGGGTAGCGGTAAAAGAATGAAACTGATTAGGGCGGGCGGCGCATTGCTTCCCGCCCTTTTCGTGGCGCTCTTTGATGATTTTGACTAGTGCGAAAATTAGGCTGGAATTTTCTTGATGCTGCCGCTTCCATATTTGGGCCTACCTAGGTGGTCTTGCCGTCGCTGGCGATTAGATACTTTTGTGTCGCCTCGTTGCGGTAAACGTTTTTGATATGCATGGAATCTCCTGGTTTTTATGGTCTTTTATAAATATGCCTAATTTTTTCAAAAACCAGTGTCTTTTTCAAATAACGAAGTTATATTATAGTCATAAGGACACAGGTAGTGCCGAATCAAGGAAAGAATATGATTAAGACAAAGACATTCCAGTTCCTCATCTCTAACGCGGCAGGCAACGATGTCCATCACGACGACGATCTCGCCTTCATCGCGCGTGTCAACAAGAACGGCACTCCGTTGACTGAATGTGAAATCGACAAGAAGATCAACACGTGGATCAAAAAGGAGCAGGCCGATGTGGTTGACATCAAGGTTACGCCTTATACAGTCGACCGCCATAACAACGGCCGCCACGATACGGTCATATTGACCTACACGATCCTTTACCGCGAAACCAAGAAGGAGGCTTAATCATGCAGGAACACGGAAACCTTTATTGGGAAATTAAATTCTCCGGCCTCTTTGATGGTGCCGAAGATTGCTACGCCAATGAAGATGCCGACGTCACGGTGAGCAGCTACGATTTCGCCACAGCCTACAGGAGGGCTGAAGTGATGTATAATGCGTTGCTCAAACTTCATCCGGATCGTGTTTATTGCGGGCAGGCGTATCTCCGAGATGACTCCTCGGTTAGCCCAAGCGCGCCCCATCATATTTATGCCTACCACCATATCGCTTCCGAGAAGATGAATGCTTTCTTCTCGGTGGGCTCCGATAAGTGCTTGCGCTTGACTTTGCGTGCGTAGGAGGCTGAAATGGAAGATAAGCTGCACTTGAAGTCCGAAACCGCATACTTTATGGCCTTGCAGGAGGGCAAAGAAGCTAGGGTATATCTCAAGAACGCCCACGCCAATAACCGTAAATTTGAGGAAACCTCGGAGGCTGCTAAATGCGAACCGAATTCGTTGAACTCTTGCAAAACAAATTAGAGGATTTCGTTGGCGAAATTCTCAACGACAAGCAAAAGCGAGGCGACAATGATGTCATTGGGTTTGAAAACGTCCAGCTTAAATACCTAAGAGGATTCTTGGATGGAATGTGCACGGCGCTTAATTGCAATTACCAAAAAGAAGGAGATTATTGGGTGATCCGGGACGGCAGAAAAAAAGTTATTGCGCGCGAAAAAGAAGCGTATGATGATGAGGAGGCAACCAAATGAACGAGAATTTGAAAAGACATAGACCCGATATTAAGGTGCTAGGCGCAGGGAAGGCTATTGCCTTCATGCCGGAAGATCCGATGGGCGTGTGGGTTCATATTCAGGAAGTGCGCGACCTGCTTGACGTGAAGGACCGCACAATCCGCGATTACGAGGACAACTACCTTCCCCGCCCGAAGACTATGGCGCTGAAGCCCTGGATGATTGGCAGCCCGGAGACCGGTGAACAGTGGGTGTGTGATTTCGAAGACGTTGATAAGGTCATTGCGGAAAAGAATAAAGAAATTGAGGACCAGCGCAAAAGATTGGAAGAATTTGAAAATGGGGCCCTTTTTAATAGGGAGAACCCCGTGTCATTTGATGAATTTGTCAAAATTTGCGGCTTTCCCCTGGATTCCTTGGAGAATTGTCAAAAAGAAATTGAGGAGCTGAAAGCGAAGGCTGCCTCGTGCGAGGCGAAGGACAAGGAAATTGAGGACCTGAAAAAGAAGCTGGCGGAGTATGAAGACTGTGCCGTCAATGTCTGCGCCGAACGCGATGACAACCAAACCGTGATCGATGAACTCAATGCCGAAAATGCCGCCTATGAAAAGAAGGTTAAATTCTTGGACGAGCAGGTAGCGTCCCGTGACAAAATTATTAAGGACGTCACCGACGAAAGAAGCACCCTTCGCAAGATTGCGCATGACCGAAAAGAGAATTATTTGGAAATGCAAACCAAGGCGGACCGCTTGGAAAGCAAGTGCCTCGCAAAGGACGGGGCTGCTATGAAGAAGCGCAGAAGTGGCTGAATGTGGAGCACAAGGGTCTTGAAAGGGTCAAGCAGTGTAGGGGGTAGTATGACTTTGCGAAAGAAAACTAAACGCGTGTCTCTTTCAGTTCCTAAAAACGTATGTATAGAATGTGGCAAGCCGGTCACGCTCGGAACAATGCAGGATGGGCATATGTGTATGACCTGCTATGAAAAGCGGTGGTCGTTTTGCCGATAAGTTTAGAAAGCTGACTGCCGGATTCGCGTCCGGATAATCGACACCGTAAGTCCTAATAGTCTGTAATGTGGTAGCTCCCGTTGCCGACCTAGGGTATTCGGAGGAGATGTGTTGGCAGGGCAGGCGGTTGGTTTATGATGTAATGGCATTGATAGCGCCGATGTGCACTGCAGCGTTTCAATAACCATTGCTAGACGAGCCGCCAGCCTTTTCTTTTTAACAAAGGAGCATCAAAATGATTGTTTGCGATATTTGCAAAAAGAATCCCCGCCGTGAAATCACAGTCAAGGATATGCTTTACGATAAGCCTCGGAGCAAGGGCCAGCGCTTTGACCTGTGCGAAAAGTGCTTCAAGGAAGTCTTCAAGGAAGTTCTTGCAAAGAAACAACAGCAGGCCACTATCAAATGATTGAAAGCACCAAACTCAACCACAAGCCGCATCGAATCCGTGTTGAGGTTCCTGACAAATGTACGCGCCCCATCAAGGCAGGCATTTGCGGGTCCACGCGCTTTCTAGTGTATGATGAACCGGTCCGACTTCGAGGCGTGGTCTGCCGCCACTATCGCTGCCAGGAATGCAAGGCGGACTATTACGTTGCGGATCTATCCGCTATTCATTTGTAATGCGCAAGTTCAGCTGGTATACCATCCCGGCCAAGCTCACCGATCTATCCACCGTGTATCAATATGCGGTGGACCGTTTTATTCCGCTTGAGGTAGATCGCCACGGATTCGGCAGTTACATCCACGTAAAGGCCGGAACCTTTGTTACGCGCCACGACGGCGGCTGGCAGCGTTGCAAGCCCCATATGAAAGGCGGCCATCGACATAACCATCTCAAAAATGCCCTCAAACGGAAAATGCACAAGAAATAGGTGTCTTTTTCAGTATATAGGTGTATATTTAGGATATACGGCGCTAGGTATGCGCCTAACCAAGGAAAGATAATATGGAAGCAAAAATCAAAACCGAACCGGAACTCGCCGAGATGGAACCGGAAGAATTCAAAAAAATTTTCTACAATCTCATGGAAAATGGCAAGAAGGTCGAACAGGAATTCCGCACCGATTGGATCAACAACAACGGTCTCAAGGGCTACCTCACGGATGGCGGTGCTATCATGACTCTTGAATTCCCGAACGGCCGAATCTTGGAATGCCGAGAACTCTATGGAAATGATGTTACGATAGAACGCCGCCCGTCTCGATCGAAAGAGCTCGCTAAGGCAAAGGCAAAGGCTGCAAAGGCTGCCAAGATCGCTAAAGTAAACGAACGCGGCGACCTCGTCATTCCGAAGGAATACCGTGAACTCGTCGAAAAGGCGCTCAAGGTAGCAGAGATCGCGCTCAACGAGAACAAACAGGCTACTTGGATCATCAATATGGCTCAGGGCAAGAACAAGGCAAAGCAGATTCATTGGCTCCTCAAGAACGTCGCGAAGGTAGGCTAAGGTGAAGGAAGAACAGAACAATGCCCGGACACCGAACCGTCCAACTCAAATATGAAAGGGAACAAGATGAAGAAGGAAACAACATACAGCGCTCCGATGCTGATCGCCGGGGCTAACGGGCAACTTAAGGTTGCCTTTGTGAAGGCGCCTGCAAAGAGGAAATAACCATGCGCCGTAAATATGCCGAAAAATTTAAATGGTAGTGTTATGAAGAATTTGTTTAAGGGCAGGCTCACGCTCCTCCATCCGATCGGGTGGAGCCTTATGCTGATTGAGTGGTGGATAAAACCGGGGGCTGGTTGTAAGTTGCCAGTGGGTTCCCCACCACATATTCCACTTTTGGTGTCATTCAAATGGCGCCATCAAAGGGAAAGACAACTGCCTCGATCTCAACTTTCACATTCTAGGCTTTTTCTTTGCCTACACCGATTTCAATTACGGGCGATTCAAAAAGGATCAATGCCGCCGCGATTGAATTTTGTATAAATAGTTCGAGGTGTCACATGGAAGATAGAGGAATTGGCATATGGCATGAGATTTGCGATGCGATGGTACCGGAAGGGCCTTCCGGGCAAAAGCTTTGCAGTGCCAAGCTTTCACATTACGCAATGATGGTAGTAGCGTTAGCTGCCGTGGCGGATCGCAAATCCGGTCCGCGCGATTCGGACTCCGGCGTGAGAGTTACCCGATTCCCTACCATGAGCGACAGCATAATGTATCATTTCAAGGATATTGACATAGTCAATCGCTTTTTTGAGCGGGCCCGCCATATTATAGAGGCGGCAAAAATATGAGGTTGCGAAATGAAAAACGAAATGTATGAGAATTCATCTTCCCCGTCAATCAAGCGCATATTTGTCAAGATTTCTTGTGCCGGCCCGATCTCGCACGGAATTGGAATTTGGCGCAAGGTTGGCGAGGTTGATTGGCACACCGATTTTCAGGCATCTTACTACACCGGCGATTTGCGTGCTGCCCGCGAAGGGACTAGCCCGTTCATGAAGTATTTAGGCAAGGTCAATCTTGAATCGAAGATTGCGGAATGCCTTTTTGAATTTGCCGGACATTTAAAATTCGGGGCAAAGCTGGAAGAATTGTCCCATAACCAAACCAATACTGTACCGGAGAAATAATCCCATGGATAAAACAACCGTTAACGATATTACGCCGCAGAAGGCGCTTGAACTTTCCCGTGAAGGCTTTGATTGGCGTGGCTATGTGCAAACGCGCCTGAACGAAACCATCCCGGATGCCGCCCGCGCCACCGGGGCACGCTCCTGCACCGTTGAGTTTGCCTGCACGAATGACGTGCCGTTGTCGACATGCACCACGAAGGTCCTGCATGAACTTAAATGTTTGGGGTGGGGCACCGGCGACGTTACTACCGTCCAGCCCAGCAACGATGGGATTCAGGTCGTCGTTTACTGGTAGCGGCAGATTATGAGCACTAGATGTTATAACTGCTACAAGGTGCCGGACACCATTGCGCCCATTGAAAAATTAATGCCGTTCCTAAACACAATGCGAGCGGACTATTTGAAGTTTTTGAAAGGGCGCATTACCCCGGATTCTGCAAGGCACGCTATTCGCTACACGGAAGAAATCCTTAAAAAGAAACGCGGGTCGCATGCTTTCGACAACCTTAACATTGGCGAAGACCCGTATTACCGCCAGTATCTCCTCGAGCAATCCGCAACGATGGAACGCGGAGTACCTTTTGATTGCTCCGGCGACGGCGTGGTGATTGTGCACCGCGGCATCACGGTCCTTTGGCTATTTCCCGGATGCGAGATGGAAACATTCATACGCACATATGAGCCGCTCAAGGAGTGCGAGGATTATTCTTGGACGAATCAGTGTGATGAGTTCCCCGAATTCATAACGGAATTTTGGGAATCGTTGTTTGACGAGCGCAAGGTATCCGTTCCTTCGAATCTTGGCCTGCGTTATGATTTTTGGCGCCCGGACTCCGATGCATGGAACCTTGCCGAAAAGTTCGCTGCCGCATACTCTTCCGGAGCATCAAATTAAACCGCAAGTCTTCAGATTTTAAGGCAGGAAGATTCCTGCCTTTTTCTTTGTCCCTATAAAATTTTTCAGAAAAATTACCTAATAGGAGTGTCTTTTTCAATAAATGAATCTATATTATAATCATTCGGGGCAATAACGCCCATCAACAAGGAAAGAAGCAATGGAATTAGAATTACGCCCAAGTACCGGTCTTTACCGGGACGATTATCAAGCACACCTCTCCGAGATTTCCCCTGAAACGTGGCAGCGCTGGGAACTTAACAAGGATAAGTATTATGCCCAGTGCAAGAATGTCATCGACTATGCGGTATACTATCACAGCTCGCGCACCCCGATGGACCCAAAGGAACTTGAGGCACGTGCCAACTTGATTTTCTGCATCGCCTGCCTCCGTTGGGATCCGAATGGTGATGCTTCATTGCCTACTTACGTGGCAACGCAGCTTCGCCGCCTTACCGGCACGGACATTCGCGTCGAATCCAAGCACAAGAATAATGTGACCAAGGGCGCCTCCTCCGATGGCGAAGGCACTGTGGACTTGCTGACGCTTATTGGCAGGCCGGATGAACGAGATACATTGCGCGAATACGTGGTCAAGGCCGGTAGTGATGCCACCGCATTATACGACGCTTGCATTTCGGGCTGGTATGACCGCAAGAGCAACGCAGGCTCCAAGCGCCCGATCACGCCTCGCGGCCTATTTTTGGCACGAGTCCTTCCGTGGACCTGCAAGGAACGTTATGAAAGTGCCCTTTGCGGTATCAAGGCCGCCGCCGATGCTTGGCGCAAGGGCAAGGATTTCAAGGTATACGCCGTAATCAAAAGGAGTGCATAACATGCTTATTAGCGAATTCTTTGAAACAATCCGCTCCATCCCGGGCACCACCGCAAAGGTCGCCTACGCAAAAGAACACCATAACCAACTCATCGACCAAATCGTTGCCGATGCAATGGACCCGAGCATCACTTATGGCGTGACCTCGAAGGACGTTGGAGAAGTTACCTGCAGCGGCATCAAAGAAATCCCGGACTACTACCGAGATTTCCACGCGCTCCTCGCCAAGTTTGCGAAGCGCGAAATTACAGGAAATGCTGCTGTCGAGGCTATTCGTAGCATCCTCTCGTTTATTCGTGATGATGAAACGCGTGAACTGTTGAAGCAGGTTCTTGACCGCGACCTCAAGATGGGCATTAGCTGGAAGACATGGCGTGCCGAAGTTTTGGGCATCTCCGAAAAGTTCGAGGTGGCGCTCGCCCAGCATCTCGAAAAGGTCAAGGGCGTGAATCCGGTCAACGGCACCTACTACGCAAGTCGCAAGTGCGATGGCTGTGTCTCGGGGGACACCTTGGTTGAGATTGAAGGTCACGGTGTTTTGCCTATATCGGAGGTCGTTGATAAAAAATTGCAAGGAAAAATCAAATCATATGATGTTGCGACCGGCCGCGTTGTGTATTCCGATATAACCGATTGGATGCATAATGTGCCGGATGCCGACCCGGGTCAAAAAGAATGGTTTTTGCTTGAGCTGAAAGATGGTCGCTCCTTGAAAATAACTGGGAATGATTCTTTATATGTGAAAGGCAAGGGCTGGGTTCGCGTAGACGCCCTCGCTCCCGGAGATGAGTTGGCGATAGATAGCATATAATTATGTATGTTTTATGTGCGGCTAGGGTAGCTCCCGAACGCGTAACACTCTATTGCGCTGCCGCTATTGCGCTGCCGCTATATGGCGCCAGGATGCAATTCGCAAGCGCCATCTTGAATCTTTTGGATATACCGTATATGTCATATGGGAATCTCAGGTAAAAGATGGTTCGTATAAAAACATTGTTGATTTTATTTTAAAGAATCATATTAGAATGGAGGGCGCTCATGTTTGCGACCATAAATAGAATTACTAAAATACCTCCGCAAGATACGTATGAGTTGACTGTGGAAGGTACCCATTGTTTTTTTTGCAATGGAATTTTAAAGCATAATTGCCGGTGCGTGGCGATCGTGGACGTGGATGAAGGCACTGTTGAATTCCGCTCCCGCCAAAACAAGGAATTCACCACTCTCGAAAATCTCAAGCCCGGCGTAAGCCGCTTCTGCGCACCGCTTACCGGCAAGTGGGTTCTCGACGGCGAACTTTGCAAGGTAGACGCTAACGGCGATGAAGACTTCCAGTCGATGATGAAGGAAATTCGCCGCAAGGACTACATGATTGAAGATTGCTGCTATCAGGTGTTCGACATACTCACCTACGATGAATTCTGCGAAGGCAAGTCCAAAGAAATTTTGGCTGTTCGCTTCAAGCGCCTTGCTGACTTGGCATTCGAGTACTCCTCCCTTCCGCATGACCGTTGTTATGTCAAGCTGCTCAAGCAGGAACTTCTCCGCAGCCAGGACGACTTCGACCGTTGGTCCGGATACGTGTCCGAAGGCAACTGGGAAGGCTTTATGCTCCGCAAGAACACATTTTATCAATCCGGGCGCACTAAGGATCTTTTGAAGGTCAAGAAATTTTCGGACTTGGAGGCTACCGTTTTGGATGTAGTTGTTGGTGAAATGACAACGGCAATCCCCGGTAAAGGCAACGAAACTTTTACAGGTGTACGTTCCCTAGTCATTAACTATAAGGGGAATACCGTGAACGTTGGCGCAGGCCTTACCCGAGAGCAGCGTATTGAATGGTATAATGACCCGTCTAAAATTATTGGTTCGGACATTTGTGTTAAGTATTTCGAAGAAACGGTTGCTCAGGATGGAAAATACAGCTTGCGCTTCCCTACCTTGAAATATGCGTATTCCGGAAAACGAGATGTGTAATGCGAAGTGGTTGCATACTATTCGCCAAAAATTAACAAAGGAGGCAATATGAGATTTTTCAAATGGCTTGCCGGACTCTTCACGCGCAATCCGAGGCGCGTTCGCGTTGAGATTTCTCTCGGTCCGGTCAATAACCGCCATATTGAAATTGCGCCGGGCGCGTTTGATGAATTCATGAAGCGCCCCGAAAATCAGCGTTGCGTGACCCTTGGCTTCCCCGGGGAATCCGTCTCGCGTGAGGTGATACAGCGGGATGTCACGGCAGAAGCCTTCGCCAGCCGCAAGGTCGGGGTGGCGGGGCATGTGGTACGCGTTTGCGGTAGTCAAGGCGATTGTATCGACATTGCCTTGCACAATACCCCGGAAGGGCGTGCCGCACAGGAATTGATCCTCAAGGGCGCCGGGAAGATGGCGTATGGGCTGTCGGGCATTGGGCAAATGATGCCCGGCAATCAAATGGAGCTGGAATCTATTTATTTCGCGTCCATCGTTCCGGCGGATTATGGCGACTAGCGCAATACGGCGTTTTTAAGGCGATAAAAGAAGGCACCCATGTATTTGGGCGCCTTTATTATTTTCCGGGCTTATATGCGCGTTTATGGCGAATTAAACTTCATGCTACGCGCTAAAGCCTTCTTGCCAGTCGGCGTGAGATAATAATAATTGAAGTTGCCTCGCTTAGAAACTTCCAAGAGACCGGCTGCCATAAGGTCATTCAACCGCTTTTGGGTTGTCTGCGTGGATAAGCGTAGCTCATTTGCGATGCGCCACGTGGTGGGGTATCCATTTGCAAGACTCGCCGCCACCTTCAGCACGTCCATATCCTTCGGGGATGTTATATCCGCTACCGGTTCTGTGGCATTGGTGGCATTGATCTTCTCCAATGCCTCGTGTTTGATAAGTCGTATTCTATGCATATTGTGTCCTTTTGTTAGATGTGGATTACCAGTTCAAGACGGATCAGTGCCTCGTCATCCACGCTCTTGGCGTTGGGGTTGCGGATAACTGTGATTTGGCGCACGAAGTAGCTAAGGTCCATAGATCCGTAATGCACGTATAGCTTTGAGAACTGGACAATATCGCCGGGGCAGTATTTATCCGCATATTTGGGCCGATATTGCCCGGGGCCTGCGGGAGGGATATCCGGAGGCAGGCGCTTGAGCGTATATGCGATATTTGTGTAGTTCACTTCCATTACGCGCCCCCGATCGAACATATCCGTCTGCGGGTCTGTGTATGCTACGCGGGCTTGGAAGTCCGGATTGTCGGCATATCGATATTCATGGTCCTTCGAGTTGTAGATGGATCCGGTACGCGTTTTAGGATCATACTCACCTTTTATCGGGAGATAAACGTCCGTAACATAGCCCTGTATTTGGACTAGGTGTTTGAGCGCGATATACTCCTTAAAATCCGCGTGCTTGGTGATTACATTATAACTATGTGCCATACCTGAAAATATACCTTTGTTTTGCGCCATTCTACACGAAAGCCCCGGATGCAATGGAAGAGGCGTCCGGGGCTTGATAGGATCAGGTACATCTAAATATACGAAAGGGCCGATCGGCAAGTTGAAACAGATTAGGCAAATTCGTAGAGGCGGCTGGATTCGGACCAGCGACTCGTATCTCAGAGTACCTCCTTAGCAGGGAGGCGGTTTAGACCACTCACCCACGCCTCTATAGCGGAAGCGGAGGGATTCGAACCCCCAAACCTTATGGCCGGCGGTTTTCAAGACCGCTCCACCACCAGTTGTGGGACGCTTCCGTTTAGCTGGAAAGGCAGGACTCGAACCTGCAACATCTTGGTTAACGGCCAAGCGCTCTACCAATTGAGCTACAATCCAATATAATGGGCCGTGAGGGATTCGAACCCCCGAACCCGTTAGGGAGATGATTTACAGTCACCGTGCTTTAAAGCCGCTTGCATAACTGCCCGTAATAATTAGTAGCGCCATGCGGAGTCGAACCGCAGTTGCCGGAGTGAAATTCCGGAGGCGTAACCGCTTGCCTATGGCGCCATATAAATAAAAAATCCGCTGTTTATGCAGCGGATTCCATTTACACTTCTTTTGGAGTTTATCACCGCTGCGGTATATGCAAGATCGAAGCCTCGGAACTGGCCGCTGCTTCAAAATTGAAATTATTTGCGTAATACTGCTTCATGTGATTTTCCTTTGTTGAATAATATACGAACATCAATTCACAATGGCACGTTAATCCTCGCGCTCGAAGTAAATTCGGCGGATGGCCTTGCATTCCGGACACCATCCGATCGTCCATTTATTCACCTCGTATTCGGCGAGGAAATGTTTATGGCATTTGCCGCAGCGGAAGATTTTCATCGGCCACACCTGTTAATGTGATATTCGCAGTAGTCGAGCCATTCTTCAATTCAATTGAGCAACGAATGGGTCCAAATACATATTAGCTGGATAATCCATCCGATTATCCAAAAGAAGCATCCGATAATGAGCCATATCCATTTCATATGCCAGCATCCTTTATTGTGTTTTCTAATATACCGGATTCCTTTGCTTTCTTACGGGCCCGGTAGGCACGGTTACGCGCATTTTTTCGGGCCTTGAATTCGGGGTCATCCTTATGCGTTGCGTAATATTTGTCCCGTTTACGCTGCGAGTTTGCCTTACCTTTCGGGGAGGCATCATACTTGCGATGGGATTTTTTGATGGATTCTTTTCCCGCCGGGGTTTGCGCCCATGCCTTATATGAATCCCGTTTCTTTTGCGTCTTGCCAAAACGGGCGTCACTTATTTTCTTGGCCCGCTTTGAGGGGTCTACCTCCTTGGGCATGGTAGCACATGGGCGCATGCGGGTGGCGATAAGGGCTTCCCAAGATGGTATTTCGGAAGAGTCTTGCATTTTAATTTTTTTGGGATGCTAGTGTAATAATCGCTTTTATACGTTTGCGAGTTTAGTAAGCCGTTTCAAGTGGACGGCATCGGTAGAATCCCCGAATTTATACATTCCCTTGATGCCATCGGAAATTGGGATAGCCGTGAACTCCATAGGCTCTTGTTCGGGGCATATCCGGATCAAGCTCAAGGCATTCGCCAGTATGATGAAGATGGGAACCTTCACGGTTGGTGTAGCCGAGATATTTGATTTTTTCAAGTTTAGTGTTGCATTCATAGTAGAGGCAGTCGCCCACGTCGTCATCGCATTCTTCCAAGAACCAACCGGATCCTTTGGCGGTCGTGTCAAAGTAGTAGTTATGGTTGTACGAAGAGGATGGTTTTGACCAATGCCAATTACTGTCGTTGATTTGGATTTTCTCAGTCATAAGCCCTTCATTCGGTTTAATTAAAAGGCAGGCAACATCGCCGCCTACCTTAAATATACATCCCTCGTTTGAAAAAGACACCCTATAAAAGCTTTTCTAGCACAGAAATCACCTTGGCGGTGCTTTTGATTATGGCGCCAGCTATGCGCCGGGTGCGCGTGCGCCTGATGGTATTTTCGATATGCTTCTTTTTATATTCCGGGTCATTGTTCCATTTATTTTCCGCATAAGAACGCGCACGCGCCCTTCGGGCAGGGGCGTTCTTCTCATAATTTTTCTTCCAAATATCAGGATGCTTTCTATAGTAGTCCTGATTATATTCTTTTTTGTCCGTTGGCATCGCATACCTCGTATAATTACATATGAATATTACGAAATCACAATCTAAGCAATTACGCTATATGTGCGGCGTTGTCGATTACAATCAGCCGTGTACCCGAAAATATACGGGAACGCCCGAAGGCAAGATCCGCGAAATCGGAAGATTCAAATACCTCGAAAACGGTGGTGAACTCAAATACCTCACCTTTGATGGCGGCTCCGTCAATTTGGATGGCATTACTTTTGATGTTCTCCTCGCCTGCATTGAGGCATGCGATGGCCTCGATCCTATTCAGGTGGCAACACTCCCCGAACCCAAGAAACCTTCCGACATTGAAGATGCGATTGCAGTTGCGCTTACCGCCGCCGAGCCGGACGTGGTTGCCCACCTTGATGCGGCACGCGGCAATGATGTTCATGCGGTAAACGTTCCCGTTACGGTAGAAGCCGCAGCGCCTGCCGAACCGCCGACGGATGATTGGTGCACCCCGGAGAATGTGAGCGATTGGCAGGAACCGGATGAACTTGAAAAAGTCAAGCAGGCAGAAGCCCATAAGAAACCTGAAGGCGAACCTGAAACTGCGCCCGCTGAATCGCCGAAGGTCGAACCTCCGCCGGTAATTCGCGAGGAGCTGGTAACGCGCGATGAGTTCGAAAATGCCATTCGCGAAACCGCCATGAATGCCGCTGCGCGAGAAGCCCTGTATTTGTGCAATATCGAATGTGGCCCGGAGTGCGATTCCGCGGCAAACATCATTAGGGCGAATGCCACCGTTCCGCATTTCTTGGGCACCTACAGCAAGTGCCTTGAACATGTCGGCATCCCGCATTCCCTAGAAGAAATTGCAGTCGCCCTCCCGAATCAGGAAAAGTGGTTGCGCTCCCTTGCCATTAACAGTTGGAAAATAAAGGACTAGTTCATGGAAGAATGCATGCATCCTACACTTGGAATGCGCGTTCGCTCCGATGGGTCTGTATTTGTGAAAGGGCGGTGGCCTAGCACTTCCCATTGGACTAAAGGGGCGCCTATCTGCAATGGGAAGCGCGGATGGCTTCCAACGGCGATCGCCTTAGATTTTCGTAAACTACCTAAGGTAGAGCGTACTCCTGAATTATATCAAAAGCTAAAGCAAGAAGGAAAACATGCATAAGTTAGTAATTGCAATTGACAATGGGACTTCTGGGTCCATCGGGTGGGTTGGCACCGATATTGCCCCGGGGTATGTTCTCACCCCTATGTTTAAAGAACAATCCTACACGAAGGCGAAACAGCTCATTTCTCGCATAGACCATGTCGCACTTAAAAAACTTTTAACCGGTCTAATTGCGGAAACCCCGCCAAGCGATGTATTGGTCGTTCTAGAACGTCCGTGCATCAATCCACTCCGTTTCAAAACATCCATCTCCGCCGCACGCGCGTTGGAGGCGACCCTATGCGTCATAGAGGATCTTGGCCTCCCGCACATGTATTGCGATAGTAGAGATTGGCAAAGCAAGCTACTCCCGCATGGCATCAAAGGCTCGCCGGAATTGAAGAAGGCATCGATGGATATTGGATGCCGCCTGTTTCCAACCCAGTCGGAGCTGATTACCAAGCATAAGGACGCGGACGCACTTCTCATTGCAGAATGGGCACGCCGGAGCGCATTATGAATATTCACTTAATCCATAAAGGAGAATCCAAAATGTCTATCCATAGACTTTTCATTTCCCAACCCATGGTTGACAAGTCCAACGAACAGATCGAAGCCGAACGTAAGCGTGCGATCGAAGCCGCACAGAATTACGTCAACGCCCAGCTTGGCGTCCCCGAAGGCGAACGCAAGATCGAAGTTATCGACTCCTTCTTCAAGGATGCCCCGCATAATGCCAAGCCGCTGTGGTTCCTTGGCAAGGCTTTCGAACTTCTGTCCACTGCGGATATTGTATATTTTGTCAAGGGTTGGGACCAGTACCGCGGCTGTAAGATGGAGAATCGCGCCGCCCATGAATATCTCGAGCCCGCTGGTGCAATTATTATTGAAGAATAAACGTATCTCCCTTCAATAAAAGAAGCTCCGGAAGCAATTCCGGGGCTTTCCTTATAGAGGGATTTAATTGTTAAGCCACTGCCATCGCGTAGGCGATAGCTGCCTTGCGACAATCATCGAGGGTTTCGCATTTGAAACCGGGCTTGAGATTGAAGCATCTTTCGGGGTGTTCCTTTTCGTATTCGGAGTTCCAACCGGAATCCGCGGCAAGGTCGCCCTTCTTGATTTCGTCCCCGATCTTGAAACTGCAGTAGGCGCGATGAGACCAGCCAGTCCACACCTGATTCTTTTCCGAGAATCCGATGCAGGCAACGCGGCTGTCGCTTGTTTTGTCAAAGTCGCGATAGGCTTCCACCTTCGAAATCTCCTTTTCTACAAGGAGGAGAACTTCCCCATCCAGTTCGAATGCGAGTTCCAGTTTCGGATCCCCGACCGGGATGTTGTAGGCGCAGCCCTCGTTTTCAAATTCCTTATGGGCAAGCGTGATGAAGCAGCCATCCATCAGGACATCCCACGAATCCGCCCATTTCGCGTCCTTTTCGACAGTGAAATGCTCCTTGGCGTATTGCGTGATTTTTTCGATTTGTGCTTTGGTGAATTTTTCCATAGAAGTCTCCTGTTTTCCAAATATACACTAGTCTTCAATTTGTTGGAAGCGTATGCGTTCGTGCGGCCATTGATCTTCCGCCTTTCCGATGCAATAAAACGCATCCGGGGAATGTACCCCGGATGCGTCCAACTCCTTGAATACAATGCGGCCTTTGCGCATGACTGCCTTGAAACGGCCGGTACAGCCGTTCATGCCGCTGTCAAACCAAGAGCATTCGTAGATTTTGCCTTTTTCATATGGTCCGATTATGTATTTCTCATTTCCCATTAGTCGCCTATAAATGTATTTGTGAGCCACAATGCGCGATAATAGTCCGTTTCATCTAAATGGTTTCTTTCGCCGTAAACGCGCATTTGCGCCGGTTTTTCTGCCTGCCTATAGTAAGAGGCGCCATTCCCCGAATCGCCGGATTTAAGCGCTATTATTGCTATAATAATGCCGAATATGACGGCAATGGCCATGACCCCCGTAAACTGGATAATGGCCATGGATGCCGCCTTTTCATGCATTTCGTCATATTCTTGCGATAGAATAATTCCGTATTTCATTTTTGCGGTTATTTGATTGTATTGAATACGCGGGCTACGTCCCATGGGTCTCCGCATATAATATATTTGCACATCTCGGCCCGTTCAATTCCGGGGCTATAACCCTTATCGATATTATAAATGGCAATGCGCATACGCCGGGCATATGACCCTGAATCGCCGTCATGGTAGCGGTCCGATGAATTGATCATGAAGACGCAGCCTTGATATGTTGACTGATTCGGCGTCTTTGTAATCACATCCCTATGTATTCCGCCTTGAATTGTACATGTCCCGATACGGGTCGCACATTCAATTAAATGGTTTAGGTCGGGATGGATTACCTGCGTAACATGTATAGTGGCGCTTTGCTTGGCGACGCTGGTATTTTCGATGATGCGCCTGAGTAAATACATGGGACCTCCTATAAATTATGGTTATCCAATCGGTTATTGATGTTTTCAAGTTGTTCGCGGACCCACTCGGCGAACTGTCCTATGGACCAATTCTCCGCCGTGATTCTCGACAGCATCGATCCGCTATTCCAGCTCTGCACAAAGGTGCTTGCTTCCGACTGTAAATCTAAAAATTTGATGGGATCGCCGTAGGGCTTTTCTACGGTTTTCCGGCCTTTCCGTTCTTTTCTAATATGGCGTATAGCGATCATACTGTCTCCTTCCCCGCCTTGTTTAATGTGTCACGTAGCGTTCGCGTACAGCCTTGATGGCGGCATCGTGGTAGCGCTGCGCAATGCGGCCCGCCATAATGCGGCGGAGGGTTTCATAAGATACGGACTTCATTGTTAGTCCTCCTGAAATTCGGGGTGAACCAGTTCAAGTTCCATACGGCGAAGCAAATTTTTGAAGGAGTCCTTCCATGTCATGGAGCACGTTACAAAGTGCCCCGTAACAACCTCGACAGCAAATACTGCATCCGAATTTTTAATGATTTCGATTTTTTTGAATTTTTTATTGAAACCACCAATCCCTAGGACAACTCGACTTGAGGACTTATTGAAAGCGGCACATTCCGCATGGTCATAGAGTTTCGTCATTAGATCCCGAATTAATGCGTTTTCATCCGGGTTGAATTTAGTTTCGGTTGCTTTTTTCATGATGGACTCCTTTTATAAATAGCGTGTGATGAGATAATCGGCGCCTTCGATCTTCGCCGCGTAGTATTTGACGACCTTATCCCAAAAGTTTGCCTTCACTTTCATGAGGATGCCTTGGTCGCGATGCCATTTGGTCTTGTCAAGCGAGCGTGCCCGGTTTGATTGCGCCCAATGGTAGCTACCTCCCTCATCAAATGTGTGGTAGCGATTGATCGCGAAGAGCAGGCGTTCCATACTAGTTTTGAGGCGGGGCATTTTCATATTAGTACTTGACCTGAATTTTCGAGACGAACACCCAAACATCGCCCGGATTACGCGGCATAATGGTTTTTGCCCAAAGGATAATGCCGTTCACATGGTAATGCCCTTTGACGCAACAGATGGCATTTTTCTTGAATGTTTTGGCAAACGTCTGCCCTTTATATTCGACAAATACCTTGAAGGCTTTTGCCTCTGTATGCTTGAGCCTATAGACGAAGTGGCGTTTTACTGTGGCAACGTAGGTTGCGCACCAGCCGTACAATTCTTTTTTGAAATTCTTGATCATATTTCTTTCCTTATTTCGCCCGCTACCTGCAGGCTATGAATATAATATAGCTCCATTATTTGAAAAAGACACCCCGTTTTATCGAAAAAAAGAGGGCGGATTTCATTTAGGGCAGCGGAAACCGTATAGTCCTTAAATTTTCTTATACCTCACGGCTGGACGAAATGGTCCAGCTGTCCGTATATTACAGAAGACATTTAATTGGCATATCAACCAAGGAGTTTCAAATGACCGAATTGCAGTTGAAGATTCGCAAGCTCACACATAAGCTGTCGACCCTTAAGAAGGGTGGAAAAGATACATCGCAGGTTCTCGCCGAATTGACCCCGCTCCGTGAGCAGCGCAAGGCTGAACGGGCCGCTGAAAAGGCCGCCAAGGCTCCGAAGGCTGAAGCTCAGGCTCCGGTTCAGGTTTAAACTATCGGGGGTGCCTTGGTTTCGACAGGGATACCGATACGCAAGTTGCACGCCGAGGTCACAGACGGGGCGAAGCACCTGCCAACGTGTAGAGCATTTGGTATGTATATTTAATCACCTCCCGATGAGGTTTTGCCAAGGTGACCGTGATAAGCGAAGCGGACCGAGGCAAAGCGCTGGAGACCGCATTAGGCTGAAGGAAATCGGAAAACTGACTGATGTAGGTCGGATGCTACGGCTACCGACTAAGCAGTGCTCGGTGGAGGGCCAAACTGCATCAGGACCGGCTACGTAGTACGGGCTGATTACCCGTGTGGAGTAGTTTCCCTCTGTTCCGTCAATAGGGTGGGAAGACGGAGCGCCCGGCATCCTTCAGGGCTCGTTCGGCTACTCCCGAACGAAAAGTGACTATCAACCACAAGGACTATGGCGGGATAGCTCAATGGTAGAGCAGGGAATATACTAATTCCTAGGTTGCCGGTCCGAGTCCGGCTCCTGCCCCTACATAAAAGAAGGCGTGATGCCTCATCTTAGGCTTGGGCATCACGCGCAAACGATTTATTTTAAGGAATAGTATATGACCGCATTTGATCGTGTTAAGACCATTCTCGAAGACCGCCTCGCCATTTCGGACATCACCGAGGATACCAATCTTGAAACTGTCTTTTCGGAGGATGACTATGAGCGTCTTATGATTTCACTAGATTTGGAAGATGAGTTCGGCGCCAACATTTCCGATTCAGAACTGGATCGTATAAAGACCGTGGGCGATCTTGTCCGCCTTGTAGATCCGAATCATTAGGTTTATTGCGGCGTATATTATGTTTGGTGACGCCCGGATGCTCAGTCCTTACGAGGAACGCATCGCTCCACCGGGCTAGAGCGCACCGCAAGTTTGAAATGCTGTCGAAACCCCTACACGTTTAGCTCAGTTGGTAGAGCTCGGGCGGATACACCCGGTAAGCCACTGGTTCGAGTCCGGTAACGCGTTTAGGGATACGGCAGAAGTCTCGGGGAATGCATCTTCGAGGCGACGCTTTTGAAAGAGGTGCGGGAGCAATCCCCTGAGACGGTGAAGAGCCGCGCGTGGCATAAAGCTAGAATCCCTTGTCAGCACCTTTCATTTTGAAAGAGGAGAGCTTTGTTTTCCGGTTTCCTTCACTCCTTGCAAAGAGACATACAACCGGTCGCTACAAGAAGTTGCCTGTTCAGTAAAGCATGGCGATGAACAGGCCGAGAAAGATTCCCCGCTTGGCAATGGGGGCGACGCAGGGTCCGATACACCTGACGGGACTTAACTACCGCATAATAGTTGGTGGCTAACAGCAGTGGCCAATGCCTAGCGGCAGTTCTACTCCGAGGCTTAACGGCGCCCGCCCCAAAGCGGAAACCGGGCAGGTAAGAGCGGAACTGCCGCATACCATTTAAGAGGGTTCAAAATGTCAAAAGGATTGCGACTTGGTTTTTATGGAGTGACCTGCTCTGTCGAAGAAGTTAAGGTAATGACACACTCCCTGGGTTTCGACTCCTACCCGATCTATAATGGCTGGGGATCCGGTGGCTATAGAAACTTCTTTGGATGCAACCGCAATATCAAAGACAATAACTTTCTCGCTTGTGAATCATTGGTCGCAAAAGGGCTTATGACAAGCAGGGAAGCGCCGGGTCCCGGCACCAATGTAATGTTCCACGTATCAAAGTTTGGAAAGGCGTGGCACAAAGCATTCAGGCATAAGCATCCGCATGCCGATTGGGGCGAACACGCTTTTTGATGTCAGTGGTTTGCGTGAGCGGTGGTTGGCAAGCCGTGAGTCGCGGAAGCAGAGGCGCCGCGACTGTGATGGGCCGCAATCCTCGGAAGTTCGATCCTTCCCCGAGTCACTGGCATCGTATATTTAGTCATACCTCATGAGGGCAGCCGCCACCTGACTGGAGATAGCCCTGTTCAATACGGTGGAAATCCGAACTCCGGTGGCCGCGAGGGCTGGAAACAAGTCATTAGTAGGGGGCACAATTATTCTGCGCGGACCGGATATGGTCTTGTATAGCCTTTGAGTCTGTGAAATTCAGCGCGTCGTATCCGGACTAATTTTCTTTCCTGGTGTAGGAGGCGCCTAAAATCTAGGCGCCTCCTTTCGTATATTTATGTATCTTTTCAAAAGGAATACAATGGAACACAAACTCGAAATCGTATACCTCCCGGTAAAGTGCATTTACCCCTACAAGAACAACAACAAGACCCACGCCGATAACGTGGATTCCATCGCGAACTCCATTGAATGCTTCGGCTTCCAAATTCCGATTGTGGTGAACGCCGAACATGTTGTCATTACCGGTCACGGCCGCCTCATGGCTGCACAGAAACTAGGCTTGTCCGAAATTCCGTGCATCATTTCCGACCTTGACAAGGAGGCTGAAGACGAACTCCGCATCATCGACAACGTGACGCAGTCCCTCGGCAAGCTGGACTTTGCTTCCGTTGCGAAGGAAATTATGGGCGGCCGCGTTCACTCCAAGTATCTCACCGAAATGAAGAACATCATTACGGACATCAAGAACATCCGCCCGCTCGATCCTAAGATTCTCAAGAAGCGTAACATGCTCCCGCAAGAAGCAGGTATCGCTTCCGAAATCGTTGGCGAATCCAATGCAGTCGCCGAACCGGAATGTCCGGTGGATGTTGATGGATCCGAAGGTCCGGTTAACGATAATTCCGAAGACGAAGGAAACTTTGATATTATCGGCTGGGACAAGGTGTAAGGAGGTCCGCTTTGAAGTATTACGCCGGTCTTGACATCGGAAAGCTTCATGCGTCCGTATCGAAAGAAGCATTCCGTAAATACAAATTTAAATATTGCCTTGTGTCGTTCTATTACTTGTCCAAGGCATCTCCCGAACGCGTCGAGGAGGCGCTGGAGCTTTACTCAGGTCCCGAACCGGGACAAGAAATCTTGCTTGACTCCGGCGCCTTCTCTATGATGATGGCAGCCAAGAAGGGGAAGCTCAAGGGCGAATTCAGCCTTGACAAGTATGTGGAAGACTACGCGGCTTTCATCAAGAAGTATCGCAAGTATTTCACCCACTTCTTCGAATTGGATATTCAGTCCGTGGTTGGCGAAAAGGAATATGCGCGTCTCCGCGACAAGCTCATCCAGCTTGTCGGAGAGGAACCTACCCTCGTTTGGCATATCTTTGACCCGATTCAAAAGTTCGCGGATTATTGCCAGCAGGTCGGCCCCGGCGGCTTCTTCGCCATCGGTGGCGTTGCCGGATCGGGCTTGACGAACTGCCATGATGTTGCCCGCCTGATGCGCGAGCTCGTTTGGTACGCCCGCGCCCGCGATGTGCATATTCACGGCCTCGGGATCACTTCCAAGCTTGCCCGCTACATTGACTTTGATTCGGTGGACTCCTTCACTTACATCAAGCCGGTTACATCCGTTCCGGAGTTCATCCGTGCTTATGGATACAACCGCGGGCATATGATTAGTTGTGCGGTCGCCAAGCTCAACCAGCTCATTTGGGATACCTTCTAATTTGCGCATAAACAGCGCTATAAAGGCATAAAACAAAGAAGGCGGGCAAATGCCCGCCTTTTGAATTGGAATGCGATATCTGCGCGTTATGCGAGTTCCTCGCCCCATCCGTGCCCTATATCCCAATGATCGGAGTATACAAAGATTGTTTTTTCCGGCGGAAGCTCAAACTCATCCAAGATATCCTGTTTTGCATCGGGGTATTGGTCAAGCCATTTGCCGTGCATAACCCTGAACGTGCCGTCCTCAAGCCCGAATACGCGCCCCCTCGGTATCTGTGTATAGTCGGAAATTGCCGCATATTCCTTAGGCAATTTATTACGCTGTTTTAGGATTTTCCAATAATTTTGATGGACGCGTCTGCTCATATTCGCCTTTTGGCTGAAGAAGCTATTAGGCATGAACGGCGCCTCATCGTAATATGAGTAGTCCACCCCGAAGCATCCATGTGCGGGCGAATACCAGAAGATTCCGACTTTCGGGTGGAGCCCTGTATCGCCGAGGTTATTGGACATCATTTCGATGAAGGCGTTTTCCATCGGCGTGCGCCTATCAATAAGTTTCAATTTAGGCATATATTGCTCCAATGAATCTTTTTCAAATATAATCAATTATAGCGGGTGCTAAACGAGGCCCAAGAAGCCAAACTTGGCAAAGAACTTGGTCGCGAAATCCTTTTCATTTTTGAAGGCGCCGATCGTCTTTTCGAAATTCTTGCGGTGGAGCTTTTTTGTTTTTCTTTGGTCGTATTCTGCCTTGAGATGGCGCACGATGCCTTTTTTATAATCACATTCCACGTTTTTCGTGTAGGTCAGCGGCGTAACGCGAATTTCAAAATCGACCGCGCCTCCGAAGGTATCCACGCGAAAATACTTCTTTCCGGCCTTGAATGTAATGCCGGAGAAGAGGTCCTTCCCATCAAGAATCGTCCCGATCTTTTTGATTTCGGCCACATATTTTGCCTTCACGGCGTGGTATATGTTGACCCCGGTTTCTTTCTCGGATTTGGGCATATACTGCATGTTGAAGCCCTTGACCGTGACAAAGCGGCGATTGTCAAGCAGGATAACCTCCTCGCCATTCGATGTTTTTGCCTTGCCGATGATATTAATGGTATCCCCGGAGGATTTGCCGTAAAAGGCCGTGCCGTAGAAAGATTCGACGTTTTCGTATGTAATTTCAGCCATGATGTTCTTCCTTTGATTTGGACCCTACCCGGACCCTTATGATATAAATATACATTAATCTACTGAAAAAGACACCCTGGTTTTGTAAAAATTCCCCTTTTTGTAGCGATTTCGTATATTAGGTGGCGGCGGCCCCTAAGAGATTTTGCGCTCCCAATAACGCCGGGCCGCATCATTTAATCAAAGGACAAATATGAAGGCATTGGTTTTGAATTCCGGTGGGGTCGATTCCACCACCTGCGTTGCCCTCGCCATTGAAAAGTATGGCAAGGAAAATGTTGTCACCGCCACGCTCTACTACGGGCAGCGCCACGACAAGGAATTGCTGTGCGCCAAGAAGGTCGCCGAGCATTACGGCGTCCGCCACATCGAGGAAGACATCTCGTGCGTGATGAAGTATGCTGGCGACGTGTGCTCGCTAATGAAGGATTCCAAGCTTGAAATTCCGGATAAGTCGTACGCCGAACAGATTGCCGAAAATGGCGAAGGCCGCGTTGGCACTTACGTTCCGTTCCGCAACGGCTTGCTTTTGGCCATCGCCACGGCGTATGCGGACTCGCTGTTCCCAAAACAGAAGGCCGTGGTTGTTTATGGCGCACATGCGGACGATGCCGCCGGGCAAGCGTATGCCGATTGTTCGGAACCATTCGCCGAGGCCATGGATAAGGCCATCTCAATCGGCACATATGGAAACATTCACGTTTGGCGTCCGCTTATTAAGCTAAATAAGGCAGGCGTCGTAAAAGAGGGCCTGCGCCTAAAGGTACCGTATGAACTTACGTGGTCATGCTATCGCGGAGGCGAAAAGGCATGCGGGAAGTGCGGCACTTGCGTCGACGCCATTGCAGCATTCAAGGCCAACGGTGTGGAGTATCCGGTTCCTTATGAAAAATAATCAGCCTAGAATTGTGCATAGAACATGGGAGGACGTGATCCTCTCCGCAGGTACCGCCGCGAAGGAATTTGTGAAGTCCAATCGCTTCATAAATGGTGTATATGGAATCCCTCGCGGCGGCGTCTGCCTTGCCGTCCTCTTCTCCCATCTTTTGAAGGTCGAATACCTGACCGAACCGCGCCCGGGCTGCCTTATCGTGGATGACATTTGCGATACCGGCAATACCTTGCTCGCGTATAAGAAATACAATCCGATTTTTTATACGGACGTTGCCAAGGCTGGAGCAAAGGCGCAACCGGATCTCTGTGGTCTGCTCGTTTCGGAGCTACACAAAGATCGGGAGGCATGGTTTGAATTCCCTTGGGAATTGGCCAGCCCCCCGAAACAATAAACAATAATGAAACACCCCCAAACATACTCACCCAAGCGTTCCCGGTATTGATTATCGGGAACGCTTTTTATATTTTAATGGGAGTTTACGCCTGTTTTATGTATAGGCGTATAAAAGGGTATGCACGATATAGAACTCGCCGTAAACATGCGTTTTTGCGCAAATGGAGGCATGTATGCAGTTTGATCTCGGACTCAGGGCCTTGCATAAGTTTTTAGATCCTCGCCGCGCCTGCTATATTGGCAGGATTACGGAGGATGGGCCAAACTACGCAATCGAAATTACGTATGCGGATTCCGAAGGGAATGAACGCCAGCTTGTCACCACCGCCCGCCAGCTGGCCCCTATGTCATTTTCATATGAGATCGGGGATAAGGTGGTGGTTTCGGTTGACACCTTCATGCAGACCTATATATTGGGACTTGCCGAGGAATTGAATGGGGTTGATCTTACAACCGATTTCTATATGCGTTTCGGGAAGAATATTATTTCCGGCAAGAAGGATGGCTCGATGATTTCGATGGAAACCGGGGATGGCAACCTGAAGATTGTACATGATGCCATGGGCACCAAGATTGATGCAAAGGGACTTGTAACCGTTACCGGGGATGTAATTAATGTGGGCAGCGCCGTCGCCCCGGCTCTTAATGCGTGCACTGCGTGCCCGCTTCAGGGCGTACACGTCTCGACGGTGCCTACCATCTCAATCGGATAAATGAGGTACCTATGACCCTGAACATCACGAAAAAAGATATAGTGGATGCGATTGTCTACCGTACGGATATTCCGGCCGGGCAGGTCAAGTCGGCGGTGGAATGCCTATTGTCCAGCATGGCGGCGCATCTTATAAAGGGCGAGACCATCGAGATACGTGGCTTCGGCACATTCTTCGTACAGCGCCGCAAGGCTCGCCCCGCAAGAAATCCGCGTACCGGGGCCAAAGCCCCGGTGCCACGGCGTTTGGTTCCGGTCCTTAGATTTAGCCCTGCTGTCCGTAGCGCAGTGGCTAAACGGCAAAACCCTTCCGTATAATTTGACATGGCATTCAATCTTAGACCGCAGGGCGTCGAGGATGATCCGGTATTTGTCCTTGAGCGCCGTTTTCCGAACATTTTAAGGGCTTCGCAAAATGCGTTCACCAAGACGCATCGCGAAGGCCTCGCCCTCATTGATGAAATTGCAACCAATCGATTTGTCCGCGATTGGGCGGATCACTGCAAGCCGCGTTATCCGCTAGTCTTTAATGGGACCGATTCCGCCGTAAATGCAATCACAACCGCCTTGCAGACAATCAGCGAGCGTCAAAAGGAGGGATGCTGGTATCCGCCGCTGCAGAACGGCGTCCGCATGAAAGTTCCGGTGGCACATTTTCTTATAGCCCCGGTCACAAAGGGACAAGGCGTGTTTAGTCCTTTCCTTCATTTCTTCTTTCAAAAGTCCGAAGCCGCTAGGATTGCGGAGGCGAAGGCGGAATTGAAGGGACGAATTTGTGATATGGTTGAGGGAATGGGCGTGAAGGCGCAAATGAAGGCGCCGGCATATTTTTGGCAGGGCGCCGTCAACCTGCTCCACTATTGGCAGGCCATTCCGGAAACCTTTATGGACAACGACGCGAAGAAGTTGCTGCTCGGAAAGGCGTCCTCCTTGTTCATTGCGGTGGAAGGCTACCAAAATGAAGGCGGCTGGGTTCCCGATGGATTCGTTTGCCCGGAGTCCCCGGCGTGGGGGCGATTCAAGTATTGGGTCGAAGTGAAGAAGCACGTCCGCCTGCCGTAGGTTGCCTTTTGCCTTAAAAATGTTATTTTTATGGAAAGAACTTTCATAAGGAGCTTTTATGCCTAGAATTAAATTGATCAAAAAGAAGGCTGTGAGGGCTACCCCTGCATCCGAGGCTCGCCGTTATAATTATGGTGCAATGACTAAAGATGATTTTGTGCGGAGTGCTGCTGATCTTTATCTTAAAAGTCTCAAGCGCCGCAAAATCGACCCCAAAGACGGTTATGAGATCGAAGATTTGATGGATACGTTGTCCGATTCCGGGCTCTATTTGGAGGAATGGATTATTGCCCATATTGGCCTTCCAAAGGGGGAAGAGGAAGAAACTTACAATGCCTGGATGGACGAGCGCCCAGAGGTCAATGCGGTGATCGACGCCATTATGAATGCCCTTAAAGAAAAAGGTTATTCCGTTGGATAGTCGGTGCCTTCATTTGCGGTATTTTAAGGCGGTTGATTAGGCCGCCTTTTATTATCCGGTGCGGAAATTTCCTCGAAAATCGTATATTTAGTGTATGAAAACCCTTAAACTTCAAATAACGAATGGTTCCTCCCTGTTGGGCCACATGCGTGCTTTCAGTAGCATTGTCCGCATGGCATATAATCGTTATTTAGATGGTCTAGATGAAACGGGGGTTCGGCGGCATGTCAAGCAGTATTTTCACGTGAACAGCTGGCTTATGCAGTCCGCCGTAAGATATGCGCATGGCATTTATTCTTCCTTTGGAACCAAGCGCGTTGTTTTTGGCGGGCGCTTTAATTTGATGCGTTATTTAAAAGGGAAGATAACTAAGGCCGAATACAAATGCAAATACCGGTTTCTGCTAACGGACTGCGTCCGTAATGCAGTCTTTAGTGGTTCTCATAGCCGTAAAATGTGGAGAGTTCTTCATTTTGCGTAGTTATAGGAGGCATATACTTTGAACATTTTTACACGTGCGGCCCGGACATTTCAGCAGGTATTTGCAGATCAAACCATAATGCAGAACATCGCGTCCCGCATGACCGATGTTGAATATGCTATTGCCACGTCCGATGCTGACCGCGAACGGTTACGCCAAATCGCCAATGCCCCCGCGTCCCAAATGGGATTGTGGATGCAGCTTTATGAGCATTTTGTCACCTATAGAAACGACCTAAATAAGTATGAACCTTTGAAAGGTCAATATTTGGTCTCCGCAATGATTAATGCCTACGCATACGATGTGCTGGCCATCGATCCGCAGACCGAAAAATCAATCGACTTGACAATCGATACCAAGTATCCGGCATCCCGCAAGGCGCAGCGAATTGTCGACGATTTTCGCTATAATATCTCATTGGACACGTTCCTGAATAAGATTGTATGCGATGCCATTTTCTATGGGCAATATTGGATTGAATATCTGCGCGATCAGGAAAACCACATAGTGGGCCTTCAGGACAGTTATCAGCCGGGATCCGTATTTACGGTCGGCCTTGAAGGGCTGAGCGCAAAGCCGCTTTACTATAAGGTGACTCCGGGCGATTCCACCCGCATCTCCACGCTAGACAACGATGATATAGTATGCCTGTCCATGCAGTCCGATAGAATGCGATTTGCATTGTCCACGAATCCCATTATGATTCAAGGCAGGGACTCCATTATTGCGCAGACATCCACGGTCGGGCGCCCATTCTGTGTTGAAATATATGATAAGGTGTTTTCGCTTGAGCTGTTGGAGCAGATGTATCTTGCAAGCATTGCCGCCGCAATTCAACGCAATACCATTGTTGGCGTGAAGGCGCCGGATGGACTTGATCTTACGCAGCTGCGCTCATTCACCGCATATTATGAAAATATTCTTAATAATAACGACAGCGCCGACCTGACATCTTTGAATACGCAGGATATTGGCGCAATTCGCATGTTTGCCGCCGCCGCAGCAAAGCTTCGAGTGGTCCCCGAACAATCGCAACGTGGCGCCATTGGCGTTGCCCTTGGATCCGCACAGACGAATGATGCAACCCTTCCGGATCAAATCAATGCGCTCCGTAATCTTATTACAGATATTAAGGGCGTGCCGTATTCATTCCTATTCAGTCCTGAAGGCCGCACCGCACAGCCCGCCGGACTTGCCATGCGCCAGTATGTGCGTTATGCGCGTACCGTGAAAATGATGCAAAACGGTCTGCGCCGATTCTTGACTAAGACATTAAAGGATCTTCTCCGGTCCTACGGCATGGTCGTTCCGGACGAATACATCCATGTGAGCCAGTATTGCGCCGTCAACGTCGCCGAACTTGACCGAATGGAATACGTGGATGCTACCACGACAGTGATGGAACACATCTACAATACCATTACGACATTGACCAATGATGAAGATGTCCGCCCGTATGTAAACAAGCGGGAGAAGGCACGCTACATTGAATCGCTGCTTGATAGCATTTCCGGCGCAACGCAGGTTATAAACGTGCCTGATGAAGAAACTGCGGAACAGAAGAGGTCCTAATGAGCGATTATTTTTTGCATCATGACCCGAATAGCGTCAAGAAGGCTATGCACGATTTATATCATCGGCCGAATCCCATTAAGGCGGCTCGCACCTCCCGTTCTTGGGCAATCACCGGGGTAAAGCGCAAGAAGGGCATGTTGAATTGGACCCATTCCTTGGCCGGCCGCCGCTTTTATCGTAAGCTTGCATTGCATAAGGCACTGCACGAGCATTTTGAAATTACCATAGTTCGCCGCCCTTCCTTGAATGAATCCGGAGGCCAAAAATGATCACCTCCGTTGCAGTACAGGCATATTTGACAAGGATACGCGCCTTATTTAAGGAACAAGGCTTTGACGACAGCATGCGCGTAGTCTATGATTCCGAGAATGAAATGGCGGACACTTGGCTCTCCGATGAATTGGCGGACAAGGAAATGCGCCGCAAGCAGATGACCGTGCGAGATGATGTACGATCGGGTCCGTTTATGTGCCTGTTTTGGACTCGCACTTCCCTTACCCCGATTGTACGGCAGCGGTATCGCCTGCTCGATACGAATGCGGAGGGCGGCCCGGCAGGAAAATCGACGGTTTCCGCATCATTCAAGATAGCATGCGCCTTCGTGTCCAATAAGGCCGAGGCTGTTGAGGATTTGGAAGAGGCATTTGCTGCCGTCTTCCAAAACACCTACAATATGCCGCTGTCCTTGGAATATATTTATAATTCGGAATACGTAAAGGATAAGACCATTAATTTCACGTACATACAAAATATGGGCGAGGCTGATCTTGTCAATTTCAAGGAGGGCAACCTTTTTGCGTATGGATGGTCCGCCACGATATACATGAACTATGTATCCGAATTTGCGTGGTCCCGTGTTTATCCGGTCGAGAAATTGGTCATTGATCTTTATGACCCGAAGGGTTTCCCGATCTCATCGCTGGACCAATTCGGAAAAGCGCAAACGCATACCTATACGGCTGTGGATGGCACGGAGGTGCCTAATGTGCCGGATGAACCATTAGTCGCTTTTACAAGCGCAGATCCGCGCGATTATGCGCCATTCTCGATTACACTGCCGTATTCTGTCCCGTATGATGATGGGTCTACCCCGAGAGGGCAGGAACCACCGGTTATGCCGAGTGCGTATGACATTTCGGATGAGGCGAGGGTATTGATTGAATCTGCTATCAAGGCGATCGGTGGCGAGGTATCGTTGAACTCCACGCGGTATATGATAGTAGTGCGCATGCCTTTGTCCTTGAACCATGCGGAAGGCGCCGATCATGATGCGGATATGGCTGCTGTGTCGAATGCCATAAAGCAGGCAATCGGCGAAGAGTATGTTGTGACCCCGATGCACGTAGAAAGTTAATGGCGGATAAACAAAAATACATTTATTTTGCAGGCGACAATTTACTGGGCACCAAGTATTATCGTAAGGCGATCATAGTTGGGGAGACCACCGATCTTGTACATCGCCAGCACATGTATTCCCCGGGAAAAGGGATGGCGGTCCCGGACACCGGCGACCTTGTTTCTCATTCCGGCGTGAAGGGATTATTATGGCCATTCTTGGATTTCTTCCCGGCGCCCAAGAAATTGTCCGATACGGATGTTCATGCACTATTTACATCGACGCGCCCATTCAAGGATTTTGTCTATCCGATAAAGGATCCCGCCGCCCTTCATACAAAGGAGGGGTTTGGCTTTTGGGGTGACCCGCCATTGGAGGAGGCAGTGGAACGCTTGAAGCGCCTATTGCTGGAGCACCTTTCAGGTGCCTAGGTTTCCGGAAAAAGGGTATATTATTGAAAACTTTTATCCGGAGTATTTATGCCAAAAATCAACCTGATATCCTCCCGAGCAGGTATGCCGCGATCCCCTATTGCCGAAAGAAAGATAGTGGAGGGCAAATCCGGGGTGGTTGAAGTCAACCACGCGTACAATGCCTATTATGAAAGAACTTCCGATAAACTTATTGTTGAAGCCGATTTGATTCTTGCCCCGGGAGTATCTCCCGCTTCCGGCAGTGCTATAGTGAATGTGCCGTTTACGGTTGATGGAATTGCTACAGCATTGCAGTATGCGGCATTAAGCGCAGTTTATTTTTATATGGGAAATACCCTCAAATCTCCGGCAAAGGACGGCGGTGCATCCACCAAGCAGGTAGGAAAGGGCGCCGCCGATGCTATCGTGGCGGCAAACAATATTCGAGATTTCAAGGACGCCGCCTCGAAAATTATTCAAAAACTTGGCGAAGGCGCTTCAGCGTAAGGCAGCGGCATCTCGGAGAATCATATGCCAAAAATTCATTTAGTGACCAGCAAGGATGAAGCATCTGTCTTGGTTCGCGGCGGGCGCCCGGCCAAGCTTTTCGAGATAGTGGACTATATCATGAAAAATGGCGGCAAATGCCGCGGGAAGGATCTTCATCAGTTCTTTACGCGCCCTCAAGTCCTCTATTCGACATTGCGCAATGCTTCCGGAATTATCCGGGACACTTCGGGGTCCTTCCCCGCATTAACGATTACAGATGATTTGAAGAAGGATTATATTGCCGCGTGTAAGGAATTGGGCAGAACCCCGGCTGGAGAAGCTCCGACTCCGAAGAAAAGGGCCGACAAATATGATTTGCCCCCGTTTCCCAATACCGCAGATACCAGCGCGACCTTCTCGTATTTCGATGATCTGAGCCGTGCGCTTGATGTCGGCCCTAAGGACGCGGATTTTTACAATCGTATTAAGGGCATCTTGATGAATTTTATCTATGATATGCGCTACCGGGAGACCGCCCAGGATGTTATGAATAAGGCATCGGATTATATCAATCGATTGAAGCCTCGGGATGCCTCCCCGGATTGCGAGCTAATTGAACTCACCTTCTCGCACAAGCTTAGCCAGGGGGCGGGATGGCGCCCGGTTGTATCAAGGGAGTATTATATTCGCCGTCTTGGTTGGGATCCGGACAATAAAGAGGATGCCACAATGGACGAATTCAAGGCATACTTTAATGGCTTGAAACTCAAGCCAACCGGCGAACATGATGGTGAATACGCGATTGTGAATAAGGACGGGTATGAAACCGATGAAAAGGTCCAGTTCGTTGAACCATATCCGGCCAACCCGCGTATCATCAACTGGAATTACAAATAGGAGTGTATATGAAAAAGATTAAACTGGTGAAGAATGAGGCCTTGAGCGCGGAAGATACGGCTGCTGTCAAGGACATTGCGAATTATCTCAAGGGTGTCCAGCCCGAAAAGGTAACGGCAACGAATGCATTTGGCAATCCTACGTCCATTACATTCCCCAAGTGGTATAGCGATACCAAGAAGCTGTTGTTTCCGTTTCCTTATTACTACAGAAACGACCTTGAGAAAATTGTCAAGGCCGGCAACGACTACATCACTCAAAAGTATGGCAAAGGTGCTTATGTTTTGTCGATGGAAAAGGTTTATTCGGCGGGCTACCACTGCGACTGCTATGTGATTCGAATCAAGCCTGCCAAAAAGGAAAATGCTTCCGAGGCTGCTGACGGCGCCGTTATCGCGCATGCGAATGAAGGGAACTCCGGCTCCCTTGAAATCAATAGCGGGTATGATGCCTACTATGAATTGAAAAACGCAACCATCTTGTTGGAAGTTTCTATGAAATTGTCCGACAATGCGGTAGGCGCATCCGGCAGCATAACCGTGGTGACACCGTTTACCAATGAGAAAATTTCCATCGCACTGCAGAACGCCGCCTTGAAGGCAATGGATTACTACATCCAAAAGGACCTCAAGACCCCGGCATACGATAACGGCGCTTCCACCAAGAAAGTCCGTTACGAGGTGGATCTTGCCACCCACAAGCTTTCATATGAGCGCGATTTCGACAGTGCTGCCGCAAATATTCTGCGCGAACTTGGCGAAGACTAGTGAAGATTCATTTCGTCTACAACACCAATGAGGCGTCTACCTTTATTCGTGGCAATAAGCCGACCGGCCTTTTTCAGGTGGTCGACCGCATTGCCGCCACGGGTAATAATGCGCGCGCCACGGATCTTCAAGGTATCTATTCCGGCTATATGGCTCTTTCGAATGTGCTCAATAATACGGATGGGCTTGGCAAGGATCAGGTGTCGGGCAAGCCTTACTATATTTACAGCATTTCCCCGGAACTTCATGGCAACTACGTCGCAGCATGTAAAGATTTGGGCCGCCCGTATTATTATGATCTCAAAGGCGTAAAACGCAATACCAAAACCGATGCCCCGTATACTCTTGCAGGTAGCCCCGCCGAACCAAAAGCGCAGGGGACTACCGGACCAAAGATCGTCAAGATAGCATGGGGCTGGGGGGATGATCGCGTGGAGATACCGGCCAGCAAATTCAAGAGCGCTGACGATTTCTTCAAGGCGGTCGATTCGAGCGAGCCTTGGTGTGGCGTAAATGGCGACAGCGTGCGCCTATATGTCGATATTTTGGGGCATAGCAAGTTTGTCGATTCGTATATTTGGCGGTATGATGATAAGGATGTATGTGCCGCTGACATGGAAGCTTCATATAAGCGCGGGCGCTATAAAGATGACTTGCGCAAGCAATTTACGTTCATTGATACTTCCGGCGCGAAATATTATAACTACGATCAGGTTAAGAATATCCCATTTAAATAGGATATACCCCATTGGTTGCGGTTGCCTAAGTAAGAGTTCCTATCACTCAAACGGAGCCGGCTCCTCCTTCGGGAGGGGCCGCTTTTCGTATATTTGTATACTTACAATAGGAGACTCCCTTTGAAACGCAAATATGAAATCACCGAACAGGTGTCCGTCACCAAAAACATCTTTAGTGCCGAAGACGAAAAGATGGTAGAACATCTCATCCGCAAGATGCTTGGCATCTCCGAGGATGAGGAGCTGGATGATAATCTCAAAGAAACTCCTCATCGCGTTTGCAAGATGTGGACCGAAATGACCGAAGGTTATCGCACGAACCCTGCGGACTTCTTGAACAAGATGTTCCCCGTGAACAGTCCGAATATGGCGGATGATGCGGAAAATCGCCACTTTGACGCAAACACCACCCCGACCCTTTACGAGCAGGGCATTGTAGTTGTTTCGACCGATGCGTGGTCCAACTGCGTCCATCATCTCGCCCCGATGCATTGTCGCGTGGATGTTGCCTACATCCCGAAAGACAAGGTGGTCGGGCTCTCCAAGATTGTCCGTATGGTCAAGATGTATGGCCGCCGCCTGAATCTTCAGGAAGGCTGGCAGGCAAACATCGCGGACGCCATTATGGAAAAGCTCGGCGCCATTGCCGTTGCCGTTCGCATTAGCGGGATCCATTCCTGTGTCTCGATGCGAGGCGCTTCCGAACAGACTTCCAAGACGACTACCAGTTGCGTGCGTGGCATCTTCACGGAGAATGACGCGGCACGCACAGAGGCATTCGCCTTAATGGACAAGAACTCGAACAAATAAAATTGTCCGCAATGTTTGGAGGACGGGTTGTCGTGACCCGTCTTTTTTCATATATTCACTATTAAAAGAGGATCCATTTATATGAAACGCAAAATAGTTGACGAGATCGCTTTTGAAGGCTACACCCTTATCGAAGATCGCGCTAAAATTTCCGAGGCGTTTAAGGATGAGGTTAACAATAGCCACGGCGCCATTCTTGCCATCGTCAAGGGCAAACATTTCTGTCCCGGCGGCACCTCCCGTAACCATCGTTGGTACCCACCTGAACTTTGGACCGGCGTGAAGAAGGACGAAAACTTTATGGCGCGCCTCAAGCGCAATGCCGTAATCGGCCGCGTAGGCCATGAACCTGAAATTACGGACGAGGACATCGCCGAAGGAAAGTGCTCCCATTTCACCCGAAATATCAACTGGGAAACCGGGGATGCCGAATCCGTTATCATGGATACCCCGATGGGCCGCAACCTGCTTACGTACCTGAGAGCAGGCGTAATTCTTTTCATCAGCTCCCGTGCTACCGGCGATTATAAGGGCAAGACCGAAAGCGGCGATGATATTATGGACCCTGACACTTATTGCCTTGAACGCTTTGATTTCGTTCAGGATCCGGGTTTCCTTGAAGCCCAGCCGTCCCTTGTATCCGAATCCTTAGGCAAGAGCGACGGAAAGTTGCTTGCCGTTGAATCCTTGCTCCGTATCGCCCAAACGTTGAAGGCGCCTTTATTCCTTGATGGCCGCAATTATATGGTCGAATCGTTGGACAAGTCCGGCGCCAAGATGGAAATGGTCGATACGCATCTTTCCGAATCCTATTCATTTATGGATTTTGCGGAGGTCATCCCGTCGCTCGAAAAGTCCATTATCAAGGCCGCAAAGTGCGAGGATCACTCGGTATTGACCCGCGATTTGAAAATTGCCCGTTTTGCAAATGAGAATGGCTTGGATGAATCATATGTCCGTACCCGCTTAGATGAGGGCGCCACGTTCGACATGATTGCGAAGGAACATATTGTCCGTACGCCGGAATTCCGTATTATGGAATCCAATGCATATACCCCCAAAAAGACAAAGTCCCGCCTTGAAAGGATCTTGGGATAACACGGGGTGTTGCCCACGTTCTTAAAATGAGTTATATTACTGTTAACCACCTCTTTAAGGAGATAAAATTATGATCCGTACTATCAAGAAGTACAGCGCAAAGAGCGGCACGGCAACGCAGGGTGAATCTGTGATTGCACGCGAATCCGCCCGCCGTGCTGCACGCAAGGCAGCCGAAGCACTTGTTGCCGCAAAGAAGGCTTCCATGCGCGAAGGCGAAGGCGAACAGATTGAAGACATCAACATCGATGCCGATACCGCATCTGTTATCTATTCCGACAAGGACGCAAATGTACAGGTCGTCGTGGGCGAAGATCCGGATGGCGGCATCACCGTTGCCGTTGTAACCGCCGAACACGATAACCTCGAAGAAGAAGAAGTCCTTACGTCGGTGACCGTTGGCGAAGGCGAAGCCCCCGCTGCGGAAGGCGGCAACGAACCTGAAACCACTGAAGAAGCAAAGAAGGCCGCTGCGGTTGAAGAAGCCCGCAAGGCAATCCGCGGTCGTCTTCAGCGCTAATTAATTTTACTATAAGGAGACACCTCTTATGGCACAGCCTACTACCGAAAAAATGGACGAAAACGCTCTCGTTGCCAAGCACGCGCGTCAGCTTGAGTCTTACGACCGTCGTTATGCCGAACAGTTCGAAGCTCTTGCCAAGTCCAATTCCTACAAGGGCGGACTTGATGATAACGCCCGTTTTGTTCTCGGCTCCAACCTCGACGCCTACAAGCGCTATGAATCCGATCTCGTTTCCGGAGGCTCTTCCGCATCTTCTCTCGGAAAGCTCCCGGCAGTCGCCGTCGATTTGATCAGCGCTTCCTATGGCCTCACCGTTGCCCCGCAGCTTGCATCGATGCAGAATATTGATGAATGCCAGGGCATCATCTACTTCAAGAAGGTCTTCACCCATGGCTATCCGTTCACCGCAACTGAAGGCCTAACGGCACTTCCGAATGATGGCTGGATGGATGCAGATGGCAATGAACCGGGCTCCAAGTTCAATGGCATGTGGAAGACATGGCATGACCACCGTGGCGCACCTACAGGTTCCGAAGGCGCCTCTTCCGCAGGCACGCTTCCGTCCAAGGACATTTCCGCAAAGAACTTTGACGCTATTACCTTTAGCGCCTTGAAAGGCTGGCAGTCCTCCCCGACCGCATACATGAGCGAACGCCAGTATGCGAAGGTGGTCGATTCCGCCGCTACGTTGGAAAACGTCATTGGCAACACCCGTTGGAATGTTCCGATGGACGTTCGCCTTGTAAATGAAGACGGCGCGACTGTCGACCTGAAGGGTATTTGCGATGGCCCGGGCCAGCTCCCGAAGTTCTTCGGCAACGGCGTCAACGTTGAAGTAGTCCCGCAGGGCAATAACCTCGTTCTCGTGTTCGATGGTACGATTCAGGGCAAGGCCATCGTTGGCGGCGCTGTCGCATACGATGTTGACTTTGAAAAAGCTCCGGATGTTCCGACAATCGAATCCGCAACGACTTCCACCTTCGTGACCGCCCACATCTTCGGCGTGAAGGAAGTCCAGGGCGACTTCAAGTCCTACCAGTTCCAAAAGCGCTTCGGCAAGAGCGCCGAAGACGATATGGTTGCAGACCTTTCCGGCCATCTCGCCATGGCCGAATCCGAAAAGGTTATCGGCGCCCTCAAGTTGGCAGCCAACGGAAATGGCAAGCCGCTTACTTGGAATATCACCTGCCCGGTTGGCATTGCAGAAGCCCAGCATCGTAAGAGCTTGCTCTTCACGATCAATGCAGGCAGCTCCCTTATCGGTGTCCGCACCGGACGTGGCCGCATCAACAAGATTGTTGCCGGTTATGCCGCCTGTGAATACCTTGCGGCCTTGGACGGCTGGCGTCAGGCACCCGCACACAACGGCATTGGCCCGCATGTGTACGGTACCCTTGAAAATGAAGGCATCACGGTGATTCGTTCCAGCACGATTGTGGCAACGAACGAAATTATCGGCTGCTACATTAACCCGAACAGCCCGTATGAAGCTGCCGTGGTCGACGCAACCTATATGCCGGTGTTCCTCACGAACACTCTCAAGGTTGCAAACAACCCGTTCCAGAACATGCGTGCTATCGCCGCTTGGAAGGCAATCCAAAGTGTTGTCCCCGAGTATGTGGTCCGCATCGTCCTGACCCGCACCCCGGCGGTCACCCCGGATGCCGTTGTGGCTCTCACCAATGCGGTGGGCGGCGGCAGTTCCGCAGGCTCCCAGGGTTAATCGAGGTTTCTTTCCTTGAGGAGAAGGTTCCCCGTTTCGGCGGGGGCCTTTTTTATATCCCGTATATTGTATCGTCATATTCTAAAAAGGAGAAATTATGACACAAAAAGAGTTGATCGATAAGGTCCACTCGGAAAAAACCGGACGCATGGCATTTACCGAAATGGTTCATCGCCTTGCGGATGCCATTACTCAGGCAGGAGAAACTAGCTTGCCTGCGGTATTTGGACGGCTTGAACCGGCATCATGCGCATATGTGCGAGCATATCCCGATGATATTTCCGATGGTCCTTGGGACATCTAAATAAATGCGCATATCGCGCGTTTACGGCGCTTAAATTTCCTTTGCGGATATTTAGGCGCTTTTTTATTTGATGCGCTAAAACACGCGCCTATGCGCAAGGGATGTGCCCGTCCCGACTTAATGTTGTTATTTTTCATGGAAGAAACCCTATAGGAGATAAATCATGAATTCACATAACGAAGCAGGCGCCCGTTCTACCGGCACCGTCAAGCGCAAGGGCTCTCTTGCGAAGATGACAAACTTCGGATATTACCTTGACGATGACAAGGCCTTTATTGCCCGTTGCGAGGAAGCCTTGGCATCCGCACAGGTGTCCGAGGATCTGGCAAATAAGATTGCGGCCGCAAAGGAAGCACTTGAAAAGGAAATGGCGATTGAGCCTGCCGATATGCGAGCCTCCCTCAATCGCATCCACGGCCCGCTTGCACAGGCGGACGCCGAAAAGGAAAGCATTTTTAAGGGTGCACGCAGCGCCGTATTCCTCGTCCGCAAGGCGATTTATGATGATAAGCTCAACGGCATGGTGAATACCCTTACTTCCAAGTATGCCACCAATGCGAAGCGCGTGCTTGAGGATGGCATTCACAATATCGAAGTTTCTAAAGCGGAAATGGAAAAGTATGGCCTTACCGGTGACGACGTTACAACCGGCCTCTATTCCGCAACGACCATCACCAATTCACAAAAAAGCAAGGCAGTGGCGGAGTTCATCGTAAAGATGCGTCCGCAGCTGGAAAAGGCAATTGACGCCGTCAAGGCGGCGGACGCGATTGTAGCTTCCGACATCAACGCCATCCTCCTCGAAATGAAGGATATGTTCGATCAGGCCCAGGCAGATGCGGAAACTGTCAAACAGACCGTGAAGACAACCGTCGCAGCAGCCAGCCCCGAAGATCTCAAGGCCATTCCGCTTCCGGATACCCTTGGCGAATCGAAGATTAGGGAAGGCATCTTCTCAAGGCTTGCGGATTGGTTCACCGGAGTCGCCGACAAGATTCGCGGCTTTGTCAATCGCATTCTCGGCCTCGTAAAGGAAGCCGATGATGAAGTCAATTCACTTATGGCCGTTCTTGATACGGCCGATGCATCCACGGCTGAAAATTAATGGAGGAACGCCAAAATGACCGAAAATGCAATTAGGCACTACTTTGCAGACTTCCCGACTTGGTTTGCCATAGCCGGAAGAACCGGGGACCCGAAGCACGATGATGTTATCGATTGGGCCGCAAGCCTTGTCTCCGACAACTTTATTTCCGAGGATGAGGCTGCCGAATTGGTTGCCGCCGCCAAGGAAAACAAGGATCTCTATTCCGCAATCGAAGTGCGTACCCCGGAAAATCCGGGTCTTCCAAAAGAAGGGAAACCTTCAAAGGAAAGCGCATCCGCATTGGGCGTTACCCCGGTGCCGCCGCTTTCCCTTAAAAAGCATGTCGAGGCATTTGCAGCCAAGTGCCGTGCCGCCGTAAAGGCAATTTACGACACGAATTCTGTGATGGTTGAAGATTGCGACGGCGATATTCTTGCCCTCAACAACGCCATCGCCGGGATGCAATCATGCGTAGAAAAGGCATCGGTTTCACTTCTTATGATGGGCAAGGCAATGTCCTATCATAAGAATGAGGATACCATGAAGGCCCTTTCCTTGCTGGGCGATGCGATCAAGGAAATTGCCGGTGGCGATGATGAAGGCGATTCCGAAAGGGATGCAGGCGCCCCGACGGATTCGTTGAGCTCAGAGGTTTCCGCGATCTATAATGATGAGCCGACTTCACCGGATTCATTGCCTAACCCGGCGGGCGATGGCGGCCAAAATTCGCCTGAAGCATAAGCCTCATTTTTACAAAAACCCCGAGGTGTTCTCCTTGGGGTTTTTTTCTTATATTTCCAATAGACATTAGGAGTTCACCATGACCCGTAATATATTAAGTCAAAAAATTTGCGAAGGCATTTCCGCCGTATTTGGCAGACACACCCAAAACCCCGAAAATTGGCTGTATGAGCAAGATTACGTACACGGTCGTGTGTCCGTAACGGAACATGCCACCAGTGCCCGCGATGCAATGGGCATTTGCGCCCGCTTGGAAGAAGCCATTGGTTGCGGCGTAAAGGTATCGTCCACCTCCAGGGCAGATGAATCTTATGCATTCACCATTGATTTTACCGCCGCAAAGACCATGGAAGACGCGCCGAAAAACGAATCTGTTTATACGGATGGCAAGAATGCCGTGGCTTCCATCGAAAAGGATGGCAAGAAATACATGGTCAATAAGGACGGAAAGGCTGTCGAGGTGGATGACCCCGATAAGTATGTATCCAACCTAAACAAGACCACCGGATCGAATTTCCGCAAGGCCGAAGACTTAATCGATGAACGCATTGAACAGGCAATGACGGCGCTTACCGGCACAGGCTGCACCATCAAGCGCGAAGATCGCCTCATCCGTGTCAGCGGCGCCAAGGGCAACACCCTTTCTAAAATGTGCGAGGCCATTCCGGAAGGCGATGACTATTACGGCTCCGGTATTGAAACTTGCAATGATGGCGACTGCGTGGTGGTGGTTCTCCCGTCCGAAATTTTTGGCGTGGAAGAATTGCTCGAATTTATCGATAAGGCAGTGGTTGGCGTTCTTGATGACGCTGATACGCCGGAACCGAAGGATGTTGATTCTTGGGCAGACGATATTGAAAACGCTGTTCCGGATGCCAATATGGCCCGCCGCCTTTCATTCATGAAGAGCGCAGACGGCCTTGCCCTTGCAATGTCCGATGAAAAGTTTGCGCAGGCTGTTGCCTCTGTTCGAGATGCCTACGGGAACGATAAGGCTGAAGCCTTGATGACTCTCCGTTTCGGTGCACGCAAGGCACGCGCCGTGATTGAAGCGCTTGGCACGCCCGCCCCGAAGCAGAATCCGGCGAAGGAAACTTCCCCGGACGCATTTGAGTCGCTTTTGGACAATTTGCATCGTGGCATGACTGGATCGCATCGTGCTAGCCCCGGCGTGAGTGCAATCATCTCCAGCCAAACGATCAAGGCGAAGTAATTCGCCGTTGCCCCAACTTTTCAACTCTGTTCGTTCAAAACCGTGAGGTAAGAAAATGGTCAATGATTCCGCCGGAACCGACGTAATTCTTGTTGACAAGTCCCAGCGCCCCGCACCCGCGGATGGTTTCAAGGCTGCCGTTGCGATAGAAGCGGAACGTGGCCTTTGCAACAAGCCGGTATTTATCACAAGCTCCGATGATTTTGTGAAAGTGTTTGGCAATCCTGCATACGATAAGTATGGTCAGGCAAACATGGAAGCATACTTCTTGGCACAACGCAATGTGCCGCTTGTTATCTCCCGTGCCAAGGATCCGAGCATTGAGCCCGGCGATCCGGTTTTCGGCTGTATGCGCGTTAGCATCAATAAGGATACCAAGAAGCTATTCATTGATCCGGATGCAAACCAAAATGCAATAGCGACCCCGGCGGACGATAATACCGCCTTGCTTTTCTTCAAAGGCGAAGGCAATTATTGCGGCAAGGTGATCGGCCAGGGCGAGGACACTGCCAATTACTCCAATATCGTTCTTCGTTTTAGCGAGCCTGCCACCCAGTCCGCATACGCAGACAAGAAACGCGTTTTCCAGCTTCAGGTGTTTGATTTTGCCGGTGCCCGCCATATTGATACGGACATGCCCGGTATCTTGGGCTTGACCCCAAGTCTAGATTCAGTACTTGGCGGGGATGGCTCCGATGAAGATTCGGATAGACTTTCCCTTAAGGGCTACACCCTCGTATTTGATTCCGGCTCTTCCGGTGATGAAGGCGCTGCCCGCGCAACGAATACCGTCACGGCATTTGTAAACGGCGTTAAGGGCACTGCTGAATACAATGGTGGATCTGTGTACATCGCCATACAGAATGCCGTACGTAATGCCGCCGAAAATGGCGGGGACGATATGGCAGGTCTCGCGGCATTCACGGCGAATGACAATGGCACGTTTACGGTCCCGGCAGGTGCATTTAACTGCTTCAATCTTTCTATCTCGATTTCGATTTCGGCTACTGCCCGCGGCGTCCCGGATGAAGGCAAGGCACGTACCGCATATCTCAATTACGGATGCGGATCCGTGACGGTGACCCCGGATGCCGATGGAGAAATGGCAACCGTTGAATTTGCCATTGCAACCGGCCTTTATCTCGAGAATCGCAAGGATTATATGTATATGGGCGAAGAGAATGCGGTTTGGGCCGCATGTTACTCCGCCTATGTGAAGGAAACATATATCGCCAGCTTCAACTACGATGACTATGACGCTTCCGGCGTATCCATGCAAATGGATACTGTGCTTGCCGCATCAAATTATTTGGTGTGCCGCACAAGTGAAGTATTTGGCGAGTATTCCATTGATTTTGCAAGCGATGTTGAAGCTGCAAGCCTCGCTCACAAGGCCTCCCCGACAGAGCCGAGTCTCTTCATCATGAAGCCGCAATACTTTGATGGCAACGACCAGCTGAAGAGCAATTCCATTGCCCCGGGGCAAAAGTCCTACGCATACGCCTTGGCACTTCGTCAAATTGCAGGCGATAACCTTACCAAGTATCGTTGCGTGGTCACGGCAAACCTTGCGGATGTAATGAACGCCCCGGATTTCTTAGGCGTCATTGAAGCCGCGGGCGAAACAACCCTCGGCATATCCAATATCGGCAAGGCAGCATCTATCTCGGCATTCGAAAATATGGGCGGCCGCCATGGCAACCGCTTCATCGCGGACTTCTCGCAATACGGGCGCAAGACCGTTGCCGGACGCCGCATGTGGATGACGTTTGCAGCCTTGGTCACCCTTTGCCTTAACACCAACTATAAGAATCGCAACGAGGCTCGCCCGCCGATGGGCTTGACTTACGGCCAGCTCCAGTGCGAAGAATTGTCGCAGGAATTCACCGGTCCGCAGCGTAAGGTTCTTGCAGAGACCTATAAAATCAACCCGGCAATCGTTGAAGGCGGCGTTTATCTTTGGGCAGAAGCCACTTCGCAGATCACGAATACCGCACTTTCCGACACTCATGTTATTCTTTCATACTGCTGGATGAAGTACATGATTTATCAGTCGATGCGTCCGTTCGTGGCAGAATACAACGATGTGCCTACCATCAATGAAGGTCTCCGCGTTTTGAAGAGCCTGAACAAGACTTTCACGGACCGCAACTACATTGAGGAAGGCAAGCCGAACGCCGACAAGAATATTATCGGGGACACAGTCATGCGCTTCGATTTCCCGGTACGTTTCAAGGGTGTAGCCTTTTTTGTGGACGTTTACGTGACAGCCTACCCGCAGACACAGTCACTCGAAATCAGCTTGGCGGAGGATGCATAATATGGCAGATATGGCGAATGTTACTTTCAATGAATTGCTCGGCGCAGACTTCAGCGAGAAGGACTACGCCGTCAGTTCAAACTGGCGCATTGATTTTGCGACCTGCAAGAAGTTCGTGGAATTATTGGGCGGTGACGTCGGCATTGCACAGCATCTCAGTTATGCATGCACTACCGATTATACCTTCAATTCGGAAACGACCTATGCGCAGCAGAATATCAAGGGCATATCAATCAGTCAGGCGGCATGGCAAACCCGCGTAATTGATAATTTGCAGATTACCGTGCTTGAACCGATGGACCGTTCCGTTGAAAATGCGCTTATCAAGGCGCAGAATAAGGGCGCCGGCTATTTCGGATCGCGCGACATTGCCGCAAAGAATGTATACACGTTCTCCGGCATCACACTCATTGAACTCGGCAATGACGGCAAGGCCAACCCGGACAATATCATTATCCTTGATGGCGCCCAAATCAAGGGCGTCCAGCCCGGCACCTTCACTTCCGGCAACAATGCCGAGATTGTAGGCACGCAATTCACCTTGTTCTGTCACGGCTGGCATAAGCCGTTCGAGGCATAATGAATGGCGAAGGACATTTTAGAATCTGTAATCGAGACGCAGTATCTCGATAACGGAAACTATGATGTTTTCGTAAAGCTTCCGGCCCCCTATGACGGGGGGCCTAATTCCTTATTGGTTGAAAGCATAAATGGCGCAAATGCCTTCCTGATTGAAAATGGGCAAATGCATACCCCGGAGCTTACCATTACGGCACATGTAACCAAGCAGCAAGATTCATTGCTCCGCCATCTGTATGTGGCAACGGTCCGCCCCGGATACATTGACCAGCGCTATCCTATCAGGGTTGAATGGGGCGATGTTTCTGCAATGCCTTTTGCACGCCCCGCATCCGATACCGACGGACTTTTAAACGATTCCGGACTGGATTCCCACGACTTCTACCTTGCGGCATATACCCCGCCAAATAATGTCACATTTGCGGCCGCGACCTTGCTACCCGTATCTATGGTATTGAGGTTAATTTAATGATTTACATACCAATTCGTGAACTCCCTACCGGATTCAAGCCATATCCATTTAAAAGCTTTAAAATCAAGGCAATGACCATCAATCAGGCGCTTAAATTAGGCTCGCGCCCCACGGATAGGGATATCCGCGATTTGATGGGGGAATTGACCGACGAAATTGACACGAAGCTGCTTGTGCCAAAGGATCTTCGTTTTCTAATCGCGGTGCTTGCCTTCAACACTGAAAAGAATCGCTCTTGGCGCATAGATGTAACCTGCCCTTATTGTAAGGATAAGCGCACCATTGGGCTGACGCGAAATGATTTTCCTCCGATTGGCGTGCTCGATAAGGACGCCCCGTATCCGTTAACTATCTCCGACGGGGTTCATATTTATGAACTAGGCTTTGCAACCGTGGAATCGATGGAGAAATATGAAGAACGGGATCCGCAGCATTCCAATATAATTGCAAGCATTGCGCAATATGTAACGAAGATTGATGAAGAGACCGACCCGGACAAGATTTTTGAAATGCTGGGGGATATAACCGACTTTTCTTTGGTGACCTTGCTGCTCAAGACCGTGGTACAATACTTTGCAATCCCGGACACATATAAGGAATGCGTTTGTGAAAAGTGCAAGAAGGTTTATCGAGTGCCGTTGAGTGCCTTGGAGGTCACTCAATACGTTCCATTTCTTGACTCGGAAACGCTTAGCCAATATAAAACTAATTTTAGGCTACAACCTTGATGAAGATCAATGCCTTGCGGAGATACTGGATTTTCTAAATGCCCGCGAGGAAATGATCCGTCAAAGGGATGCCGCACGCAAATAGGCAGCGGTGTTAATAACCGTCAAATTATGTAGTTTTGTAGTATACTTCTAAGGTTTCAGGATGCGGCCATGGCGACAGATATAACTACATTTCTTGCAAGACAAATAACCGGCGGCAAGGATTCCTTATCTAAGGAAGAGCGCAACGCCTTGCCCGATTCCTTGAAGAAATTGGTGGATGCCATAGATGAAAGCAATCTTATTAGGGCAAATACCAATAAGAAAGAACTCGATGCTGCCGAAAACCGAAAAAATGAAATGGCGGGACTTGAACGCCAATTTTTGGTGGACCTTAAAGAAGCAGCCCGCGCCTTCAATGCGTTAAATGAAACAGAGGCCCGCTCACTCAAGCTGGCGGAGAAGGAAGCGAAGGACGGCGAGGCTGCGCGCCGCCGTGCTGACGCCGCAGCTAAACGTGCCGAAAATTTAAATGCGGTTTCCGGACGCCAATCCGGAGAACTTCAAAAAAATTGGCTTGGCTTAATAGGCGCCATAGGCGGAAAAGGATTTCAAGGACTTGTTGAAAATTTTGTCAAGGCTAGCGAACAGACCAAAACGGACATAGCGGCGGTATCCACTGCGCGTTATGAGAACATGGTAGGCGAGGCTTCCGATATACGCGCAGAAACCGTTTCGGGGATTGATAAAGGCGTGGATGATGCGGATGCCGCCCTTGCGCGCGCCCAAAAGAAATATGCCGCTTCCATGGAAAAAGCGGCAGAACTGAGCGGGCGTGCACTCCAAAAGGTTGAAGTTGGCAACGCGGCTCTCACACAGGTAGAAACCGCAAAGGCTGCACTCGATACTGCCAAAGAAAATCGGGATGCCGTTGCCGCCGCCGGTGCCGCCAAACTACAAGAAGCACGCAAAACCGCCACCCCCGCAGGTTTAAACGGGGCCACGGGGATCCAATCCATAACGGCAGCCCTTGGCGCCGTAATCTCCCCGATTGGCGACATTGCATCCGCCATTCGCGAAGCCCCGGCAGCAAGCGCAGGGCTCATACTTGATGCCGGTACCCAAGCCGCCGTTCAGGCTGAAAAGATGGCTAAAGTGGAGGCGGAAGTTGCTTCCAAGAATTTGGAAGCGGATGCCGCTGTTTCCAAGGCAGGCGATGCCTATGCAAAATTGGTCACCCCTAAAACGGACGCAGAAGGGAAGACTAGGCCGTCCGTTGAAACTTCCGGACTCATTACATACTCGGAAGGCATTGGGGCGGCATATAACGCGGCGGAGATACGCAAGGGCGCCGTAGCCGACCTTACTGCGGCGGAGGATGCGAATAAGGCGGCGCGTGCCGAAGCAACCGCATCCAAGGCCGCTGCCATACGCGAGGAGGAAAAAACGGTAAGCGAGGCGTTTGCCCAAAAACAGGAAGGCTCGCTTGTCACCGCGTCCCAGCAAAAGGATATTGGATTTTCCAACCTGATGAATATGGCGGTGGCCCCGCCTGCAGTCATTGCCATTGGAAAGGTTATGGACAAGTTCAAGGATATGTTCCCGGTCTTTGAACAGACCGGCGGCGCCTTGATTGAAATGGCAACCGCCATCCCCGCTGTCGGCATCACCCTCGGGAACGAATTGGCCGCCAAGCTCATTTTCATGGGCTCCCAAATTTCCGATGCCATCCGCCTGACAAGCAATCCTCTTCGCGAACGCTATGAGGAATCAAACACCCGCGTGGCCGAAGCCACCGGCAAGACCCGCGCCGAATGGTTTTCCGAATATCAGGGCGCCCGCGTTGAAGAAGAAAGGCAGCGTGCAAAGACTACAACATTGGCAAGCTCGGCGGATCGCGGATCAGTTGCCACCCTTAGAAGTCCCGTGAGGGCAAACGCGCCCGCCACGTTCTCCGTGGAAACCATCCCCGGAACATCCGGCGGCATTACGCATCAGGCGCCGACCAGTACCGCCGCAAAGTCCAGCCGCGTTGAATCCCCGGCGCCCGCACCTGCTTATCCGCGAGAACAATCCGTCGGGGTTGTCCCGGTTGGCGCAAGCAATAGCAATGTTGATATGTGGAGGTAACCATGCCCGAGGCAATTGAATCGAGAACGTTCAGGGCAGCCGCCCGCCGGAATTGCATCATGTACTTGGGCATACCCATTTACGTGTCCAATATTCCCGAGCTGCAGAAATTGGCATTGCCGACATTTAGGACCCAAAGCCCTAACGGGGCGGTATCCCAGCTGTTCTCCACATTGGTGAATATGAATACGCAGATAGAGCAGATCCGCAAGGGCCTGCGTATGAGCGATTCAAAGCCGGTCCCCGGGGTATCCTATGACGAGCTCTCATCCATGAGCATGTCCTTATCCGGGGATGTGTACTTTGAAAATGCCCGCCAGTGTGCAGCATTTGACGAAAAGGTATCTAGTATTGCGGCCGAATACGGCTGGCGCCAATCGGTGTCGGCGGCTGCATCATGCGCGGTATACCATCCGGCCAAGAATTCATTCGTGAATTCGGATCCGGTGCAAGCGGCCGTCAAGGGGATGGTAATGCATTCCTTTTCCGATGTGGGCGATGCATTGACCATTGCCACCACAAACGAGAAGGTGAAGGCAGGATCCAATGAGGAAAAGGCATATTTCGCGGCGCGCGACCGTTATTTAGGCGGAAGCGTATTTAATACCGCCGCTATCCAGTATTATTCGAATACCCCACGTGAGGTACAAAACCAGTGGGCGGGCATGGGCGCGGAAACTGCGCCGACCTTGATTGTAGATGGCATCCCGCAATGGCATGCAAACATATCATACATGCCGACAAGCATGTCGGTGACCCCGGGCGCATTCGTAACGGACAATACCGGATTCTATCCGACCAAATGTACCGTTTCTATTTCGATGGAAAACCCGCTTGGCGGCCTTCTTGCGAACTTCACGGATGAAACGGAAGGCAAGGCACAGGACAGCAGCACATCTCTTGAAACCGTGCCGTCCCGCTATTTAAGCAAGGCAAAGGAATTGGGGTAGGAGGCGAGTATGCCCGGCGTAAATTTGGAATCCAAGAACATTCAAATGTTGCTCACCACGAACAGCGATCTTCATATCAAGAAGGTGCAGGCAGGGCAGCCGGTGGTAATTAGGCGGGATACCGAATTCCGCCCGGACAAGATTTTCGGCGCAAATGAGTATATGAAGCTGGACATGGTCGCCGCGGGCATTGATTCGCCGTGGATGTTGGTTCATGGCCGTGCATATCCGCGCCCTGACCACCTTTCGCTGAATCGTGAGCTGATCGACATGGACGAGGACTTCCACATATGAACATAAACATTTCGGTTGCATCGGAGCCGCCTGAACACATCATTATCCGTGAAGCCTTGTCGGAGTATCCATTTTATCGGTTCACCTGCAAGGTCGATAGTTATACCGGGCTGGAAAAGGTGATGCTCACCGTAGGCGATAAGGAATATGAAGGAACCCTCTCCGGCATGGATGTGTCGGTAGACGGGACAGGCGCCTTGCTTTACAACGCAGGCGCCGTGGATTCCGCATGCCCCGTATTTGACGAGGCGCATCCGGTCAGCTTTAGGGACACTCCCATTTCGGATATTATTGCCAACTATGGGTTTGAAATAGATGGGCCGGAAATGCTATCCGCTGAAATGTCCATCTTGAATATGAGCCACTCCGACGCGGATATGGTTTTGGCATTGGCGAATATGGGAAGTTCCCCCGCGTTTGTCGATTTTAAAAACAAGAAGATTACGTTCCTGAGTCGCCTTTATAAGCAGAAGCCGGTTGACGTATTGGCTGGATTCCAAGGAACGTACAGCCGCCCCCTTTCGGTAGGATACACATTATCGGAGCCTAACGCCACCTTATATGGCGGCAAGGAAACCCCGAATGTGGTGCTTGAAGGCGGCCGCCCTATAACGCATGCCGCGGGCGTCATGGCGAGCCTTGTGAAGAATTACAATGATCTTGCGGCGCTATGGTCCAAGAAGCAGACATTTACGACGGACGGGCAGGACATTCCGGTTGGAAGCATGGTGGTTTCCGCATTGACGGACGACAAGCGCTTGGTTGTTGCGAAGGAGGCGGTTTATACGCCACGCGGGGCGCGTTTTACATATTGGGTCGTCTAGTCGAAGGAATGTATATTTAAGAGGAATTTTAATATAAGGAAGAACATATGAATATCAAGATGATACACAAGAACGAAGCCGCCACCCTTGAAAATGCGGATGGCTATCTCGTCCAGTATAAGTTTAAAGATGGATACCGCGATTTCCGCATCGGCGATTGCATGTTTGTCAAAGATCTTGCAACCCTTGATTCCCTCGTGAAATCTGCGGATGATTTGATCACCTTCTCCTTTAACTTTTCCATTCCCAAAAGCCAGCCGAACGATGCGGACAAGGCGATTGAGTATCTCAAAGGTAAAGGCTATGATGTGATCCGCCGCAAGATATCCGACATCTTTTTTGACGTATACCTTGCGCGTGGCATCAAGGTATGGCCGATGGAAAACGGAAAGCCGCTCCCGACTGGAATCCCCATCTACATCACACCGGATCACAAGCACCTTACTTTGCGCGAATATGAAAAATTGCTCCAGCAGGTCCGCGAAGAAACGCAGAAGCTGCTCCCCAAGAGCGCCGATATTTAAATTCGCCGGAGCCATTAAAGGGGCGAATAAACGGGCGATTAAATGCACGTAAAGGCGCGTATAAGCGCTTCAAATATTAAAGGCAGGCATTTACATGCCTGCCATTTTTAATCGCCTTAAATCGCTGTCTATGCACCTTTATTTGAGCTTGCCCGATAGCGAGAGCCGGATCACATCCCGATCGTGGAATGCTTCATTATAGTTCTCCGTTTCAAAGTCCGTATGCGGCATCCCCAAGGTTTCACTTTCTTTGTAGTCCCCAATGACTTCGCCGCAGTGGTCGGAATAAGCGTCCAGCGCCTTCTTGATGACTTGGACTTCATCCGCCGTCAAATAGACGCGCGTTCCAGCCTTCGCGACCATATGAAATGTATCGCAGCGGCTGCAATAGCCGGTTTCGTTCTGTTTGGTTTGCGGTTCGGTCAACCCGCATTTCGTGCAAATCATAATTGTTTGTTTAGGATACTTGCTCATTTGGCTGCCTCTCCCAATTATTTTCCATCCATTTTTCGATGTACGTATTTCAACTTGTCGGCGACAACACTATGCAGGCCTTTGTATTGGCTGCTTTCTTTATCGTAATAGTAATAATCCAATCGATCGACTAAATCAAGGAGTGCTTCCTTGACCGCGTCGGGCAATGGTCGTTTTTTTACAGTAATCCACAGCTGCCATCACAACCTCCGCAGTGTTCCTTTTTTGGTCCCTCGAATGCGAATCGGGCGGAGCCCTTTCACCTCATAAATTTGGCCGCAGTTCTTGCACAAATACTGCTTGCTGCCATCATAGCCGCAACCCACAACGCGCCGTTCACAGAAGTCCGGGCAATCGCACTTCTTCTTGAGGATGCGTTTCGGGGTCCAGTAAGACCAGTCCGGCGCCTTTTGGAATTCTTCATCTGTCATTAGATTTTAACCTCCATAGCCTTCGCAGTGAATACGCGAACCTGACGGCTACGGCGCAGTTCCAGCTTGTAAGCCTTTTCCGAATCTTTCTTGCGTCCTTCGCGCAAAGCAAAGATGCCTTCTTTTGCCCAAAAGAGGCGACCGGTTTCGGCGGCACGCGCCAGGGCAAGGTAATAGTTCCGGCGCGTCTTGTTGGTGATGAAGGCGGCGTATCTCAAAGGCGGGCACTGGATATGGCGCGGCGAAACGCCTTCGAACACATCCTCGCACATTTTGTTTTGAAGCGCGTGGAGTTCGGCGATGGCGGCGTGGCGCTCGTCCCGCAGTTCCTTGCGCTTGGCACGATAATGATCGAAGGCGGAATTCAACGCCTTGCGGCCGTCCAGCACTTCGTTGGCGAGATCTGTAATAATCTTTTCGACGAGCTCTGCGGGGTAGAAGTCGATGTTACGGTGATGGCACCCATCATCGCAGTAGAATGAGCGTTTTTGGCCGTTGAGCCTACGCATCGCTAGTGTTTTTACCGGCATGCCGCTACCTCGTGTTCTTGCGCTGCCTTCCAAGCCGCGTCTTTATCTTCCGTGATAAACGCGTTCTTTTTGTTATAGCCGCCGATGATGTAAAAGGTGCGGCGTTCAATTTCAGATACGTTTTTCAGCCACATTGTAGAATACGGCTCCCCGTAATCCCCGGGAGCGTATCCAAAAATTATGCGGACTTCATCTCCGGGATTTTCCGGAGATGGTATGTCATGGTTATACTCGTTGGTCAAATACAGTGCGTAATACTTGCCATCCTTTTCGAAACAGACCTTGGCGATTTCGCCTTGATGGCCGCACATAGGGTGGACCGCGATAGTATATCCGGCCGCGATCAAGCGGGCGACCTGTGCCGTGAATTCTTTTTCATAAAGCGTAGCCATAGTTCTTTCCTTGATTCGGCGCTACCTGCGCCGTTATGTCTATAATATAACTTCATTATTTGAAAAAGACACCCGTTTTGTGAAAATTTCCCGCTTTTTAAATCTGCGCTGTTCACCTAAAATCACCCCATTTTTTTCAAAAATAGGGTGTCTTTTTCAAAAAGAGGAAGTATATTTATAATGTAAGTGATTAACCAATGAGGTTTCAACCATGAAGGTCAATAACAAAAATAAGGAAAATGTCTTTTTCTGCATTCATTCGGAGTGCCGATATGTAGGGCTGGCTTTTACGAATAAAGACGCCATTATTAAACGCATGCGAATGGACCACGGCAAGGACTTCAAAAACTTCTTGATCCTCAAAGGTGCAGCCGCGTTCCGCAATGCCTTGGCAAAAACATGCAACATATCCAATGCCAAGCTCCTGATCAGGAATGACGCGTGGTGGGACAAATTTATCGGCGAGTTTTCCGTCAGCGCTACCCCATTTATTGAAGGATAATCAACCGGAGGTAACCAAAATGAAGTTCTTTGGATTTCTTTCTAAGCCTTTGCGTAAAAAGCCGCAGCCGGTGCCCGCGGGCACCGGCTGAAGACCTGGTCAAATGGCTTCAGGCTTATGCGAATGAACATCACTGCTATGTCGCTATGGACGAGCCGCTTTATTCTCCGCGATTCCATACTTTCACCGAGAATCCAATGCTTTATCGCGACAACGATGACGGTTATTGGTACTGGACTGGTAAAAATCATCGTTGGATTGATGATGAAATTCCTGAAGAACTTAGGCGAGCGCCGAATCCTAATTTTCGGGTAATCTATCGACCGGAGAATCCGCCCATGAATATGAAAAAGAGTGCCGGTTAATCGGACACACACCAAGGAGTAAAAATATGAAATGCGACGAATTAGAATCAAAAACCATATATGAAGGGTATCCCGGATGCTATACAGAGCACGTGGTATACGATAAGGCCGATGTTGACGACGCCATCTCCGAAATGAAAGCCGCCTTGAAAATTAAGGATGACTTGCTAATCGAGAACGGCGCCGAAATAGGTAGGCTGAATGCAGAAATTAAAAGACTCAAAGCCGAGGCTGAACAGGAAATTCGCCATTATAAGCGCAAGTGTTGCCGCGCGATGGCTAACATGTCCAGCGAGAAGGCCGGTCATTATCGTGCAGAGTACGATGCCGAGGAAGGGTTTGGGGACGGTTGGCTAAAATGGATACGCTGGGCTAAAAAGTGGTCCAGTAGATGGACCGAACTTGCAGACAAATTTAGGGGGTAAAATATGGCCATGTTGAATGAAACAGAATATAAAATGGATATTGAAACGTTTAAAATTCTTTTGAGGGCATTTTTTCCCGACATCAAGTTCTTCGAATACGAGCACTTTGTTTCGGCGACTATTATCGATCCTAATCCGCCACCAGTTATTTACAATCCATACAAGTCGATATTCATTAGCAAGTTTCAGCACGAATGCTGGTTGATTAACTGCAGGTTGACAACGCCGAATGACTTGGAACGCAACCGCCCGCGCCACATCGAACCCAATGACTTAATTGACGATCTTCGCTTCTACCATGACCGTAAGTGGCGGGCGCTCACTGATAGATTTAGGGGGTAATATGACAGGTCACGTAATTTTGCTCATAACGGTGTTTATGCCGGTTATCGCATACATCGTAGTCTATTTCTTGGAACGTAGGGCCGGAGCCACCCCACGTCGTGCCCATCGGCGCGCCTTCTTATGGCTCATCAAAAACTTGCCCGTGGCCTATGGCATTGGCGTATTGCTGGTGCTTGGCGACAAGCTAGCGAAAATTCTCATCGGGTAGGATGCCGCCACGAAGAAGCGAGAATCTTCCCAAAACGGGGTGTCTTTTTCAAACAACGAAGTTATATTATAGACATAACGGTGCAGGTAGCACTAAATCAAGGAAAGATCTTATGAAGCGCAATCACGCTTATTTCAACGAATATAAATGCCCTGAATATTGGGAACGGCAGCGCAAGGGCCATCCCGCCCGCGATCGCCTGCTTGCCATTGCCGCCGTTGCGCTGGTTATTGTCGGGGACATGGTTACTTCTATAATTTGCGGAGGCTAGCACTATGCAATACACGCAAGACGAATTAAACAAGATTATCGAGAATCATAAACATTGGCTGCTAAGAGATTGCGAGGGCTGGGAAAACCTGAAAGCTAATCTCCGCCATGCAGACCTTAGCAACGCCTACCTCATTAGTGCGAATCTCCGCGGTGCCGACGTCAGCGATGCTGCCCTCAGCGGCGCAAAAGGATGGGCCTCCGTAAAATATGACGCAACGACTAAATTCTTTGCCTTACGATGCCCTGAAAGTGGTGAATTTGATGCATGGAAAAAAGGCTACGCGTGTGGCCGCATTGGTGGTCGCTAAGATTTGGAGGAAACTATGAAGTGCGACGGACTGAAAGCCGAAACAGTAGTACCTCAGGGTACAAGTATAACGCTGCAAATGTATGGAAAAGGCGAAGTAGACGCCGCCATCGCCGAGCTGAAAGATAGGATACAACAGAAAGACTTCTTTTGGGACGGTTGCGGGTTCTCTAAGATGGGATTCAAAAATACCATTGATGTTGCAAATTATGTAGAAAAGCTGAAAGCCGAAAACGAAAGGCTGAAAAATGAATTGCATTATATTGACGAAGTCACCGAAGGCCAAGCAGGATTAGCAGTGTGGACGTATGAGGAAAATCTCCGTGAAACGAAACATGCCCTGTGGCTTGCGAGAGCAAACTACTGCCACAACTTCAGGATTGATTTATACCGCAGGCGCCGGCCAGGGACAAAAAGGAGCCAATCCATTATGGAAAACCTTTTAATAATAGCAGAAATGAAGTGTAGAAAAAAAGCGGCGGAATACGAATAATGACGCGCGAAGTCATTATTCGCATATAAAACTTTGATTGGCGCAACCTGTCCGTATATTATTGCATGACCGCATTCAAAATTAAAAAGAAACCTAAACTTCGACGGGCATGGGCCCTCGCATGGGCCATCTCCGCCATCCCCGCAACACTCGTATATGCTATCCTTAGGGGCGCCGCCCACTTGGTCGCATGCCTCATCGCCCTTTCCACGGCTTTTGCGCCAAGATGCCGGCCCGATGAGTCGTTGAGCAATCCGGTTAGCAATTTAATAGAGGATATCATAAATAAGGGCGAAGACATTCTTTAATGCTGAATAAAGGAGATCAAAATTGAGGTGTTTAATCACTGCCGACTGGCATATAAGCGGAACGCGCCCGCTTTGCCGTGCCGATGAAGATTGGATCGAGGCACAAAGACGCGATATTGAATCCGTGTGGGAAATTGCCCGCGCCAAGAAGGTTGAATCTATTTGGATCCTCGGGGACCTGTTCGACACAAGCCGCGTCTCCACCGAGGCGGTTAACCTCGTCCTTCAGGAATTTGAAAAGGCGCCATGCGAGATCCGTGTACTCTGCGGAAACCATGACCTTCCGTATCATAGCTTCCGCGAACTGGAGCGCTCTTCCATTGGTATCATTCTTCATAAATACATGATGCTTGCGGAAGATAAAAGTGTGGGCATTTCCGCATTCCCGTTCGGAATGGAACCGCAATATGCGGAATTGTCCGCCTATATGAAGGCGAATTCAATTCATACATGGGCAACCCACCAGCTCACCTTCCCTAATGAAGCCGCAAAGCCAATCGCCGGAATGAAAGGCGTCATCGCACCGGATCTGTTGGACGCATGCCCGGCCGCAAGCGTAGTGCTCACCGGCGACTACCACCACGGCTACATTTACACCAGCCCTAAGGATGGCCGCCGCGTCATTACTCCGGGATGCTTGAACATTCAGGCAGCCGACATGAAGGACTACCAGCCGCATGTCTACATATATGACACATTTGACCTTTCGGCTGAACGCGTTGACATTCCGGTGCAAGGGACCGTCTCCACCGAATATCTTGCGCGCGAGCATCAGGTCGAAGGGATGAAGGCGCACTTCATTGCCTCGCTCCAGTCCGGGGCAATTTCAATGAAATCGTTCTCCGAGGCGCTCGCCGAAAAGATGCCTACACTCCCCGAAGGCGTTCAGCAGGTCCTCACGGAAGTTATGGAATCCCTCACATCCGCCGCATGATTCGAAAAAAAATCCCATTTCTAAAAGCCGCCTAGTTGCTAGGCGGCTTTTTATTTGCGCATATAAGCGCATTTAAGGCGATATTTTCTATTTGGCATACAAACATGCGTGTGCCGCTATTATTTGCCGTAAAACGCCTTTAAATAGCGCCCATGCATTGTTCCGGATCTCCTGCCCTTCTTTTTAGGCGGTTTCATCTTTTTGCGCAGCTCGTCTTTTGCGATCGCATCCCGGACCTTTTGATCATATTCCCGTGCCGCCCGTTCCATCTCGTCCCGTTGCTCGGCGGAGATGGGGCGCCCATCCTTTCCTAGTATTATTCGAATTATTGCCATTTTGCTCTCCTTTTGAGGTATATCTAAGGGCAATCAGACTTAATTTTTTACAAACCCCTTATGTTTATTGGGCTCATTCAATTTAAGTCTGATTGCCCTTCTATTATATTGGGGGGGGGGAGGTATATCTAAGGGCAATCAGACTTAAAGTTGCATTAACGCCACGACAACTTGTCTGTTATTCCTAGTTTTTTGAGGAAACGCTTGAAATTTGGTCCATATAGGCGTTTTGGGAGGATTAACCGTCCTTTTTCATTTCTTGGGGCATTTTCGATGATGGCCTTCCATTCCATATGCACGCTTTTGCGTGCCTCTTTTGACTTGGCCCATTTTCGATACAATCGCTGCCCTATCTTGGCATCCCCTTCGGCGATGCCATAGGCTAAATCTATCGCGGCCTCTTTAGTTGTGCATGCGGAAAATTCTTCAAGATGGTCCGCATATAATTTGGAGGTTTCATGGGATCTCGGGACATACCCATCCTTCAGCCGTTCACCCAGCAGCCGTTCGATCCGGCGGGCAAATACTTCCAGCCCTGACTCCTCAATTTCATTCCAAAAATAGCGGCACTTCGCTATTATTTCGGAGGCCTTCTCGTTCAGGTAGTTCTTGCCCTTTTCAAATTGGAGCCGGATTGTGGATCGGACGGACGCAATGGCATCGTCCGCCGTAAATAACACCCCGCCTTTATCCCCGCCATAATGGATGTTACAGTAGTGCCCATAATAGGCCTTGGCCATGCAAAGGCGGTCCAACGATTTGCCCCGTTTCCCCTCGGGGATTATGTGGATATGATACCCAAGCTCGCCTCCTTGATTCCCGTAGGTGCATGCGTCCCATTCTAGGCGCAGCCCTTTCCTTTCATGCTTCCCGTAGGCGCGATTGAGTTGGCGCGGGCATGACGGGATGTAGCGTTTGCATCCGTCCGGCGCATCCATGTATTTAGGCGCCCTGTATTTGCGTATCCAGCCTTTGATCCGGCTTCCCCCGCAGGCGGCGGGGATATCCGGATTAAAATCATCCAAGTCGCATGCCGAATAGAGGCATTGCCAGTAATAGGTGGAGGCATCGTCTAAGACGATGCGCTTTCCCGGAGGCAGGCGCCGTTCAAGATCGTGAAATAGATTTAGGACCAGCCTTCGAAATTCGCGCTGTGCCTGTTCCGCCTGCCCGTCAATTTCGTCCGCTATTTCAATTTCCGGAATTTTGATAAGGACATGATGCTTTATGGGATTTTTGGATGTGGATGGGAGGATAACTGCGGTGTTCCACCCGATTATTACATTTTTGAGATCAGCCGCCTCGGCATTTCCGCCATCTATGTCAAGGAATACGAAGGAGGTTCTTTTCCCGGCGCGGGCGATGGTATACCCATTTGATGCCAAATACACAATATCGTCCCATGTTTCATTTTCAAGGCAATAGAATTGCGTCGCCGCCGGGCCTTTCCCGGACTTGAAGGCGACCGCATCTGCCTTGGCCATGGCGCGATTGTTGATGTATTGTAGCATACCATCAATAAAAAAAATGAGAAATCCCGCCGCAATGCCCCAAAGTGTCCAGCCCCGGGTATTGCAAACGGGATTTCTCTAAATTCTTTTTCGTGGCGCAAGGGGACTGGACATGCTTGCTAATGTATCCATAATATACAAACGGCGTGCTTCCGTCGCCACCCTCGGCACATGTATCCCTATTATACGCCGACCCCACCCTTGCGGGCATTCCGTATATATGTACATCTTACACGGAGATCTAATAATGGATATTCAAACCGCAATCAAGCGCCGCGATCAACTCAAGGTTGATATCGGCATCATGGAAAATAAACGCGCCACCATTCTCAACGACCTGAAAATGAAATTCGGGACCGATGATATTCCGACACTCATCAAGATTCGAGACGCAAAGCAGATAGAACTCTCAAACGCCAAGGCCGAGCAGGCCAAGATCGAAGGCGAACTTGACACCATCTTTGCCGGGGCATAATCAATGCATCACGTAACCATCCGAAACTTCCAATCGCACAAGGAAACCCAAATTGAGTTGTCCCCTACGGTTAACTCCTTGGAAGGCGTGAGCGATTCCGGCAAGTCCGCCGTTTTGCGTGCCATGCTGTGGGCGCTGACAAACAAGCCGGATGGGACCGCCTTTGCCTCCTACTGGGCAAAGAACAAGAAGGGCGAAATCCAAGCCCCCGTTTCCGTTTCGATTGACAACATCACGCGCATCCGCTCGAAGGAGTTTAACGGCTATATCCGTTACGGCGCTAGCGGCGAAGAGCGCTATGAGGCATTGAAGGGCGCAGTCCCGGTTGAAATTGAACGCGCCGTTAACATTGGCGCCGTCAACATTCAGCGTCAAATGGATCCGCCGTTCCTGCTTTCGGCCACCCCGGGCGAGGCTGCCCGCTACCTGAATTCGTTGGTCGGCCTTGAAGAAATTGATACCTATCAAAAGGCATTGAAAGGCAAGAGCCGCGACAACGCCAATTCCTTGAAGGACGAAAACGCTCGCCTTGCCGAGGCTGAAAAGAACTTTGCTAAGTATGATTGGGTTGATGGCGCCAAAGAAAAGGTTGCCGAGCTGGAAAAGATCTGCGGCGTTGTTGAAGCGTTTGAATCCGACATCGCCACGTTGGGCGCTTTGGAAGAATTGGCTCAGTTTGACGAAAAAATTCAGCGCACCAAATGCGTTCTCATCAACGCGGATGCCAAAATCAATTCCTACCCGAACACGGACGTCTTGTATGCGGACCTGATGAGCCTTCAGCACCTTGACGAAATCAAGGATGCCGGGGCCAAGCTGGAACGCTCCAAGCTCGCCGTTCAGGCAGCCGAACCGAAGATTGATGCGCTCTCCCACATTGATGTCCGCACGCTCGATTTTGAGGTTAATACGCTCGTTCCGGCGCTTTTCACCTTGGAGAATATAACTATAGGGCTCGCCAAGAAAAACGGCTGTATAAGCGCAGCAAACGCGCTTATTGAGCGAGGTCAGTATGTTGGCGATTGCATCCGCGATCTTGAAGAAACAATCCGCTATGTAAACGAGGTGGAAGCCCTTTCCAATTCGATTCACACCGCTGAACACGAATTGGCGGAGGTGTCCGCATCACTTGAAGGCAAGGCGTGCCCTATCTGCGGCAAGCCGCTATAACTTGTCCTTTTTCCGTATAAGTCAATATGAAACTTAGTAACGCATTGATATCGCTGGCGAAGGCCGAAGGGCAGCGCGAAACGCTTGCCAAGGCAGTAGCCGATTCCCGTCAGCGCATTGACGACCTGACGAAGCGCTCGGACCATATCACGCAGGCAATTCTTACGGTGCAAACCATCGCCAATGAATTGCAGGCGGATCTTACGGCGTTCTTCACCTCCTGCGTCCAGTCGGCGCTTGACATTGTGTTCCCCGGGTCCTACCAGTTCAAGATGAAATTTGAATCGCGCCGCAATCAGGCGGAGCTGGACATGTGGCTCGATCGCAACGGCGAAAAGGTCCCGCCTTTGGAAGCCGCTGGCGGCGGCGTGGTGGATGTGATCGCGTTTGCCCTGCGCACTTGCTGCCTGCTCTTGTCCAAGAATCGCAAGGTCCTTTTCTTGGATGAACCTTTTAAATTCATCCGTGGCGATGCGAGAACGCGTCTTGGAGACCTGCTGAACCTGCTTGCGGTTGAAAGCAAGGTTCAGGTTGTGATGGTTGCGGACGTTGCCGGCGCCCCGATTGATGGAGCCGAGCATTACCATGTCGATATCAAGGATGGCGTATCCATTGTTGGAAATGAGCATGGCAAATGCGGGCCGGTGGGGTTGTCGCTATGATTTCATATTACATCGCTGATTTGAGTGGCATATTCATAATTATGAGTATTGTGTCGATTTTCGGCGTAATATGCACGCCTTCAAATAAGGATGGCTTGGGGATCATATTCGGCGCAATCTGTTGCGTCTCCACCGTAATGATGATGGTGGCGGGTTCCGCGAGGAATACTACCGGCTATTGGGCATATCGCTATGATAAGATACTTTCGGCCCGCCATGCACTTGTAGAAGAATGCGGAACTCTAATGTCCTATGCATGCGCCGAACGTATGGACGCATACCGTCGTGACAGCATTGAGGTATATTGGCGTTATTCCCGTAAATCCGGACGGTGTGCCTCCCCCGATAAAAAATAGTATCGGGAATCTTTCCGGCTGTTGTTTCGCGTAACCGCGTGTGATAACGATTAAAAACTTTAACCGCCTGATAGGCAAAGGATTAACTATGTCGAGCAAGAAGAAAGAACCTGAAATTAAGAATGCGGCTCAAGAAACCCCGGAAACCCCGCAGCGCGTGTGCAGCCTTCCCCGTGGAATCTCGGAAATGCTGGACCACATCATGAACGACAAGAAGAACCCGCCGACCTTGAGTGAACGCATCATTCAGCTCGCCGAGGATCGTGACGCCATCTGCACCCGCATCAATGAATGGGACGAAGATATCAAGGCACAGAACCCGACTGGCGAACCTGTCGCGATCGCCCGCCCGATCGCCGAGGTCCGAGAAGCAATGGTCGCCTACAAGAACTCGCTCGGCGCCGCCATCAAGTATCTCCTCGAACTCACCTAATCGAGGACCAGTCCGCAGACCTATGCTCCTAGCATTTTAAAAGGCGCCCCACAAGGGCGCCTTTTATATTGGGTTATTATTTGCCTATTATGCGTTTTTAATAAGGCGAACACCGCAGTACATGTCACTAAGTCCTGGGCCGCTTAACGATACAGTGCCGGGGCCTAAAGTAACTTGACTCGTGCTGCTGTCTATGTAGAGTTTGCATAGATCGCCCATTTGGGTATAGCTTCCCGCAAAAAAGCCATTAGCCACGGCAGAAAACCCATAGGTATCTTCGCCAAATGGGGTATTCCATGTAGATGTGGCGGCCAACTTGATATTCACGTCCTCGCTTATAAAATTAAACAATTCCACCATATCATCGTATGTGGGAACATGCCATCCTGGGCATATTGATTCCGCATTATCTATGATGTATTGAACTGCCGCCCCATTATAGAGCAAGCCATATGGCGAAGCATATTGTTCGTTTTTATTATAATAGCGGCATGCCGGTATATCATTTTGCGGATACGAGAATGGTGGCTGGGATTCCATGGGATTTTCATCTGTGGCTATTTGGAATCCTTCGATTTTATAATCGAGGTTTTCCGCAGCCCATATTTGGTTCCCTATTTTTACGGTGCGGTATTTTTTTCCGCCAATAGTATCGCCGCCGTTAGTTACTATAGAAATTTTTCCGAGGCCTTGTGTGGAGAAGTCTGCATTATATATGCAAATGGCTTTATCGTGGCAAAAACTATAAGGATTGGGATCCGGCAGTATTGCGCCGATATACCCATTACTGTCAATGATATATTTGCCAGTTCCGGTATATGGCATTACACTTACAATAGATGCTTTCACCTCCTGTAATTTAATCCCTTTTATTTGTATTGTTTTTAACGTTTTTGCTATTTCTTTGATAGTGCTAGTGTTTTTCATATCTGCCCCTTGGTTATCCTACAAATATAACTAATTGAAAAGATTTTAAGCACCGCAACTGCCATTGAGCACGGTTACGTATATTTTTATATAAAATTTTAATTTTTGGTAAGAAAATGTCCAAACTCAAAATCATCAATATCTTCAAGTCCATTGACGGCGAGGCCTATCATGCCGGCCGCCCGACCATATTCCTCCGTACATATGGGTGTAATCTGAGATGCTCGTATTGTGATACGCGCGAGAGTTGGATTATGTCCGAGTACGAAAAGTACTATGACCGTCCTCTGCTTGAATTGCAACCGGAAGAGGCATATGAGCGCATCGTGAAGCTTGCAGGTGACCATATCAATCATGTGACCATTACCGGCGGTGAACCGCTGCTCCCCGAAAATGTCCCTTGGATGCAGGTGCTGGGCAATATGCTTATAGGCAGCGGATTCCACGTTGATTTTGAAACGAATGGCGCTGTGCCTTTGGATGCGATGGCGGAATGGCGCACTTCGCAGGAAGCGTCCGTATCTACGCATTTCATTATGGACTGGAAGTGCTCCAGCTCCAAAATGCTCAATAAAATGGTCCCGGGAAATCTTATGTTATTGAAGCCATGGGATATTGTCAAGTGCGTGGTTGCCGATGATGACTTCGATGATGTATTGGCATTGCGCGAAAGGCTGCCACATTGCGTACCGATTTATATCAGTCCGAGTTTCGGTAAGGTCACTATGAATCGTATTCCGGAGTTCGTGTTGGCGCACCCGGACGGCAATTTCGTTTGTCAGCTCCAGCAACATAAGTATTACTGGAGTCCTTCCGAAAAAAATAAATAAAATCCGGGTGAACCATTTACATATAGGAGCTACACATGTCCGTTCAATTACCTAAATATTTCACCCTCAAGGAAATGACGGCTACCTCCACCAAGCTTCCGAACATGCCGGAGACTTGGGAAGAGTTTATTGCGTTACATGAAACCGCGTTGGCGCTCGATCAAATTCGTGAAGCCTATGGGCAGGGCATCCGCGTAACTTCCGGTTATCGTTCCGCCGCCGTAAACACTGCTGTAGGCGGCAGCAAGACAAGCGCACACCGTAAGGGCATGGCGGTTGATATTCAGCCGTATAAGAATACGAAAGCGAATATGGATGCACTGATGCGCCTCCTCCGCATCAACATCCAAAATTACAACATCGACCAGTTGATCATCTATACCGCCGATGGCAAGGACCCGCTGACCACAAAGCAGGCGATTAAATGGATCCATATAGGATTCGCCGCCAAGCCGCGCGGACAACTTCTTTTCAAAAAAGGATAAAACATGACTGAACAAGCACAGACCCCTGAAGCAAAACCATTTGAACTCCAAATCGAGGGCGAAGCCGCCCTCACTGCCTATTCCGCATTCACGAAGAAGGAGGATCTTCTCGTTTATGAAAAGATTGTATTCACCGTGAAGGAAGAGGGGTATCCCACCATCCTCAGCCACTTCGATGCAAAGCTCGCCGCTAACCCGGATGCATGGAGCGTCAAGTATCCGCAAGACAGCATGTGCACCGTAACGTTTGACGATCAGGAGTTCCATGGGGAATTGTCCGAAATTGGCTGTTCCCGCAAGGTATGCGAGGACGGCGGCACCAATACCTATAAGTTCGCCATCACACGCCAAATGGCGCTCGAAACAGTCAACCGCCTCGTTGTGCCGTATCTCAACAATCGTGTGGAAGAAACCGTGGATAAGCCCAAGACCCAGTGGTCCAAGGGCGGCCCGGAAACAAAGATGGTCAAGCAAACCTTCCCATTCGTATTGACTATTTAAAATGGATACCGCAAAGCTTCTCGACGATCTTGGAATTCCTCATGATACCAAGGGAAAAAGCACCGGCAATTGGTTGCAGGTGCATTGCCCTTTCTGTGACGATCCAAGTGAACACGGGGGCTTTTATCGGTATGCACTCCGTTACCATTGTTGGCGCTGCAAGGGCGGCACGGCGATGGAAGCGCTTCAGGCATTGTCTTCCCGTCCTCAGCACGAAATTGCGCGTGCATTAAAGGAATGCGGCGGTGCCGCCGCCGTGCCTGATTCACATTTACAGTTTGCGTCCTCCATTAAATTGCCGGGTCGCGAACTTTTGCCATATCACCGCAACTATCTTCTACGCCGCGGGCTGGACCCTGATTTTCTTGTCCGGCAGTATGGCATCTTAGGCACCAATCCGTTTGATACGTTCGATGGCCAAAATTATGGGAATCGCATAATTATCCCTATTTATGATTTTGATGGAATGTTGGTATCCTTCCAAGGGCGCGATGTGACCGGATGCCCCGGGGTTGACCGATATAAGGTGTGCCCGGTCAAAAAATCGCTGATGCATTATAAGGATCTTGTTTACGGCGGAAATCTTGCAAAGGGGGACCGTGTTGTCGTTGTTGAAGGTGTTGTGGATGCATGGAAATTAGGCCCCGGCGCCGTGGCAACATTCGGGACAGGTTGCAAGAAGGCACAAATCATGTCGCTGACACGGTGGAAGGAGGTGATCTTCTTTTTCGACCCCGAACCCGCCGCACAGGCGGAAGCGCATGAATACGCGGAAGAGTTGGCACGATGCGGCGTTCAGGTGTCCGTCGCATATGAAGATTTCGGTTCTACGCCGGATGGCAAGAAACGGGATGTAGGCGATTTGGCACCGCATGAAATAGCACGTATACGGAGTGAGCTTGGCTTATGAATGCAGGGGCAATGCGAAAAAAGATGGCATTGATGCCGGAGGGTACCACCCTATATATTTATTGGAACGGCGAGTTCCTTCCGATCGATTGTGTCCGTGTAAATTCGGAGGATGAGGAGGCATATATCATCCCCATAAAGTCCGCACCGGATGACTCTAAAAAATAGTATATTGAATATATGACCGTAGAGAAGCCCAGCATCCGTCACACATATTCAATCGATTGGCACATTGCCCGATGGGGGCGTGGAAAGGTGGCGCCCGCGCCGGAATTCGTAGTAATCCATTTTACCGGATCGGGTAATGGATGGAACGCGGCGGACACCTATAAATCGTGGCTCAAGCGCCCCAAGGCTTCCCGCGGGAATACCCATTATATAGTCGATTCCGGTGGCATTTACGAGTGCGTGGATCCCAAGAAGTATTCATGCCAATATGCCTGCGCTTCAAAGGCGTGCGATGATCATATGAAGTTTTATGAAAAGGCAAACGGGCATCCAAGCCCATATGCATGCACGCATCTCCGACTGGCGGGGAATGTTAATACGATTAACATTGAAGCCTGCTCGTCCAAGCGTACCCCCGTGAGCGGCCGCCCTAATGCCTATATGGACACCGACTTTTACTTCCCGAATGAAACGTATTCAAATTTGGTGGCATTGACCGCATGGCTTCTAGATGAGTTTGGCATCCCGCTCCGCAATTTGATTATGCATCATCACATAAGCGGAAAGCTTTGCCCTGCAATGTGGTGCAACAACGACGGCGCCTTTGACGGCTGGCTTGCATTCAAGAATGATGTTGCAGCGATAGTAAATAAGCCTACCGTGGTGGAAGATTTGCCCGAGCCATCCGGAAGCGGCACAGAGTCCGGGACGGATGTGGCAGGCACGGTCCGGGTCAGCCGTGGAGATTCCATCTACATGAGCCCTGGCGGAATTGTGGTAGGATACTTTGACACCGACAAAACACTGAATTATACCTTTGCCCGCGATGGCTATTATTACACGGATGAAGGGTATGTGAAAGGAGAATAAATATGCAGCTGAATGAAGGCGTAACCTCGAAATTGACATTGGGCGGGCTCCTGAACAATTACAATAAATTATATGGATCTCAGGTTAATTGTACCGTCATTAAATCGGATGCGACAGAGGACAAGGAAAAAACCGCAAAGACGTTTACCGCAACGCTTCGCTCCGCAACCGGCGGGGTCCATCAAGTAATCATTAAGCTTGGGCGCGATCGCTCCGGCGCGTATACCCTTTCCAGCCCATGCAAGGTGGACTGTAATTGCCCCACCTATGTATTCCGTAACAATGAGCTGCTTCATCAAAACGGCGCCGCCTTGTATACGCGCTATACCAAGAAGCCTACCAAGACCGGGCGCGAGGCAAACCCGGAACATATTGTAACCTGCTGTAAGCACATTTATGGCTATATTTCATTCCTTATGCGCCGCGGGGATATGCATAGATGAGTTTTATCGGGAATATTTTAGGGGACGATACCCCGGATGATAAGTATATCGATGATCAGTCCATGCAGGAGGATCACCGCGATAACAAATTCGTAGGCCCTGTTATTGACACCGCATGCGCCGTCTATGATACGATGTTTGACGCGCTGAAGTATGTGATACGCGGCAAGGCAAATGTCCTTGAGAAAATGGGCGGGGTAGTTCGGCAGATTGAGGAGCGCTGCAAGAAGATCGCGGACAAGTATAAGGAAATACTTGGGCAAATGAATGATGCCGGTGCAAGCTTTGCGGCGGGGTTGAATCTTGATATAATGAAGACCGCATTTGACCTGCTGAATTCCAATCCTGTTCTTCGCCGTTATGCGGGGGAGGCCAATTATTGGGTCCTTTGGGATACCCTTGCCACAATGTCAACTCAAGGCGCATCGATTGGGGCGGATATTACGTCCAATCTCAAGGGGGCGATCAAGGGGACCATATATGCGTTAATTTCAATGACAGATGGCCTTATGCATTTCGAGTCATACATAACGCAGCTCACCCAATTTTGGGGATGGCTCTATGCGAAGGAAATTTGGCTCCCATTAACAGACAGCATTTGCCCTCAGGTAACGTGCGCTTATTATTACAAGCCGGTGGATAACGGGCAGCTCCCCGGAAGCGCGAACACCGGACTGGATAAGTATAATCCGGCTCCGGGCCCCGGCGCATTTGCCCCGATGCCTATTCCGGTTTTCGATTACGAGCATTATTCCATACAGGAAATTACTAGCCGCTTTAGCTATGATAATCCGGAGACGTGGGATGTGCTTACGTCGAAATCGCGTGCCGCATTCCAAAAGGCCTACAAATATTGGCGCAGCAATTACACAAATGAAACAAGCGTAAATGAATTATTATCCGCCGCATCCCGCAAATTGACCGGAGGAAAGTTTACTGCCGGATTCGGCAGGCGCAAGCACAATCATCCGCTCGGAACCCCACTACGCGTGGGGCATACTTTTTCCCAGCTCTATACCGGAAAGAATGAGAGCTACCCGATTGAAATAATGACGGATGCCTTGGCTTCCGCATATGCGGCGGTGGATGCCGCGTTGGCGGATCTTGAAAAGGATCTCGGGAATGCGGATGTTTGCGCCCGGCGCGATGACGCCATTACTGCAATGCTCGCCGAGAATGGCGAAGACAGTGCCCAATATGTAGGGAAGTGGTGGTCCGTCATTACCGGGCAGCAAGGCGCAACCCCGGATGTCATCGCCACCGCCGCCTGTTATGATGTTGTGGCTGAATTGGAATCGTTTGTTAAGTTTGGAAATGCGGTGGCTGCATTGACCGGCGCATATCGGGATGTTGTGGATCCATCCGCCCCGGATGTTATACCCGGTTTCAATGTAATCGGGGAGTCTTCCCCGCTAATTAAATATTTAAAGAATTTTTATGCGCAGGTGGCTACCGAATCTGAGTTGCCTGCCTTGACCGCCGTAATAGAAAAAGGGGAAACTACCCCGGAAATGTTTGGGCCGTATAGCGTATTTACGGCACGGCCTCTTGATGAAAACACATCCGCCGCATTCATGCTATATACCGGCGCCATAGATGCAATAAATGCAGCCGCCGGGGTTTTCTATACCGAGGCAAATAAGGTGTTGGCATCCGAAATTGACGTGGATGCGGAGGTGGGGCGCCGTATCGATGGCGGCCGCCAGCCGCTATTCGCAACCATCGGCGTTTACGGGAATCTTCTTAAAATGTGCCCATGGGATTATCGCGTTGTCGAGTACACTGATTTCATGGAAAAATATGCGCGTATCAAAGGATCATATCGCATTTATTATCGGAAGGATAATCCATCGAAGGTGGTGTTCGCCGACAATATAATCAGGGCGGGGTTCCTGAAATATATTGTAACATGCAATGCGGCCGCGTCCGAGACAATATCTCGCGGGTCCGAAAGCTATACCGTGCATATTTTCCCGAGCGAGACATGTACCGTTTCAATGGTTCCGGAATCGGCGCAGATGTTTGGCACTGAGATGCCTAGCTTCGCCAGCCTTCAGCGCGTGGATGCCGTGGATCCGGCGACCGGCACCCAATATAAGTATGATTTGACAGTAAATGTGATCCCGCGATGGCCCAAGCACGTTGACCCTGAAAAATGGTCCGTCATGGATTTAATCCATGAATTATGGCTGCTTGCAGATTCGTTAACCACATTATGCGGTGATGGCGGCAAGCGCCGTGCGGAACTAAATGACTTGCTGAATCAATTCGGCATTGTTGCCGATGGCCCCGGGAATGGCCCGCACTTTGTAGGACAGTTGCCTGAGAATGATGGCGAATCCGTCCGCATTGAATTCACCGCAATGAATGAGTTTGCCGGAAAATTAAAGGATGCAATCGATGCCGTATATAAGTTGCGCGAAGATTTAATAGCGGCAACTCAGGCATGGTAATCGGGGTCTTTCCCATAGATATAATGTATTTTTGTTGATATAAATCAATAGTTAGGATGTATTATGCCCGGAAATCAAACATCTCATATCCCTGGAAAACAGCTGGAACATCGCGGCACCTTCGCCTATCTCAAGGCGAATCTCGCCGTAAATGAAGGCGGCTGGTGCATTGATGATAATCTTCTCTATGTCAAGAATGCGGCGGGGAAATTGGTTCCCCATTCAAAGGTGGTCAAGATTTCGGTAGGGACCGCATATTCAACCATTGTACGCTATGCCTATGGCAACGCGGATTGTGCGGGCGGGGTCCTTCCTGTTATTGAAGGAACGGAAAATTCCGCGTATCGCTATTTATATCCTGAAAAGTTCGACCCGCAGGGCGCCTTCCGTTTTAGCGCCGTATGTAACGGCAAATATTATTGGGCGGAATGTTCATCCGCAAGTCAATGGACGACCGGTGAGCAGGCAGTAGACACTGCCTACGCGGTTTATGGCGTAACATCGTATGCAGATGTAATGGCAATGCTTGACGGCGGCACGGATACAACGGGCGCAAAAAGTAAAGAGATGCCGTTGGTTTGTGTGCTCAAGTATGATACGCCGATTCCGTATGCAGGGTCCGGAACGTATGCGCCATTGACTAGGGGAACCACCATGCCATTTACCGGCATAGATTCCGACGGCATTCATTTTGGGTGCTCCATTGCCCACAGTGCCGGGGGGACCATGCCGCCGCTTACCATATTCGTGGAGGCATTGCTCAATAGCCAAAGCGTGTGGAGCATAAAGCTTCGCAATTCTTTCCAAATCACTGGGATTGATTCGGGGAGCGGGGCTGCCGTCATGAACATTATGCCCGGCATGAGCACTACCGCGATTCTACAGCTTGATAATGCCACTGCGGCCAATTCCAAGGCGTACATGCTTCTTCCGATGACGACAGTATCGCAGGGATTGCCTCGCATAAGCAATATGATGTTTTTGGGTTTTGATACGTCCAGCGGAATGACCCCTGGCGTGAAGACCCTTATACGATTTGCCGGGACAACCTTTGCCGGGGTCAATTATCCGATACAGACTCCGATGATGAGTGTTTATACATCGAACACCTCGGCGGATGCCGGACTTAGCAGTATCGATATTAGCGTATATAAGGACGAAAGTGACCTGTTCGGCCTTTCCCTTAGAATCGGCACAGAATTTCTTGCCATTGCGGACCCCTATGATAGAACCAAGCAATATGCAGTAGGCGATTATTGTATCACAAGCGAGGGTCTGTATCGTTTGAAAACCCTATATGCCCCGCCGGCCAATTTCGATAGGTCCAAATGGGAAAAGAAGACTTTAATTGAATTAATAACAGATATAGCTTCCCACGCATTGCAGTCGGTGGCTACTGACACTACGTTGACGGGTGATGGCACGAGCGCACATCCGTTGAGCGTGGTTGGAGGCGGAGGTGGCGGCGGCACCACCTATACTGCCGGAAATGGCATAGACCTTACAAACGATGTGATTTCGGCAAAGCTTGGCCGCGGACTTGGATTTAATTCCCAAGGGCAAATGCAGACGCTCTTGTATGATGCAGGAGCGCTCACGGATGCAGCGACCATCGATGTTACCAACAACGCAACTCAGCAACTCACCAGCTCCCAAGCGGCACTTACTCTTAACGTAAATTGTGAAGGAACCGAAGTGCCGAACTTTGCGGTTGAAATCAGCGCGAGTGCCGCAATAACTCTCACGTTGACAAAGACAGTAAACAACGTTGCAACCACACTATACCCGTCGGAGGCGGGCGGCACATCTCTTGAAAGTGGCAAGTACTATCAGTTAACGTGCGTCGGAAACTGCTGGACACTGGCGGAGTTCACAAACCCGAATGCACAGCGCAGCATTGATACTCTGGATACCCGTAAAATAAGTGACTTGTCGGAAGGCTCGTCATCAGAAGGGGATGATGGAGAAGATATATTGCAGGAAGACCGCGGGAGTGACGAACGATGATACTTACACATGGCATCAATTCTCTCCGCCGCGAGCACCCTGTTTTCCTTTTGTTGAATAATATGGGCACCTTGTCGGGAGATGGGACTCGCCTCATTAGCGAGGTGGGCCCGGATTGCAGTATAACGGAAGGCTTTGTTCGTTCTACATCTAATAATATATCCGGACATTATTGCTATTGGATTAATAACTACGACCCGGATGTCCGACGAACTGTTAGGACACTACAAGCAGTGAAAGCTGGGAATAATCCCGTTCTTACTTTGGAAGCTTACTTATGTAGTGGCGGTATGCGATACTACAATAATGATTCCATCACCGAAGCAGGGTTTGTGACGTATAATGTAGAATATGAAATTTCTCCAAACATCTACCGATTACAGGTATACTGTCCTAGTGGCGCTTCTTATCAGTTATACAATGGAGCAACGCTACATGCTTCAGCGGGTTCTTATGTATATATTCAGAGCACTCGGTCCGTGTTCACTGACCCCAAAGGATGCCATTTTGCGGTGGTTATTGATTATGACGAGTTGAAGGCGTATGTTTTTGCTCACGGCGTGCTTAATGCGATAGCTACCTATAGTTCGCTAGCGAGTATGCCAAAATCGTTCACAGGTGTGTTTACTCAAGAAGCATATCCCGTTTATATTGGGAATAATTTCTTATCAATTAGGAAAGGTGACTACTCCAATAACCGCCAATCATTCACTGTGCCTACTGCCGTGTATTCTCCTACGCAACCTAAAGAGGTTTTCTTTGAGTTCCTGTCTAGCGTCGTGGCGCCCTAAACCGCCGCGCATTTGCAGAAAACAACTAAAAACGGCGTAACCTACGAATATTTCGATACCGGTTTATCCCAGGCGCTGTATTGGTTTGACGGACCAGTTAAGGAAGTGGAGTTTGACATTTACGTAAGCGATTACGTAAATGCGTGTGATTATGGAATTTGGGATGCGGCTCCTGTTAGAGCCCATTATAATTTTGACACGATAAGTTATTTGCCTTTGATTGCGAAATTTAGCACAACTGGATATGATAGCATTTCTTTCCCGGCGTATTCCGAACTTAACAATGCATATTACCAAAATCAGGCGGCGGGAAAGCCTACAGAATACTGCAAGTCAATACGAATTAATAGCGCGGCGCGCGTGTCCGCACCAAAACACTATAAGTATGAGGTTGTAGATAGTTACAGTATTAGAGTAACCGTTACATATACTGACTTATATCTCGCCTCTAAAACTAGCTCCGCATTACTTACTTATGCAGACCCCTTGAGCCTGAGATACATCCGCATGCAGTTGGAATCCGCCACCTATCGCAACGAGTTCTGCTTTAAAAATTTCCGCATTTTGTATAAGTGATGGAATGTATAGCCGAGCAGCTGCCGTCAAGCATGACTATGAAACCGCAATAAACATATAGTTTCGCAAAACCGTATATATGATTACCCGCTCATAAAATGCTACGGCTAATTTTCAAAAGGGTATCTATTATGGCAACGCAATTCAATTTAGACCGTCCGGAGATGTCCGAAGGCCCGGTCAATATCAATCCGGACCATTTCAAGGTCTTCAATCTTGTGGAAGATATCCGCAAGCAATCCTCGTGGTTCCAATATTATGGAAAGCTTGCCATTAATGCAAAGCGCGAGGCAGCCCAAGCAAAACTTCGCCTTAAACAAGCGACCGGCGAAAAAGAACTCGCCTTGCGTGACAAAGCAGACGAGAAGGGTAAGAAATATACCGAAAATCATATCAAGGCGCTCCTTGCGGTTGACAAGGACCTTATTGCCTTAGAAAACGAACTTATTGATGCCGAGGCAGTGGCAGGTCTTTTAGATACCGCCAAATGGGCGATGGATCACAAAAAGTCCATGATTGACGATGCTGTCCGCCTCGAGGTTTCCGGCGGCTTCAACGGCAACTTCACCAATGCGCTCGCCGACGAGGCGCGTCTTAGTATCCGCAAAAAAGTATAATCACCTAAACATAAACCGGGCAATGCCCATCAACAAAAAGGAAAAATCAATATGCCTTACAATCCGCAAACAATGAACCTCAACACCGCACAGGCAAATGCCGCCGCATCCAAGGACAGCTTCGGCGCATCCGGTCCTACCATCATTGATATCCCCGCCGGCGTCAAGCTCTTCAACCTTAAAAAGGAAATGATTGGTCAGGACGTTTACCTCAACGTCATTCCGTGGGGCATTGAAACCGACAAGCACATGGGTGTCCATAACGGTACGGCACAGATCGGCCAGGGCGAAATCTTCGCCGAAATGTGGACCCACCGTGTTGAAGGCGTTGTCAAGGGCAATTCCCTTTGCCTTCAGCGTATGTATGGCCAGCGCTGCCCGTTCTGCGAGGCATCCAAGAACTCCGGCGCAGGCGAAGCCAAGGCATCCCACCGCATGGCACTTTGGGTTCAGCATGTAGATGCGCAGGGCAATCCGATCGGTGGCGACCCGACTCCGAAGCTTTTCATTACGAGCTACGCAACGTTTGGCAAGGAATTAATCGATTCCGCCGAAGTGCAGGGACGCCGCCTCGGCCTCCCCGGCCCTATTCCGTATGCAGACCCGTCCATCAACGGCAAAATTGTGACCTTCCGTGTTGAAAACAAGAGTGGTGGCGGTTTTGATTTCCTCAACTGCGTCCAGTTCGGTTTCATCCCGCGCCGCGCCCCGATTGCACAGAACATCCTTGAAACCATTCCGGCCATCGACAAGTTCCTGCATATTCCGACCGACAAGGAAATCGCCGAAGCGCTTTACGGCTCGGACACCACCGCTGCCGCACCGGCCGCCCCTGCCTATCCGCCGGCCGCTTCCGCTACCCCGAATTATGGCGCAGCCGCTCCGGCGCAGGGTTACGGGCAGGGGGCGTTTCAGCAGGGCGCTCCTGCTACCCCGAACTACGGCGCACCCGCTGGTCAAGCTCCGGGTTATGGCGCACCGGGCACTGCCGCACCGGCTGCTCCGACGGGCGCTCCCGCTTATGATCCCGCCGCAACCGGCTATCCGGAACCGACTTTCTAATTGATATCGGTAAAGGCTACGGCCGAAGGCCGCCTGTATATTGGGCGGCCTTCTTATTCTTAACCGGACAAAAACAATGAATGAATCGCTAATTCAGCTAAGGAATTTTTTTATGGCTAAAGAAATTGCAAAGCCCACGCCATACATGAGCATGGGTTCCGATCTCCTTGACCTGCTTGTCGGCGGAGCCAAGGGCGTGATGGGCTTGCCTTACGGGGCAATATTAGGTATTGCGGGGGACAAATCTAGCGGAAAGGCGCAGCCGCTGTATTCAAAAGTGCTTACTCCATCCGGATGGAAAACCATGGGGGACATGCAGGTCGGCACGGAAGTGTGCACGCCGTTCCGTGGCGAGACCGCAAAGGTCCTTGCAGTATTCCCGCAAGGCAAGCGTGACACATACCGCTTCCACTTCAACGATGGGACCGCCGTGGATTCGGCGGACAACCACTATTGGGTTATGCAATCGCCGAATCAATACTCATCCGCACATAAATCGGCGCTTGGGCGTGCACGCGGCCATTTCCTTGTAACCACAAAGGAACTCGCCGAACTCTATAAGGATGGCGCCCCGGCGTCCGCCGATGTGATGGCATTGCCGCCGGTTGAACCTATTGAATACGCCGAATCCAAATCCAAGGGAAAGATTCCGCCTTACCTGATGGGTCTTTTCCTTTCGGAAGGCGGGCTTACTTCCCGCACCCCGATTATTGCAAATCCGGAACCGGACATTATTGAAAAGGCCACCAAAGATGCTGCAAAAATTGGAATGGAACTCCATCAAAAAGAGGGGCATGGCGGCATGGAATACTCCGTGGTTCTTGGTAAAAATGAACAGGGCCGCTCGTGGCTTCCCGAATATATCTGCGAATTGGGTCTTGATTGCAAAAGCACGGAGAAACACATACCTGAAATCTATTTGCGTGCCTCCGTGGAAGATCGCATTGCGCTTCTTCATGGCCTTTTTGACGGGGATGGGTGGATTTCCAAGAATGGAGCTGCCATATATTCGACATCGTCAAAGGCCTTGGCGGCTGACGTTGCGGAACTCGCCCGCAGTCTTGGAATGCGTGCCACGGTATCCGCCCCGCATACCCCGTTCTACCTGAGGGAAGGCAAGCGTCAATACTGCGCCGACCATTATCGCATTTATATGGTCGGCGGAGATATACTTCCATTCTCGTCCGAAAAGCACATGGCAAATTGGGCGGAACGTTCTTCTCGAAAGGTATATACCAAGCAACGCCGTGTGCTCCAGTCCGTTGAATATCTCGGAAAGATTGAATGTCAGTGCATATATCTCGATCACCCCAAGCATCTGTATATCACGGACAATTTCATTCCGACACATAACACCTTCATTAAGAATGAAATTCTCGCGGCGGCATACCATAAACACCAAGGTGACCCCAAGAAATTCGCGTGGTTCTCCGATGACTGCGAAAGCGGCGATACCTTCAATACAGGCGCCCTTTACAATGTGGACCTCCGCCCCGTGGACGCAGAAGGCAAACTTCCTATTGGAAAAAAGCGCGTCTATGACTCCACAACCCTTGAAGAGATGGATGCGCATGTATCGCTGTTCCTTGAACACATGAACACCTTGCCGGACGAAGCGGTTGGCATCTATGCGATTGACTCCCTTGATGGTTTGAGCGATGCCGCCAAGGAGTCCATGGAAGGCGCAAGGCTTGGGCAGCTAAAGACCGGATATGATGTGAAGGACAAAGGGGATTACGGCATGCAGGGACCGAAGTTCCTCAGTCAGCAGTTCTTCCGCACCAAGCATCAAAAGCTCGAAGATGCGCACACCTCGCTTATCATTATCTCGCAGATACGCGATAAGATAGATTCCATGGGATATGGGCAGAAATGGGACGTGAGTTGCGGCAAGGCGTTGGAATTCTATTGCCACACCCGCTTATTCCTGCAAACCATCCGTAAGATCGAAAAGGACGGCCTTGTTATCGGCGCCTATGTCAAGGCCACCACCTTCAAGTCCAAGACGCCGCGTCCTTACCGCACGGTTTACTACACCGTGTATTTCAACTACGGCATTGACAATATCGGGAGCAACCTTGACTACCTCTTCAACCTCCGCGAAAAGGACGGCAAGCTCAAGCCATGCGCCAACGCAATTAAGTGGGAAGAAGGGCAGGACCTCGACGTGAAGGCGATGAAGGACTGGATGAACGAAATGGGCTGCACCGCCGAATGTCGTGCCGATCGCAAGAAGAAAGAAGACAATACCAACATTTCGATGGATTGGGCGAAGGGCTGGATCGCGCAGCGCCCGGAATTGCTGGCAAAGTTCGAGGAACGCTTCGGCAAGCAGTATACCCGTGAAGAGCTCATCAACCTGTGCGAGGCGAATCCGGATATGGCTCAGGAGCTTACCCGCCGCGTCATTGCGAAGTGGGAAGCGCTTGAAGATTCTGTCCTGCTGAATCGCCCGAGCAAGTATGGTCCGCGCCCGGCAGCCCCCGTTTCTCCGGTGGTCCCGCCGCCAGCGCCTGCTGCGCCTGCACCCGTGGCTGAAGAAGCCACGGAACAGCCTGCTGATGTGGAACCTGAAAAGCCCGCGGATGACGAACCCCTCCTCGCTTAAATGGCAAATGCGCGCGCATAATTGCGCATATAACCGCATATTTATAATAAGGCGCCTAAATACCCTGGCGCCTTTCTTTTTGCCTTAAATGCGCCCTTTTGCGCAAAAACGCGCCAGCCCTTAAAAAGCGAGAAATTTTCACAAAACGGGGTGTCTTTTTCAAACAATGGAGCTATATTATAGACATAAGGGTGCAGGTAGCGCCTCAATCAAGGAAAGAAATTATGGCAACTGTTTATCGCTTTAAGACCAAAAAGGGCGCGGTCGCTTTCTTCGAAAAAAAGATCGCCACTGACGACAAGTGGGTTATCGGGGCACTTCAAACGCTCACCAATTATCAAACGGATGAAGAAAAGGCCACGCGTACAACGATCAACCACAACAATGTAGGGTTCCAGCCGCGTCACGCCAACTTCTGCACCACGGTAGCCAGTTACCCTCGTCTTTATCCTACCACAATGGTAAAACTCCGCGCCATTCTCCCGCACTACTGCGGCCAGCTGGTCGAGCACTGCCGTGAAAAAGGCACCGTCATCATTGAACGTAAAACCCGTTCGGACAAGGAGGCATAATATGTTCGATAGAAAAACAATCCGCCAGCACCACGACGCCCTCAACGCAATCATGAAAAAATATTGCGAAGAACATGGCCTTGTGTTTGTGCCGAAGTCCCTTTCCTATTCAAACACCTCATTCGATTATAAGTTCGAGGCCAAGGAAAAGGCAGAAAATGGATACGCCGAATTGAGCGAACTTGACCGTATGGTTATTCTTGGTCATATCGCCGCCGCCCCGGAAGAGGTTAAAAATAGCGACACTGTCATCGGCCATTCCGTTTACGCGCTTAACGGCCGTGTGCTCAAGCTGGTTGGCTTCAATCGCAAGGCGAAGTATTGCTGGACAGTTGAAGTCAATGGCCAACTCAAGCGCTGCGCCAACGATGCAATTAACTGGGCACGCGGCTTCGCCGCATAAGGAGATTTTATTATGGCTGAAAAACCAAGCTGTGGCGATATCGCCAACTTTGTCATGGCGCTCGAAAGTATGGGGTATGTGCCCGATCGCGACAAGCATAATCTTGAAAAGATTGGCGCCTACTTCACATTCAACGTGGGCATTTGCCGCACCGTTAAGGGCGACTTCAAGCATCTCGATTGCCGCCTCATCCTTAATTTCGTGAATTATGATTGCCGTGCGCTCCCGCGCGTGATTGAATTCAAGCAATGCAAGACACTTTCGGTGGAATATGTCCGTGCTTGCGCAGAGTGCGTTCAGTCCATCGGCACTATGGTTAACGCGCTGTTCAACTCCATCACGAATCAGGCATCGCTGGTCAATCCCAAGGAAATTCTCAAAAAGGAAACCGAATCTAAAAAGGAGGGCGCATAGCATGCACCCGGTAGCTATCATTCCGAAAATCTGTACGGACGGATCCCTCTACGAACTGCCCATTGTCGCTTTTATCGCCGACATGATCGCGCGAATGTCCGACAGCGCGTTCTCTCCGGAAAACTTTCGCATTTCGAAGGACGGCACGCGAGCAACGCTATCGCAACCACGCCCCGTATGATACCGGGGATTTCACCACTGGCATTGGAGTAGGACATGTCGACAGTTAAGAAGGATTACTATGAAACCAAGTTGGCCCACAGAGCCGCCGGGATCGCCGAGTCGCTTGGAATGAAAATGGTGCGCACGTATTGGGGCGTACACCGCAATACAAACGAGGACGTATATTGCATCACATATGAGATGACGACCGCCCCTGAAGTTTTGAAGAAGGCGGAGCATTTCATGAGGCAGGCGTTCCGCCGGGCGAAGGTGCATTTGGGGACCTATTGCCAAAAACAGGGCGATCCTAATTATCCATGTATCTATTTTGTCATGCGGCCGCTACGCCACAAGAAACGCGCATAGACGGCGGTTTAAGGCAATAAAAATTTAGGCAGGTAAATATACCTGCCTTTTAATTATTCGCCGTTATATGCGCAGTAATCGCGCATTATTTCGGAATCCAAAGGGTTGTGACCTTTCCAATGTTGTAGCGGCACCAGTCGCCTTCCTTCGGCTCCCCATACCATGAATCATCGATGCTAACCGCAGTTTCGACAAGCCATGACTTGAATCCGCTATATCGTGCCTGATCCCGGAGGAATACTCGGAGGAATCTGTTGGTATCATGAAAATTAAGACTGCCGCCGTATGCTAGGAGGTCATGGAACAGCCACGCTGCGCGTTCATCCTCATTGCCAAGATTAGGTATGAAGAAGTCTATGAGCGGGGATCCGCTTCGGCCATCAAACATGAATCCTGCCTCGGATCTTGCGAGCAGGCGTCCGGTGTCGCATTCCGCGATCATATAAATGGGGTGTTCAAGCAAATATCTGCGCTTTGCGCTTTTGCTTTCGATTAAATTGTTAAGGTCCTCCCGGCCTTTATCATAGTCGGGGCCCCGTACGAATGAATAGGAGTAGACTGCATTCATGACTATACCTCATCGGGTTCCTTCTTTTCTTTTCGATCGCTGCGGTCCTTCAATACCGCAATATTCGTAGCCATTGCATTAATCTTCTCATATATCTTGCCGAGCTCGTCCTTGAAATCATTCTTGATGGACGTGTCCGCGGACTCAAGCTTTTCAAGCCTTGCGGTGACCTTTGACAGGGCATCGTCCAATCGTGTGGCAACCGCATCGGCAAGTGCGCTTGTTTCGGAAGAGATCTTATTCTCAAGTGCCGCCTTCTCGGCCTCTAGGCGTTCCGTAAGTGCTTTCTTTTCCGCCTCAAGCCGGTCGACCCTTTTTATTAAATCACGGATGATAAAAATCAAAATAACCGCAACTACCACGGCAGGCCAGCCAAGAAGTTTTCCGAAGTCGGCCAAATATGGGATAAGTTCCATTCCATCTCCTTTTTCATAAATATAACCAATTTATATTCGAATCCCAACGCATAATTCCTTGTTTATAGCCAAAATCCATACAATGCGATTCCGCCGTATATTAATGCGAGGTATTATGCAATGGGATTTTTTAATCTAGGTATCGCGCCTGAAAAACAGGACACCAAAAAGAAACAAGCCAATCTTCCCGCACAAGCAAATGGAATCAAGTCCAGCCCCGTTGTCGGAAATATGTCCGGCGGCATTCTATTTGTCGGCGACTATCCGCTTTCGGAAAAATACACGGTCAACTTGCCAAAGCCGTGGGAGCGCCAAATCGCCGGCCCTTCTATTATAGAGGATGGCAACCGCCCGCTCCAGTCTCCCCGCTTCAAGGATTTGTGGGAGGCGTTCCGCGAAATCGGCATGGACGCTTCCGATGTGCTGGACCAATTCGCATTTGTGAATGCAATCCCATGGAAAACGTCCGGGACCTTATTGGACACCAAAACCGCCGCCATGGGGCAGCCATTTCTTGCGGAAGTGATCGCAAAGTATAAGCCGAAGGTGATAGTCCCGGTAGGCATCATTGCCACATGGTGCGTGATCGGACCAAGATTGTCCGGGCGTATCTCGAACGTGAAGGCGGACGATTTCTTCGGCAAGACCATCCCGGATCGTTACTATAATGCATGGATATGCCCGACTTGGGGCTGCCCATATATGCAGGCGATGCGACGCAAGGCGGAAGAGGACAATGCCTACTACAAGCAACGCCTCGCCCACATTGAAAAGGCGTTGGGACTTGTCAATAAGCCTTTCCCCGAAATTCCGAATGACCTGCGTACCACGGTTAATCCGGACGAGGCTGCATCTTGGATACGGGCAGCCATTCAGGAAGCGCTCCAATATGACCCGCATCCATCCATGGCAATAGACTACGAAACCACCGGCATCAAGCCGCATCGCCCCGAGCAGCGTATTGTCGCCGGTTCCCTTGCTTGGCGAGCAAATGGCAAATATCGCGGCATCGGATTCAAATGGGATGCGGACAATGAAAATCTTATAAACGCGTGGCATGAACTTTTCAAGCCCGGCTCCCCGGTTGGACTGGTTGCCCATAAGGCGGACTTCGAAACATGCTGGACCCATTTCAAGGCGGGTCTTCATGGAAGCATTACGGATTGGCCGCTGAATTGGGATTGGGACACCTGCATCGGCGCCCATGTTCTCAACAACAACCAAAAGGTCGGGTTGAAGTTCCACACTTATACAGAACTCGGCATTATCGGCTATGATACCGAGGCGGATCCTTACATGGCGCAATGCATGCCGGGCGAGGACAACGAATCGTGCTATGCGCTGAATAGGCTTGCGGATGATAAGCGCGTGCCGTGGTTCCAAATAGCGAATTACTGCGGGCAGGACTCGTTATACACGTTGCCCATCCGAGATATTCAAGAAAAGCAAATGGTAGGCAGGGAACGCGAGTTCTTTAACTTCTTCATGCGCGGGATGGTGACACTCTCCAAGGTTCAAAGCGGCGGCCTGCCAATGGACAAGAATCAGGTTGCCGTTGCGAAAGCTGAAGTGGAGGCCAAGAGACAGGAGGCGCAGGATGCCATCCTCAACTCGGACGATGCCAAAAGGTATATGCAGCGCTACGCCGCAATACTCAACCCGAACTCTCCCGCCGACCTCAAGAAACTATTTATAATGAACGGGACCATTTCCGAAAAGGATGCCGAAGGAAAATCCCTGGACGTTGAATATCTTGAATCATTGAATACCCCGCTTGCCGAAAACATTCTTCAAATGCGCAAGTATGCGAAGATTGGGAAGACCTTTATTAAGGGCTACGATCGCGAGGCAATGTATGATAAGCCTACCGAAAGCTACCTGATACGCCCCTTCTTTAACTTGTCCACCGGTTCCGGCGGCGAAAGCGGCGGCCCCCGCACATATAGAAGCTCGGCGGATTCCCCGAACTTCCAAAACATTCCGAAGCGCGACAAGACTATGAAGCATATTCTGCGCTCCTTGTTCATTGCCCCGCCGGGATGGAAGTATATGGAAGCGGACTACAAATCGCTTGAAGTTATGGTGTCCGCCAGCTACCATCATGACCCGAGCATGCTTAAATATTTGCAGGACCCCAGTTCCGACATGCATCGCGATACCGCCGCGGACATGTATATGCGCCGGCCGGAGGATGTGACGAAATTGGAGCGCCAATCGATCAAGACCGGCTATGTGTTCTCCAGCTTTTACGGCGCAAGCTATAAGCATTGTGCGGAGCGCATGTGGGCGAAAATGCCGGATACCGCGAAGGAGAATTTGGCGGCGCATGGCATCACCAACTACCCGCAATTCCTTGACCATGTCAAGACGGCAGACTCGATCTTTTGGAATGAGCGCTTCAAGGTCTACAACGAATGGCGCAACGCGGAATGGGAGCGCTATCAAAAGAATGGATATGTGGAAGGATATATGGGATGCCGATGCTACGGCCCCATGTCATTCACCGAATGCGCCAACCGCTGTATTCAGGGATCCGGTTTCCACACGCTATTGCAGGCGTTAGGCGATGACCTTGATGATTTTGAAAGGCTTGGCTTGCAGAGCCGTATTATCGGACAGATTCATGACGCCATTGTCCTGCTGGTCAAGACCGAGGAGCAGGAACTGGTCGAGGATATTCTGTATAAGAATGGAGTTGTCAAGGTTATGCACAACTTCAAGTGGATTGCGGTTCCCCTTGTCATTGAAGCAGAGGTGTCCGAGGATGGGGGATGCTGGGCCGAGATGGGAGGGGAACACGCATTGGGCTTCTCCGCGAATGCGGCAACAAACGGCTGCTTGGCGCCCGGTGAAGAAAATTGGCTGGAAATTGACAAACACATATGCGATGAAGTTCGCATGAGGCAATAATGGGAAGACTAAAAAGATTCAAGCCGATACGCATTTTCTCCACATGCGGCGGCGTGTTTCTTTTTCGGACTCTATCATACAATCCAAGACGGCGTAATTCGGCGTAATAGGCATTTGCGAACAAACCGTATCCAGCCAGGGCGCCGTATATTGTATTCGCTTTTCTATATGATTTTGATTGGCGTATAACCTGCTTCCGCTACATCTTTTTCATCTAACAAATAGCCATTGGTTTAAGGACTAAAAAAGGGTATATTTATGGACATGACACCTATAGAACTTTGGAAATTCCACGACATTCATTTTGATCCGGTTCCGCATAAGTACACGGACAGTAAGGGAACACCTTTTACTTCCGTCACTTCTTGGGTGCATGAATTTAGCCCGCCTCAGGACTGGGATGAAATTGCCAAGAAGTCCGCTGCAAAGAACGGATGCACACCGGAAGAATTGAGGGCTAAGTGGAAACGCGCCGGGGATTATTCGTGCGATCTCGGTACGGAAGTGCATGCCTACATGGAAAATCTTATGCAGCATAAGCGCTATGTACCACATTTTGATATGGCGAAGTGGCCGGAGATGCCTGCCGATTATGATTCCCGCATACCAGCATGCAACGCGGCCTACCAAATGATTACGCAGACCTATATTCCGGTCCAAGAAGAATTAATCGTACATAATTCCGATTGGGGCTTGTGCGGAACGATTGACCTTCTCGCCTACAATACCAAGACAGGGCAGTATGCTATCCTTGACTACAAGACGAACAAGGAAATCAAGAAGGACAATCCGTGGCAACGCATGATGCCGCCGTTCTCCGATTTCCCCGATGCCAACTACTACCACTACAGTTTGCAGCTATCCACCTACAAGGCGATCGTTGAAAAGAAAACGAACCTCCGCATTGGCGATTTGATGCTCATGCATATTACGGCGAAAGGCCCGGTGATGATTCCGTGCATCGACTTGTCCGCCCGTGCGTTGGAATTGCTGGAAACGAATCCGCCGATTAAAAAGAAATTATTCAAGGATATTCAATCAGCGAGGATCACCGATGGCGATCAGGCGCGATAGTGTAAACCGTATTCGAAAGCTAATCAGGTTGCCAATTACGGTTGGCAGCCTGATTGCCAAGGGGGCAATTATCACCTTGGTTAATGTCAAGGAGCGCGATATTTTCCCGAATAGCATGGTGGGTCCGCCGGTGGTCAAGGACCCGATGGCCGGATTTAATCAGCCGGACGGCGATGGATATGGCGATGCCATATTTGACCCGAATATATGGACATCCGGAGATCCGATATTTGATCCGAACACGGAGGATACGCCGTGATTACTTTTATATTTATAGGCGTCATTATATTTGCCGGACGTACTTTTTTTAATGTAAACGACTGGGGCAACTCTCCGATTAAATGACATGCCATGTCCGCACGGACGTATATTGGATATATGTTCAATATGCGAAAACCGTTATTTTTGCAGGCCCAAGCCATACCGGATCCGATAGTGATACCGGGCATGAAGTATACATTTGACTTGGACAAGCTACGTATCAACCTCGAATGGCATATCGCCGATCAGGCGGCATGGCGACAGGTCCTTGACACCATCAAGAACATTCCGGGGCGACGTTACAGTTCCTCCACAAAGAAGTGGTCCGTTCCAAATACAAAGGAGATGAGGGATTGGTGCCGTGCCTCGGGCTGGCAAATACCTGAACCCGAAATTGTGAACCGCCCGCCTCCTCCCTATATCAAGGAGCGCGTGCTCCCCGGTCTCTACCCATATCAAGAAGACTTTTTGAAATTCTCCCTGACCCGCCCGCGCCTTGCCTTGTTTGATGAACAGGGCTGCATCGCCGGGGGCATGATTGTTGGCGTAAATCGGCATAAATTGGGCAAGCAAATGACCCTCGCCCAATTTTACAAAAAATTCCATAGCAAGGATCATCGCCGCATCTATTCACATGAAGAACGCCCATGGTTCATCCGCTGTATCCATGACGATGGCGTGTTTCGCCTTGGGCAAGTTATCGATGTAATTGAGTCCGGAGTTAAAGAGTGCGTGACTGTTACATTTGATGACGGGCGTAAGTTGACACTCACGCCCGATCACTTGATGAAAACAGAAAGTGGTTGGGTTGCGGCCGCGAAATCACTTAATGCGGCGATTGTATGCAATGGAACTTCCGGATGTAAAAAATGTGGAGCATCTACCGGGGTTATTACCAATCGCCGTGCTAAATTTTATGGGTACTGCCGTAAATGTATGTATGAATCACGCAATGTGTATGAGCATGAAGGCATGCACGAAATATTGCGCAAGGATGGATATATTTATTTGTCCGGAAGTTTCCTGCGCGATTATAAAGGTGGATGCCGCCTAGCAAGCGGGGAGGTGCCAAAGCATCGTTATATAATGGAGCAGCATCTCGGGCGCCCGCTGCTGCCGTATGAGGTGGTTCATCATATTGATGGAAATCGGCAAAATAATGATATTTCGAATTTAATGCTATTGGATGACCAGGCGGCGCACGCCGCATTTCACGGCGCCACCGCATATCGGCATTTCAAGTTTGTGAATCCCTCGATCCATCGGGTGATTTCAATCGAGCCCGCCGGAAAACAAATGACCTATGATGTAAAGGTTCTCAATCATGGCAATTTCTTGGCAAATGGCGTGGTCGTACATAATTGCGGCAAAACCGTTCAGGCACTTTCATGGATTCGGTATCATGGAATCCTTCCCGTATTAATAGTGGCGACCGCGTCTACGAAAAATCAATGGGCGGGAAATTATAAGTCGTGGTTGCACCGGGATGATATTGAGGTCCTTTCCGGCGAGCGCCCTTATCAACTCGAACCGGGCAAATCCTATATAATTAACTGGGATATTCTTTATAAGTGGGAGCGTTCCCCGCTACGGGGCAATTTGCATACCCATGGCTTCAAGGCAATAGTGTGCGATGAGGTGCAGGCGATCGGAAACCGTACCTCCCAAAGAACCAAAGCGTTTTTGCGCTTGGCGCAAAAAATACCGTGCCTGCTTGCAATGTCGGGAACCCCTGCTAGAAGCCGCCCCGTTCAGTTATGGCCAGTCCTTCATGCGATAGATCCAGCGACATTCCCGAACTTCTATGCGTATGCGAATCGCTATTGTAATCCGAAAGTCGGCCCGTATGGCACTGAGTATAAAGGCATCTCCAATGGTGAAGAACTTCATGCGCTTCTCTCAACGCGTGCTCTTCGTCGAACCAAGGCCGAGGTGATGACATTTCTCCCGCCTAAGATTATTACGACAGTGCCATGTGACGTTGATAAAGGCAAGATGGAAGCATACCGCGAGCAGGCGAAGAAGGCACGAGAGGCAAGCGAATTTGAAAAGTCCGCCGCCATCGCCGGGCTATTCCGCTCCGCCTATGATTTGAAGGCGGACGCCTGTAAGCAATGGATTATGGACTTTTTGTCCACCGATGAAAAGCTCCTTGTCTTTGCTTGGCATCATGCGGTGGTCGATGACATTGCCGGGTTCCTGAAAGATAAGGGAATCGGCGCGCATGTGTTGACTGGCGAAACTAGCGGGGCGCAGCGCGACAAAATCAAGGAATCATTCATCAACGACCCCAACATCCGCGTGATTGTGGCGAACATTCAATCGGCGGGCGTTGGCATTGACGGCTTGCAGAAGGCTTGTTCGAACTGCGTCTTTGTTGAGTTCACTGCGGCGCCTACGGACCACTGGCAGGCTGAAGACCGCTTGCATCGTGGCGGGCAGGAAGTTCCGGTCAATGTCTATTATCTTGTGGCGCCTAGAACGATTGACGTGACTATGGCCTACCAGCTTGATTCAAAGGCGGTTGCCTTGGCATCGGCGTTGGATGGCACGGACTCCCACATCGTGAAAATTTCGGACATGATCAAGAAAAAGAAATAGCCGATTAACCGTGGCGTATTTGGCAAATAACCAGCAAATAAAAGGCAAATAAAACAAAGGCGGGTAAATGCCCGCCTTTAACTTTTATCGCCTTAAACGCGCGTTATTCGCCGGATATGCCGGGATGCTCCACGGTCAATGTCCCGAATGTAAAACCAAGCTGTACCTGAAACTTGTTATCCCCAATCGGGGATACTACTTGGATTGAAACGATTTCATCCGGGCGCACTACCATAGATGAAATGAGGTTTTCTCGTATGGCGCCTTCAAGCGCTGCCCGCCCATTCGAATCTGTATAATCGCCAATGGCATATTGAATGTTAGGCACCGGAGGATCCGTGTATCCCATATCGCCGAATGAAAGAATGGCAGCCTTCACCATTTGAAGACGCTCCTTTGTCCCTGTCAGCAGGAACTCATTATTGCCATTGAAATCGTGATTGAAATCCACAATATACTCCTTATAATTGAAATATACCTTAATCGCCCCGGTGTTGGCGCCGTAATGGCTTTAATGTATTTTTAGGCAAAGGACAGGGGCATGCGGTGCCCTTGGCGTATATATAGGCATGAGATACATTGCAAAAAGCACATTTGATATGCCGCATAACGACGGCATTAAGGCCCAGGTTGAACGCCTTGACCAAGTAATATTCAGCACTAGTTTTTTTGGCGAATCGGATGCCCGGATATTCATCAATTCCGATACCCCCGAAGAAGTATCCGGTGTTGTGATTTCCATTGATGACCCATGGATCCGCGGGAAGCTTTGTGTCACATCCGATGCCGGAGCGACTGTGACGGATGAGGATGTGCTTTTGTGGTGTGAACGTGTCGGCGATATCATTCGCTGGTACCGTGTCACCTATCATTATTAAGGGCACCCGCTATGGATATTCAAACAAAACAACTCAATGCGGCGATTCGAGCTATCCGTAAAGAATGTCTAAACGCGTATGAGAAATCGGCGAATAAATGCCTTGCGCTGTTCCCCGAGGCGGAACGCAGCGCCCCGCAGGCACGCATGGTCCTGAATCTTTTGGCGACGCAGGCGCATGAATCTTTGGATTTAATCCTACGTCAATTTGCAGTTGCGCTCGACCAATCCATTGGGGATGCATGGCTGCATGCGGCCGAATCGGAAATTTCCCAAACTATCGATGAATTTGAGAGGACCCCGGTATGACATGGATGATTCTTTCAATTTTCCTTTTCATTATATGCGTATATCTTACAATCCGTGTATTCCGGCTTCGTAAGGCATTACGCGCCATTCTTATGCAGCTCGATAACCTTAAACGAAAAATACCAGTTTTAAAACCGTAGGCTATTCATGAATCGTATTATCTCAATTTCCGGTGCCCAGGGCGTAGGCAAGACCTCAATTATTACGGCTATCTTTGCGGACGGCGGAACGG